GTTCAGCTCGGCTCTCTTCGTGGGTCAGTAGATATAATATTGAATAACCAGACTTAATATAAGATGATAAATTTACCATATTGTAACCTTTATTTCAAATTATTTTTATTAGTCTAATATAAATAATATATAAGTAAAAGTAAATTATATAAAAAAATTAAAAAGAGAAAAAGAAAGCCAAAAACGAAAGAAATTTATTTTTATTACTTATTATCGGTTCTGATCATTCTTACATCTTCTGTTATCAATGTTCTGTAATCTTCACAAATCAATATTTTAATAATACCTCTATTTCTTCAATTTCTTTTTCAATACTTTTATAAGTAGCTGGGGTTTCATTTCTATCACATTGCAGTAAAAATTTCTTTTTATAGTCACGTAAGAATATTAGTCCCTGGATTATATACCTATTTCCGCCAGTTACCATTCCGTTAGGGATAACTTTTGTCTGCACCTGATTGCTAATTTTGTCAATCAGTTCAAAAGGGCTATCTAAGTTTTTTATTGGTAAATCTACTTCATAGCTATCAATAAAAATTTGCTTTAGTTGTTCTAATTCTTCTGTCATTATTTTCTCCAAATAAATTTTTTAAATATCTTCCACAACAGGTAAAGCGTTGTGCAATAGTTTTCCAATCACTTATTAGGAAAAATTGCTCTCAGATTTTAAGTTTTGATATCGACAATCGGCTTGCATTGTTTATAAACCAATTCCACAATGTTTCAGTAGCTTTGTCTCCATCCATCATCCATTCGTGGTTATCTACCCAACCAAATTCATCAGAAAATATTATCTTTCTAAGTTCTTCTTTCAAGTTGCCGCTTGCTGGTATAACTGACGGTTCAATTTGACCGTTAATATCTTCGTTTCTAATCAAAGAATAATCGAATTGATTATTTAAAATCCATTCTATGGCTTGGTCTCCACTCATATTTGTTAAATCTGTTAAAGGTTTTGATTCCATTTGTTTACCTTATTAATTCTTTTTGTAATCTGGTTCAGCTATTTCATATAAAATTATTAAATTGACGGTGGCAAGTTAAGCTGTATCACGTTATGCAGAAAAATTGCTTTTAATGTTTTGCATAGCTTCGTTGGCTTTTTTAATATCGTTTTCTATAAACATAAATTTTTTATCTATTATGTTATTTATTTCTTCTTTTAATTTATCTTTGCCAATAACCATAAATGTAGTAACCGTTCTAAGGTAGTCATCTGTTTCCGCAATTTTCTGCATAACTTGGGCTTCAACGGGCAAGTTTATAATTTTACTTAGGATAGCTTGTTGGATAGTAAGTCCGCCGTTTGCAATCCCAACTTGCGGTTCAAGCTGACTGCTGATATGTTTGGCATAATCACTCATAAGAGATAAACATTCTTCTGTAAGAACTTGTGGTCTTGTTTCTATATTCCATAACATACTTTTTTGCTTCTTCTTTAGTGACATTCTTCTCATCCCAATCAAGATAAATTGTCTCCACATTACATTCATCTATCATTTGACAAATAATTTCTTTTTGTTCCAGCGTATCGTGTTTTGTCATAGCAGATTTGTATTTTTTAAGCAACTCTACCACTTTGGGTGTGTGCAAGTCCCATGCTTTTAACGTCCCCCATTTTAGGATAATAGTATCGTGTTGTTTTGTATTTTCTTCCATTTACAAATTCTCCTTTCTAAGTATCGCTTAATTATACATAATTTTTAACTTTAATTAATATTTCATTTATCTGACACTATCCGTTAATTCTTCTTTGTCTGGTATAATAATTATTCATTATTCTTTTTTTATTTTTATAATTTATAAAATTTTGGTTTACTCTTATATACGATTCTTCATCTGTAATGATTTCATTAATTATTTCTGACCTGATATTTATATATATTCCAAAATACAATGATTCTAAGCCTTCAATCATTTCATTAATTTCTTTACCCTCTTCTTTCCAAGGATAGGTTTTATTGTTTCTGACCGTAGCAAACAAGATTTTTTTAAGAAACAACTTATAATAATTCTCGTTATTAAGCGATTTCATAATTATAAAATAAATATTTATTAATAAACAAACAATTTAGTTTTTGGTATAATAATATCATGACAATACAACATTTTATACATAACTTTTTAATAACTCTAAGATTTAAATAATAATATTCTAATTTTTTAACTTTATTTAACTGTTTTAATATATATAATTTTTGCATAAAATGAAAATTTTGCAGAAATATATATAGGAACCGAGTCCCTCTTCATCAAAATTTTCTTTTTTATATTAACAAAGTATTAATTTCTGTTCACTTTCATTTAACAAGTTTTAGTTATTAAATTAATCCAGAGTCCCTTTTCATAAAAAAACATTTTTTCAAATTACATTTTTTAGTTATTAGAGTTTAAAAAATATAAAAACATAAAAAATTGTATATCTTAACCCATATTACATTGACAGTGAAATAAAAATCCCTCAGTTCTTTTAAGATGTCATTTTGTGCCACGTTATATATCAAATGATTCATCTAATAGATGACTCGGCTCTTCATCATTAAGACCGAGTTCGGTTAGCAGAATAGAAAAAGGCTTAAATATTAAATCATTATATTCTCTTACAAGAACAACAACATTTTCAAACTGACAGTTCACGGGAAAACTACGAATATATTTATCGTAATTTTCAAGATTCTCTTTTAGTTCTTCAAGTTTCATATTTTTTCCCAGTATAATTAAAATTTAAGTATAAAATTAATAATATTTTCCAGCATAAAGACACTTAACTTGAGATATTTCTATTCATTAGATGACTTCAGATGCATTTTATAATACAGATGTAGGAATTTAATATATTTCAAAACTAATGTCACCAGTATCATCCAAATAAGCAACTGATGTTCAGTACAAGGCATTCCTTGATTAAGAATTCTGTATCGTCCATCTATCCTGTAAAATTATTTCTGTTATACTTTGTATTTAAGTAAGTTAACAGTTTAATAAATTTTCCTTCATTATTTAAAAAGAGGCCCAAAAACTTATTAACAGAAATAGCCGTTTCTATTAATCTAATCGAGCCCCTTTGAGGTTACTCTTCCAAGGAATTTTTTTAATGGACACAGTGATTTCATAGTTATTTTCCAATCTTTTGTTTTTGACTTAACAAACACGTACTTTTTACTTCTTCAAGTAATTTATCAGTAATTATTTAAGTAAAAGATGGAATAAGAGTACTGTAAAAAGTAGAATAATAATGAATCTTCAAGGTTCTGTTATTTTAACTATTTCTGGAGAAGAATTGTGATACCAACAATCAATCTTCTCAGTTAAAATATAATCAGCTATTAAACTATCATTATCTTCGTATTTAAACTTATTATCTTCTTCCCATTTTTTAGCTGATTCTATAAGTTCTGAATAACTTTTTGTTAATATTAAATTTAATTTCAATATTAATTTTGTCATTTCTTCACCCTTTCTATTTTTATGATAGTCTAAATATATATAATTTAAGTGTTAAAGTAAATTGTTATACATCTTCAAAATAATCACGAAAATTTGATAATGATTTAAGTTGCATTAATATTTGATCACTGAATGTCTCATATAATAATAAATACATTTTGTAAAAAAGTAAATAGTTTTTAAAAATATTGTTTTTGTGTATAACAATATCATTGTTTTCACAATCTTGCTCTAGAACATATCTAGTTATTCACCAGATGACACTAGTAACATTATTAATGAAAATATGTATAAAATTATATTCCTTTAACACTTGAAGTTCTGGGATGTTTTAACTTTAAAAAAAGAGCATCTAAGAATAAAGTTCTTTTTTTTAGGGGTATCAAAAAAAATATTCAAAAATGCTCTTACGACAGTTCTGCTGTAACATTAAACTTCTTATCCCTTTAGTCAATGACCTTCTGCCAGACCTTAGAAAATGGTTTCTTTCTCCTTTGGATGCCTATATAGTATAGGCCCTTAGTAAAAGTTGTCGGTTTGTGATCAATGTAAGGAAACACTGTATTCTTATCCCAGTATTCAGGAGTCAATTCTTGTAAACCAGTGTGGTTTAAAGTTGCTCCATCTGTACCAACTTCTACAACAAATGAATTTGTTTCAGGAACCTCATACATTTCATAATCACCGCACAATGCATGTACGTTTCCTGTTTTTTCACTCTTGGCAATAAAACCCTTCTTTATCTTCTTTGCTCCCTTTGGAAGCTCATCAATTGAAAAGATTTGAACGTCTCCTTGATGTCCTTGCCATTTACCGGTAAATTTCATTACTTACTCCTTTTTTTAATAACTCATGAAATTTTGTTAATTAACTAAAAAGATCTTATTAATAAATATATATATAATTTCTAATAATAAAAAATATTTTTATAAATTTGTTTCTATTTTTAAAATTTTCTTTTACGAAGAAATTTGGATTCCTTTTCGGAATAAACAGTAGTTATGCAGAAAAATTGCTTTTAATGTTTTGCATAGCTTCGATTATGTTATTTATTTCTTCTTTTAATTTGTCTATGTAGTAACAGTTCTAAGATAGTCATCTATTTCCACAATTTTCTGCATAACTTGGGCTTCAACGGGCAAGTTTATAATTTCTACTATTGCTTTGGTAAAATTAGATTTACTTGATTCCATACTTGATTTCTTACTTGATTTCTTACTTGATTACTTACTTGATTCACTACTTGATTACTTACTTGATTCCTTACTTGATTCCATACTTGATTTCTTACTTGATTACTTACTTGATTCACTACTTGATTACTTACTTGATTACTTACTTGATTCACTACTTGATTACTTACTTGATTCCATACTTGATTTCTTACTTGATTTCTTACTTGATTACTTACTTGATTACTTACTTGATTCCATACTTGATTTCTTACTTGATTCACTACTTGATTCACTACTTGATTCACTGCTTGATTCCTTGCTTGATTCCATACTTGATTCATTACTTGGCTCAAATTTTCTTTACTTTAATTTCTTGAATGCCACACGTATTTTAATGATTCAGGAACTCCTTCTGGTCTATGATATTTCAGTGCATCCAATACATTAGTAAACGAACTATCACTTGGAATAAGATATCTAGTCCCAGAAGTTGGACATGTCAGTTTAACCCATGCAAGCGGAACGTTTGATTTTCCAGTAAGATCTGTTTCACCAGGAAAGCTATTTTCTGATTTATATAATATACATTCTTCAGTTGAACCATTCTTATGAACAATAGTTTGTTTATCGACTTCCTTGGCGTCCAAGAATTTCATCATAGAACCCTCACCACTGCCTTCTACGACTTCGTAAATTCCAGCTCGAACATCTTCATTTGTCTCATTTAAAAAATCTTCCTTTGTAAGAGTTTTATTATTAAATTTCTTGAATATCCATTCTGGCATCGGTCTGCCGTGAATGTAGTATTGTCCATAACCATCTTTCCACTTGATTGCAGGTCCGGTAACACAATGCATTACAGTACCATCACGGTGAATCTCAACTGGTCTTTCAATTAAAATGATATCTGTATCGAATTCAATGTCTAAGAAAATGTTAGTGTCTACAGTTTCCCTTAGTTTAAAGTACTTCGGAAACTCTTTTTCGGTCAATATACCAAATTCTACAAAAGTATCATAAAACGCATAAAATGATGCCCATCCTACGGTGAGGAATGTTCCGAAATCATAGAATACGTTTTTCGTCTTAGAAAGCTTGTTGGCCAGTATCTGACCAGATCTTGGACTAATAGTATAGTGAATCTTCGGCATCGGCTTTTTGATTAAGTTGTAGACAAATCTTACAACTTTTCTTGCAGCAACTTTGTTTATGGGTTTATATGTGAGATACTTGATGATGTATTCATCCTTTATCACGTCAAGTCGAGCTTTTTGCTCTTCAGTTAGAGATTGTAGTTTCATGTTTTTATTCCTTTTTTTATCATCCAAAAATAAAATAAAAAAATAGATAAAAAAATATATACAATATATTTGTAAAAGTAAATAAAATAAAATAAAATATTTGAATCAGTATAACTTTTTAAACTAAAAAATCACTTATATATAGATAAAAATTCTTGTTTAACCTTTTTAATTACTACCTAAATTTTTTGTTAAAAATTTCTTGAATAAAAAACAACTTTAGGTACATATAAATAATTATATGTATACAACGGGTACATATCATTAGCAGAACAAAATTATTTAATTTTTAACTAAAAAGATATTTTATTTCTATTATAAATCAAATATGATTCATTATAGAAATGAAATGTAGTTTTTAAAGTTTGGGTGACGAAAAACTTTGTTTCAAATATTTAAATTTTTCTTTTAGTTTTAAATAATATTTTTGTTTCACATAATTTTGTTGAAAAATTATATGGGGGCGCTAATTATCGTTTTTTAGTCTAATTTATTAAACTTTAATTACTACTTTTAATATATGCCGTCCATTTTTATTAAATTTAGAAAAATATTTAAATGAAATAATAAAAGTCTACCACCGTACTACAACTACGACAACAACATTTTTCCTTCTTTGAAGTGGAAAGCAAGAGTTAAAAAACTGATGAATTGGAATCAGGTACTTTTAATAATACTCCTTCAGATAATTTATCAGCAATATCATCTAAGTTTTCAGATGATGCTATTACTTTTTTACTATCCTCTAATAGAATAACCCACTTATTATCAAAACCTTCTAACAATTTAGAAAAGTCAGAGTTCACACTTTTTTCTTCTTTCATTTTAAGTTAGCTCCCTGTCTCGTTATTATTAAAATACAACTTTATGACTATTAATAAAAGAAAACTAAATAAACAAATATTGATATTTTTTCTCAAGTTATGATATATCTTTAACTTTATTTAGTTCTCTTTTATTAATAGTACAGTATAAAGACCGATATATAAATTCTGCTATGATATTTACTTCAATATGACCCTTTAATTATTTCAACTGTATTATCATAGTTATGTTCTGGTTGTTGTATTCCCCCTGACAATATAGTCATAACTTTATTTAATTTCTTTCTTAAAAGTTTACCATTTTCTGGATTCATTATTAACATTTTTACCTTATTTTATTATTTTATATAACTTTTTGATTTATATGAAACGAACAATAGTCTTCAGGACCTTTAATAAAGCTACCACATAAGAATCCGTGTCTGTTGATCCCTTTGCATCTCTTTCCCTTTATCTTCTTAATGGTCCACTTAAGCTCTAGACCGCTACTTTCAACGTCACCACCAGCATTTAAAAAGTAACAATTGTAACACAGTAACCTTAGATTGTTCAATTGTCTATTTTTGTTATTGCCATCTATGAAGTCTAACAATAGCGGAACCTTATAATCCAGCACTCTTCTTTCTTCAAAACCACAGCGTTCACATCTTTCATCAATGTAACCATTTTTAATCAACCTACATTTTAATTTCTTATTAGGATAGTCTAAAGGACCTTCATTATTGAGAATTTTACTTAGAAAGATGTTTTCATATTTTTTATTTTTAGTTGGAACACCTTTCCTACCCCTATTCTTATGTTTTTCAAAGAATGTTACGCCTCTTTCATCTTTGTATAATAAAGCATATTTCTTAAATGTCTGATAGCCTATATTTAGATACCTCGCGGCTTCTGCGTTTGATTTGGAGTTGTTTAATGCTTCCTTGAGCCTTTGGAGAGTAACTACTTTATAGCCAGATTTTAAACCAACACTTTTAATCATCTTTTTTTGATGATAGGCATCAATTGGTTCCTTTATTAACTGAAGGACCAAATCAATGTAGTCAACCCTATCTTTTAAAAATTCGAATTCTTTTTCAAATAGTGTAGGGTTGAATTCATTGATTTTGATGCCATCACAATAGATATTGACTCTTGTATCAGATATGACACCGATTGAAATGTTGTACTGTGGAAATATATCCCTTAATTTTTCGAGAATTTTATTTATGTTCTCAGATAAAATTAGATTCTTTCTCAAGATAATGCTTCGTTATTTAATAAATAATCTTTAATGGAAGTAACTATGTTAATAATTGATTCAAAATTTAATTTATTAAACTCAATTAATTCTTTAGGAATTATAAATTCTAATACCTTTATTTGCTTTTGTCTATAAACTAAGGAATAATACCTCCAATCAAGTTCGACGTCTAAATAATCTTTAATTGAATTCTGAATAGAAATATTCGTTTTTATACACATCTCCAAAATCTATTTTTTTGAAATTTTAATTGAAATGTTATTTGCAATATTTTCTTTTATATATTTCTTATTTCAACCATACTTCTTATCTTTTTCATCTTTTTCATAATCTTTCTTAATTATATCTGCTGTCTCATCAAGCCACTTTGCAAAATCTTTTGTTGTTTTATATCCAAATACACCTTCAATTGGATCTGAATTTATATCAATAGAACTCCTACAAGGTATGAAAAAACCCTCTGTTTTTATAATTCCAGTGAATAAAATTTTGAATGCGTGTTTGATTCTCCAAGCCACCCTCTTAAAGAATTTGCTTCTCAAATCATAATCATAATCTGCTAAATATGTTTCAAAGATTATTATTAGCTCTCTATAAATAAACTCATCTTTTCGATAGTCACTTATAGAATATTCTGCTCTAATGAGGTCGTCTTTTGAATAACAATCGCAGTCAAAAAATTCTTTATGTCTATAATCACTCTCATTCATTGTTTTATTTTCCAAAAACTTAAATTTTTTATTCACTAAAAATATGAATTACTGGGAATAGATATTGGGTTTGCAATGCTTGCAAAGAAACGGTTCCTCCTCTTGTAATGTGTTTAGACATAAAATTGATAATAAAGATATTAAGATTCAACCACATGAATATATATTTACAATTGGGAAACATTTATTTTATAGTTTGAATAGGTATGTTAAAAATTATTCTGCTTCCCCTTTCTTCAATTCTGAATGGAAACTCAAAATAGCCGTTCAGTGATTTTCTTAACTGATCCTGTAGTTTCTTGCGGCAGTAAAGAATACAAAAACCACCACCACCTGCACCACTGATCTTACCTCCAGACGCTCCATTTTCAATTGCCAATTTATACAATTTATCAATTTCATTATTAGTAATAGTAGAAGCAAATTGCTTTTTAATATACCAGTTTTTATCTAACGTTTTACCAATATTATCAATATTTTTATTCATTTCTAAATCGTCATACAAGTTCAGCGTCAATTCTCTCAAATCATTTAATATTTTAACGTTCTTATTTATGTTTTCTCTTTGTTCAGTTAGAATGAAACCAGCCTTCCTTGAAACATTAGTAAAGTATAAAAGTAAATTTTCCTCCAGTTGTCTTATTTCATTCGATTTAAGATTTATTTTTTTAACTTCAACTGAGCCATCTGAATTAAATCTTATAAAATTAACGTTGCCATAAGCACATTGAAACTGATCTTGTTTTCCAATAGGCTTTTTAAGTATGTCAATTTCTATTTTGCAAGCATATTCTGCAAGTTGTTGAGTAGATATCGAATTTCCAAGATAAGTATAAAAAGCATTCAATAATCCTACTGTCATTGAAGAACTAGTTCCCAATCCTACTCCCTCGTGCGGTGCATCAGATAAAATACTTACATCAAATCCATTTTTTAATCCTGAAAATATAGCAGTTTCTCTAATCAAATCGTGTCTAATTTCATTTATATTATTAACAATTTCTGAATTATGATAATAACATCCTATTTTATTATCAAATCTTTCTTTGATAATTACATAAACATATTTGTTTATAGTTGTAGATATTACACAACCAAAATCATTATATTTATAATAATTGAAGAAATCTGTCCCTCCTCCACAAACACTTATTCTCATTGGTGTTTGACTGATAATCAAGCTATCTTCTCCAATATCAAATTATTTTTATCAAATGCATTTATTCTTATAAATTCACAATTTAGATATTTGATAATTTCTTGTTCTCTATTTAATTCTTTTTGTTTTAAATTACCAAATTTATCATAATGATGTTTTTCATAAAATTCAATAACTGTGTTCTGTTTTTCATCATAAGCGTCTAAAAAATAACCCAATTTTGTAATTGCAAATTTACCATTATATAAAGCGTGCTGAAAATTAAAATTATAATACATATTAATCCAATTAAAAATTTCACAAGCAGATTCATTATAACTTTGCCAAAACCAAGTTCCATTTCTTTTACGTTTATTAATTAAGTCTATTCTTTTTTGTTTACAAAATTCTTGATATTTTTTATCAGCAATTTCTTTTCCATATTTTTCTAACCATTTGTCATAAACAGATATTCCATACATTGGATTATTTGTTCCTGAATTACTTTTTGAGTTTTTTTCATTCATTTCTTTTTGTAAATCATTAGCTTTTTCTAATCCATGTTTATTTATCCATACATCTTTAACAGATTTTCTATACATACCATTTTTATCACCTTTTAATAAATAACCTTTTCCATACATTGGATTATTTTTGCCAGATGTTGCTTTTCTTAATTTATTTTTAATATTTTTTCCTTTTTCTTCGCCATATAATTCCTCGACAGTTTTTCCTTTACGTAGCTTACTAAAATATTTTTTTAAAATCATCCCTTCTTTAGATTGATAAAAAATTTTTAAACTTTTAGAACCTTTTTCTCCAATTTGTTTATATAATTCTTTAGATCTATTTTTATTATTTTGACTTGTTACGCAACTTTTACATAATGCATTTTTATTTATTCCATTTTTATAAGTATATTCATTCTTATAAACTATTTCCTTTTTACATTTAAGATTATTATTTGGATTTGAGCACATTCTTTTGTAAATCATTTAATTTCTCCATTAAAATTATACTCACCCATTTAGAAATTTTTAATGAATTTTCATTACAATATTTCTTTACTTTTAAATAGATTTCTTCATCTATTCTTGTGGGTCTTGATTTATATTTAGCTTTCATACATATAAATATAAAATTTTATAAAATGTAATCAAAAAATTACTTTATGATTTAAAAAATAAATGCTCTCAAAATTATAAACCAAAATTATAAAATTAAGAGCATCTTTGATAACTGGACTTGAATTATTGGTTAATCCACTGTTTTCCAAGCTTCGTAATCATGTAGTCTCCAGGATTGACTCTTTCTAAAAGACCTTGGTTTTCTAATCTTCTTGCTGTTCTCATAACAGTTCCATGAAGATCATTAACTGATTTGTTGAAAACAACATCATTTTTAGCTAAGTAATTAAGGATTCTCTCAGAATAGGTGAGTTTCATATATGACCTTTATTATTTATTTATAATTATGTTAGTTATTAATAAATATTATTTAAAATTCATTAAATTCATTTTTTATTTTACCTACTACTTGAATTTTCATATTATTACACAGTTCTTCAATATAATTAAACGTTTTAAAAATAATATGTTTGTAACTATAATCTAAAAACGGAGCTCCAAATGCAACTCCATATGGAACAAAAAACTGATCAATAGAATAAATAAATTTTTCAGTATTAATTTCTAATAATTTCAAGTTTACTCATTTTTAAATTATTACAAAAGTGCAAATTCAAACTCTGATTGACTTTTAAACCCACTAGTATCCATTCTGAATACATTTCCCAAATAAAATGTTACTAAAATAAGTAGCTTTTATAAATCACTTAAAGTCCTATTATTTTAGTTTATTAAAAATTTTACTTTATGTTTTTCTGATAAATTATTAAACGTTCCATATTGAGTAATGTCACTAACATTTTCGCCCGTTATAATTGTATTTATTGGCAAATCAAAATCCCAAATTATGCCCATCATATTAAACAAAAAGTTATTAGTACTAGTTAGTCTAAATCTTCCAACTTTTTTAACAACTGTGGTAATAGTTTCACTTAGTGCTGATGCTGTTGCAAATGTAAGTTCTCCATTAGTAACACCTATCCCAGCAGCCGGAACATTAATAAGTTCACTTGAATTAGCAATATAAATAAATGATAATGTACCAGTAATTCCAGTACCTGTATTGAAAATACACTGATAAGCTGTCATCATAAAAGATCCAGAATTGGCTGATATATTAACATCAAATTCAAAATTTTTTGAATCTATAAACTCACTATTTACTATTTTCATTGTATAAGCAACACTTGTTGTGTAATCAAAAGAAAATGTACGAGGCATAGTTACTATATGAATTCTTGGATTATCTGTACCACTAAAATCACCAGCCCATTTATCAAAAACATATGGTGAATTTATGATAGCTCTAAACGTAACAGTATCTCCTAACTGAAATGTAGCAGTTACTGGAACGTCATATATATTTTCGATTCCTGAATTTATTTTTATTCCAATTTTTCTTTGAACCTGCGGTTCTGACGAACATTGGAATAGTATAAAAATAAATAAAAAAATAAATATGTTAAATATCTTTTTCATTATTTCAACTCCTATTATTTATTATTAAATTCCATAAAATCCTCTATAATACTGCTTAAACATTGGTTCTGCATATATTTTTTCTAAAGAAAGCACATTATAAATTATATCTTTAAATTTTTCTTCATCTATTCCATAATATTCTATTTTTTTAATTAAAATTTCTATTATATCTTTTGGCGTCATTTTATTTTTATTTTCTAAAAGAATTTGTTTTATAGAATTTCTTAAAATATCTCTACTTTTACCTTTTCTATATATGAGTTTTTCACTATTCTTAATCATTTTTTTTGCGTAAAGTTTTTCAAGCATTAAAACTTGACCAAAAATAATAAAATTAATAAATGGTTTTAAATTAGAAATATCTCCATTAGAAAGAATAGAATATATATCTTTAATATCTATATTGCATCCAAATGTAGTAACAAAACTAAGAAGCTTTTTAACATCGTTAGAAATAATATCGCTGTTTTCTTTTTCAATATTATTAAGAGAAATATTTAATTCAAATATATTTTTCATATAAAATAACCTTAAAAGAAGAGTATGAAAATTAACCAACTAGTTCTTTTGTAGCCTTAGATTGATTATTCTGAACAGATTGTTTCAATTGTTTAAGTGCCTCATTAACAAAAACACTTAGTAATCCTAATCCAAAAAGTAACCAAAAACTTAATCCCGAATTTAATAATAATCCTGTCAACCATGCAACCGAAGCAGATAGTAGAGGTACAATTACTCCTACTATAATGAATCCACTGATACCAGAAGCCTTTAATTTATTTACTGCCCATGTAGCTAACCAAACAACTACAGGTGTTAATATAACGACTAATTCTTGTGGTAAAATAATTATTGCTGCTAAAATTAACAAAAATAATGTAATCACTTTATTTTCTCCTTTTTTATTTATAGTTATTTATTGTTTTTATAGTCATAAAAAGTAAAATTTATTTTTTATAAAATGTTTTTATTTTTTTTAATACATTTGCAAAAATACTGTTATAAATTGTATTTTATTGCTAATCATATAATTTTATTCCTAAAAATGTTCCAAGCCAAAAGCCTAAAATAGCTGCTAACAATAAGATGTTGTTTATTTCTATTATTCCTAAAATTGTTATTGAACTACATAAAAATATCATAACTGAATAGTTTGCAGCTTTAATTGCGTTTCGATCTACTGTCTTTCTTACCCAAAAAACATAAAAAATATCTACAAAAAAAGATATAATAAATATAACAAAAAATTGAACAACAAATGGTAAACTATATAAAAAATTTCTTAAAAACATTTTAATATTTATGATTTGAAAAATTATTTTTTTAATGTAAAGCTGTTAATCAAATAATTCTAATAGTAAATAAAAATCATCATTTTTACTTTTTTAATTTCAGATGTTGTATTAATAATTCTTCAAAATATTTTTTAGTTACTTCAATTTTAAGATCTTTGATATCACATTTACTACACTTTCTATCCTCTACAATATAGTCATCATTAATTTTATATTTAGAATTACCCAATATATTACTGTATTTCTTAATCAAAAATATTAAATTAGATGCTTTTATAGACTTAATTCTCCTCCAGTGATGAATTCCTACAAGACAAAATATACTTTTCATTAGGTTCTTCAATATTCGTTTTATTGATTATTGTATAACCATAAGTACTCCAAATGATGTTCTCATTAAAACTACTACATTTCATTTAATCTATTTTTATAATCTTTTGCGCATGCCTGTAAATGCTTACATAAAAATGTTTTCATTTTTGGATTCATAACAACAGGTTCTGCACCATTTGAATTAATAATTCTACTTGCATCTTCTTTATTTAATGAGACTTCAAGAGTATACAAAAAGTTTTTACAGTCACACCACACTAAAACTGAACTATTAATATTTGGATTCAAATTAAAAATCTTTCCACTTTTATCAGTAAGTGGATTTAACGGAATTATATATGGTCTATGAATATTTCCATTGCTATTGGTAAAAGTACTATACTGGTATTTTCCCTTGTTGCTGATTGTTTCTAATTTTACAGTAATATCATTATTGGCTCTTTTTTTAATTTTTCTTGGAGTAAAGTTATATAACTGAATTATAGACTTTCTCTCATTTAAAATCTTGCGTATTTCCTCATAAATAATTTTTCTAATGTCTATCATAATTGAGAAATTATTTTTTATCATAATCATTTTTCATATAATTTTTAATTAATAACTGAATATTAAAATATAAATTATTATATAATAGATATGGAGACATTATTCTTGTTTTTTCTAATAATTTTAAATAAACTTCATCTTTAATTTTAATACGAATTGTTTCAGATATTTTCATTAAACATTCTTATTAAATATACTGTATGCCATCATCTATTATTGTCATTATAATATAAACTCTTAATATTTTTTTGTTTCATATATGTTAAAGAATTAACATAAATATTTCTATATAAATCATTTTTTAATCTATTCCAAATATTCATACATTCGCTATATAAAATTTTTTCATAAAAAGTTTCACTTAATTTTTTATGAAATTTTTTCAAATTTTTATATAATATTTTTATTTTTTATCATATATATTCTTAGTAAGAATCTAGCTTATATTCTAAAATCTTAGTTTTATTCATTACACAATAAGAATAAAATTGCCCAGTCATTTTATTGCTATAACCGATAGAACTATCTAATTGACTGGGCATGAACTTGAATCTAAGTTCCATTTATTTTTAGCTTTGCCTATCGGGAACGACTATTATATATAAATATAAGGAAATTTTCTAATTATTTAAATCATTTTTCACAAATAAAACAGAAAGAGAAATTCATTTGTTTCTTGTTTTCTATATTTTATCATCATTTTATTCTTAAAATATTGTTATACAAAATTATCATATTTTCATCTAATTTTTCATCAATGTGAAAATGTCCACATAGCCATTTTTTATAACTACCTCTTATTCTTTCAAAGATAGTATCTAAATATTTAGACACTGGACAGTTTGCCTTTTCAACGAATCTTGTAAAACGATCTATCATCAGTTTTGGCATTGTATGAGTAATGATATAATCAACTTCATAATTATATTTCTCTAACTCATCTAATCCAAATTGCATTTCTTTGTAAGAAGGAACCTCTTCTGACCACCAAGATATACCAATTCTTCTTTGTAGTTTATCAATAGACTCAGCGCCACCAAACATCCAAAATTTAAGATGATCAAAATCATAAACATAACCATTCTTCAGATAAAAGACTTTATTAGAAATTTGAGCGGCTTTTCCATTACAAAAATCTATTAATGGATATTGTTCTAATCTATTATAATTTTCATGATTTCCAGCTATGAATAAAGTATAAAATGGTTTTTTGTCTAACCATTCTAACCAATATCTTTCAGTTTTATTTTTTTCATTATTGTCCCATATTAAACCAAAGTCTCCAACTTGAATTAAAATATTATTTCCTTTTAAATCTTTTTGATCTGGAAAATTATTTCCATTTAATTTAGAAATTTCCATTTCTCCATGCAGATCTCCACAAACAAAAATTTTATTTATATTTTTTATTATTATTTGATTTTTTTGCAATAGCACGCTTTACAATTAATAAAAATTTTATAATAACTTATTTTGAATTAACATTTTCTTTGGAGCTTCTTTCCAGCCACCATTATTATTTTCTCTATTAATAACAGATTTTTTAACTAAAATACATTGTGGCATGTCAAAATAAAATATTTCACTTGGTTTTCCTTCTAAAAGTTTATCACTTTGAATGCCAATTCTGTTACAGCCATTTAAATATTCTGTATTAGAAGTAACTATTCCAGAAAATCCAGTAACTGAATCTTTAACTTTATCGCCAAGATTTATTTTTTCCATATTATATCCTCTTTATTTTTAAATTTTATATGAAAGATGAATATTTTTAGTAATAGTATTGTCTACAATAACTCTATTCATATACTTTCTAGCTAAAAATTCACCTAAAAAGAAATTTTGAATCTTTATAAACATTTTTTCTTCAACTTCAGACAGTTCTTTTCTTATATCACTTGTTTTTGATTTCATAAATAATGAACATCGGTTATATGATGATGAAAAATAATAACGACGAACTTTATAAAGCCAATCTTTCGTAAATCATTATTAACACAGCCCGTAATCTTCTTCTGATCTATATAAGTCATCTATTTTTTTTAATGAGTGTGTAAATTTATAATATAAAAAAGCTATTGAAACTGATGCTATTATAAATCCAGACAATAGAATAAATTTATGTTTCATTGACTATACCATATTGTAAATATAGTAAATATAGCCCATCCGGCTATCCCAGGAAATTACTTTTCCCATTCTTTTTTCTTCTTTCATTATTTTTCTCCTTTCAAGTTAAGTATTAGTTCTTAAGAAAAATTGCTTTCAGATTTTGGCTCGAATCCCAAGTTATCAGTTTGACTTTTGGTTATCGTCTTATTAACATATAAGTAATGTTGTTTGCTGTTCCAACTTTCTCTATCCTGTTCGGCACAAGTCCACTATTCGCAAAATATTGGTTGTCGTTTTCTTCTCTATAAACGATTAACATATATTTGCTGCTCATTTCCATACTAAAATAATTTATATGGTCTGTTATTTTTTCATCAACCATTTTAGCGTTAATGTATGCCTGCACCTCTGCTCTACTATCCCAATCTTTACTATCTGTTAAATATTGATCATAGCCCGCCAAAAGCAAACTAACTTGCGCATCAAGCGGAATACTTTCTTGAGCGGCTAATTCTTTTAGTTTAACAAATGATTCATTGTTAATCAATAATCCAGCTTCACATTCATAATTACAAAGTTCAAGTTGTTTAACTATTTCTCGTAACATTATTTTACTCTTTTAGTTTATTTAATAAATTTCCGCATCTCAATTTTAGAGTTATCCTTTGTTCTCCACTTAATCTTTCTTCTTCCTATTTTAATTTTCATATGAAATAATAACAGCGGATTTAAAGTCACATATATTTTATAAACTTCATTCATTCTATTCATTCTTTAATTTTTCTAAATAAAACTGAATTCTAACTATTTCGTCGTTTGTTGTTTCAAGATATTTTTTTCCGTTTTGGTTAAAACATTCAAGATCGTTCATCAAGTAATCGTATAAGTCTTTTATCCTATTTATTTGGTTTATCTTACAGTCAATAAATGATTCTCTTGTTTCTCCAAAAGGAATTTTGATAATTTTCATTTTATAATTCCTTTTTTCTTAGCCCACTCTACTGTATCAGTATACAAATAGAATGGTGTTTTTCCAGAAAATTTTGGATTTAGCATCTGAACATCTCTGATATCAAATTTTTTATTTTTAATGATGCTTGGTTTTTCAAATTCTCTGTATTTTTTATTCATCTCTTTTTATTCTTTCTGGATTATAGTTATATGACTTCTGTTTTTAATGGACGTTTACATTCAAGAATTATTTTTTTTATTTCTTCTGTTTTCCACCAATCAGCTTTGTTCATCTCAACTGTAGTCTCTATACATCTTAGTGCCGTATATAATTGCGATTGATCATTTGGGAACGACATATAATCAGCATTTCCAGCCGACAGTCCTTGTTGTTCAGCTTTTTAAGTTCCTCCTTTCTTTCCTTTTCTTCCTGCTTTTCTTGTAAAGTTGAAACTAATCCGTTAAATCCCATTCCATCTTCTATTTCAGTTCTCATTTAAGTTTTACTCCTATGTCAAATTTCTAAATTTCTTCCTGACTGCGGCTGAAACGCCGCAGTGTCTCTATTCACAATATCGTGTTTTACATATAGCATTTAACATTATTAATCATATGTCTTAAACATTTTACCGTAGACAAAAACATTATCGATAACCATTTCACTTCCTTGATGGAATGAAAACTTTTTAGCATCATTACTGAGATTATATTTTACATCATCAATTGTTCTTCCATCAAGTCTTCTTGCAACATATTCTTTATTTTGAATTCTTTCAATTATAAAAAATACTGTATCTCCATTATTAAATTTAAAAACGTCTCCCTCGCTTAACTGATCGGGTTCGTTTACGTGTTTTACTTCAATTCTTATCATAATTGTTCCTTTTTTTATTTGTTTTTTATAATGATACTTTAATTTCTTCTAGTTCAATTTTTGATATATCAACTTCATACCGACAAAATCTTAGAGATTCATTATAAGTATCAATAGAAATTAATCCTTTGTCATAAAGTTCTTTTAATAAATCAATTCGACTCACATTCTTAGAAACTTTTTCCTGCCACAGTTCTAATTTTTTAAATTTATTCATTTTTAATCATTTTGTATTATATTATTATTAATTTTGTAAAAATAAACAAAAAAAACATAAAAGTAAATAAGTTTTAAAAATATTTTTTAAACATAGAAGCATAAAAAACCTGTAATTTTAGTTCTCTCAGAAAGAATCCGAACTTTCACTTTAAATTTTAGGAAATTTAGATGCAATCTATTATACCATGAGAGAAAAGAAACCTATTTTAAGAACTTGTTAACAAAAATTCTTAATTCAGATGAAATGCTTATAGTTAGAAAATTTTTAATTTTCTTAACTATTTTTTTAGCCTTGTTTTTAATCCAACATTTTTCACCTAAATATCTTTGAGCAGAGAGTTATCTTTCATTCGACCGTGTTTACGGTCTTTCTTACTGCTTTACTCTGTTCTTCCATTTCCTTTTTTAACAGTACTCTATTCCATCTTTTACTTAAATGTTTTAGAAATTCTTTTAATTCATTACCATTTTTACTTATTCTATTATTCCAAAAAATAAATTTTATATAATCCTTCCTTTCCTTCAACTAGTTCTTTTGTTATTTTACTTTCCTTATCCATTTTAAACCTCCTTAATTCTTTTACTTCCACAAATAAGAGTTTCTGTTAGTACTTTATTGTCATTTAATTTAAACTACATAATTTATTTTCTAAGTCTCTTCTTCAGATAAAGAAATTTTTATCAAGAATGTAGTTTTCAATCTAATATTATTAGCACACACGAACTCTTATTTTCCTATCTGCCACGCGTACATTATATTGTAGTCCGTAATGGAGTTGAACCATTCTCTACTTCTCGCTGGGTAGCTGGCGGATTGAAAAGAATTTAATTTTATTCTTAATTTGAAAGTACATTCTCCAAAAAAAATACAGAACTTATAAAATGTCTTATACGATGAATATTCATATATTCTTTTAAATTATATGGTCTATAATTTTCTAATATAGCAAATTCATCATTTAATTTATCTAATATATTTTTTCTTATTTTTATCATTTTGTACTTCTGTAAGGTAACGATCCTTCTTCTCTATCTTAAGAAAATAGTGCTCATCCACTAAAGCTTTCGGAAGCATTTTTTTAGAGACCCGAATCGGATTCAAACCATTATTTTTCCAATTAACAACTGACTTAATTCGTCGTATCTCTTTCTATCTTCAACAGATAAATTTTCTATTTTTTTGAATAAAAATTTTCCAAGTTCTATTTTATATTCAAATAGATAATCTTTTTTTTTAATTTTTTGATATATTCTTTAAATCTTTTTTCATCAATTTCTTCAATCATTTTTATCCCTTAAATTAAAAATTATAAGTCACAGAATTTTAAAAAAACTTTGATGTTCAAAATCTCAGTTGAGGGTGCGGGATTTGAACCCAGCCTCAAATAGGCTTATGAGACCCATTGGATCACCAGATCTACCCTCATATAAATTTAATAAATTTATCAAATTCATTTTTAACAAATTCTTTTATTTTTCCATATCTTTTATAATATGTGGAATTTACCATCTTCTTTTACTTTTAATTATTATAGAATACTTACCATCGCTTCCTTTCTTGTGATGGTTTCCACTTTCGTGGTTTTTGCTCCTTATTCTAAAGCCACAATCTTTACATTTTTCTTTTTTATCTCTCATTTTTCTTTCTATTATTTTTTCGCTTATTTCATCAAAAAAAATTATATCTATCCACGTTCTTTACTTCATTATAAATATTATTTGTAAAAATAATTTCTATCTCACGAGCAATTCTTACAATGTAACGTTCATAATATAAATACCATGGATATCCTAATAAATCTAATTTTTTGAATTCTAAAATATCTTCAAAAATATAAGGATTAATTATTTCCAACATATATGCTCACTTGAGTGAATCTTTCTAATAGATTTCATAATGTTTTCTGATCCTATTTATCATATCCTCTTTTGATGTCGTCCCGACAATTCTATCTACCAAATTGCCATTCTTAAAAAACAATATCGTTGGTATTGCTTTGACATCTAATTTTCTTGATGCATCTGGACACTCATCAACGTTTACTTTTGCAAATGAAATACTAGTATTCTCTTCAGCGACCTCTTTAAATATAGGATCAAATGCTTTACAAGGACCACACCATTCCGCCCAGCAGTCTATTATTAAGTTGTTATTTTGTTGAAGAATTTGAATTAATGTATAATCGGATATTTCTATCATTTTAATTTTTCCTTATTAATTTGTTCTAATTATAGCTTATTTATATTATTATTTTATGTGACCTATTTTTAACAAACTTTGATTCTAATCTTGTTCCTACTTCTACTATCTACCAACCTTTTATCCATTTTTCATCTTTTTTTAATCCTACAAAGTTTCCCTTAATAGCAAGTTTTGATGGAATCCAGCTTACAGTAGATATGTCTTTTCTTTTTAAAATACGCTGATTATGATACATTAATTCTCTTTTCTTTAAAATAACCAGCTATTATATTATACTCATCTAAAATTTCATCTGATAATTTAAGATAATTAATGTCTTTATTTCTAATTTCTATAACTTTTGGTTTATCTATATACTTTTTATACTTTTTTTTATATCTAAATTCAGTAAAATCTTTTTTAATAATTATTGGAACCTTATTTTCAAAATAAATATCAGATATTTTATGAGCCTCATTATTATTAAATACTACTCCATTATTTAAGATATGAAACACTGATTGTGTAATATTAATTTTATATATTTTAAAATAATTTTCAATACGATCTGAAAGATATAAATCTTTTTTTATTACATTTGATTCACCAATTGTTTTATAAAAAAACTGATAACGATAACCAATTGAAATAACTCTGATTTTTATTTCAAACTTTTTAAATAGTTTCATAATCAACTTCCATTTTTCTTTTTTTAATATTCTCCAGTTATCTCTTGGTTAATCAGTGTTTCTTTATTATTTAATTTCTGTTCTTTCATAACTGAATTGTTTAATAGTCTATACAAATTCCAACAAAAAAAATCCTTATAAGTACCCGGAAAATTGTCCTCTATTGGATAAACAATTTTGAAACAAATTTTATTAAAAATTTCTTTCATTGTTATGTGTGGTATTGAACTATGTAAATTTTCCATTGTTTAATAATATAAAACTTTCTATTTAAACAAGTTTAAAATATCATTTATACTTGGATTTACTCCAAATACTAAATACTTGACGTAGCTATCATTTACTTGATAGTATCTATATCCCAACATAAATGGTTGATAATATATTCCAATATCAGAAGATTTTGCTATTGGAATGGTCGTATTTGTGTATATTCCAAACTTATCCCAAAATGATAAACTTTTATCATATACATAATCAGAATTTATTACTACAGAGTCTGATGTTATATTTATTCCAGGTGTAAAATTTTCAATAATGTGACTAAAATTTCCATCAACATCTTGGTATAGAATAAACTTAAATTTAATATCTGGATTCCAAATATCTATTTTATGTCTTCCCAATCTTTTTAATGGATCTACCCAAACAGAAGCTCTATATTTATTAAACTTAGAAGAATCGCCAAAGACATATAAAAACATAGATGAATCTATTTGAGTTAATCCACCAGATCCGGTATCTTTTACAGCATCTATTTTTGCTGAAATTTCAGTGACTGATTGGATAGTCTTAGCCTGAATTTTTAACATCTTATTTAATGAGTTTTTTACTTCATCAAAATCATCAGTCATGTAAGAGTATCTTTGATAGATTTGCTTCAAAGAATCTTCATATATTTTTTTTAACTTATCTTTACTAGCTAATTCATTTTGATATTTTACTTTTAATTCTTTGTATACTTTATCTGAATTACAGGATTTAAAAAATAAAATAAAAATAACAAATAATACTATAATTACACCAGTAATAGTTAATGATTTAACTAATATTTCTTTTATCATAAAATACTCTTTTTTTAATTTAATTTAAGAAGACATCTGTATATTGTATACATTTAAAGGGAATATCTTTCTTTTCCATATTTTTTTATCCATTTTCCAAAACATCCATTTGACGATTTACAAATTGGTTTTATGTCTAGTTTTGGATAAAAGATGGTATACCAGGAAGATTTGTTTTTGATTCTGTATCCATGTTCTTTACAAAATCCAGCATCTATTATTTGTTTGTTATTGTGTAGATGTCCGGTAAAAGTATATGCATCATTATTACAATTATTAATAATGCACTTTTTTACTTGTAAGTTCATTTTTTATTCCTTTCATATAAATTATTGTCCAAATAACTTTTTTTAATTCTTCATTTTATTATTTTTAAATTAAGATTTTTTGAAATTTCATATTTTGAATTATCACAATAAATTAAATTTTGCTCGTAAGTTTTCATTGATTTAATATTAAATTTAAATATATCATATTCCATTTTACCAACTTGTCCAGAATCAGTTAATATTTCAGATAGTTTAAACAAAAATTGGATATTATTATTATTTAATTTTTGAGCGTCAAACTGAATCGTTATATCGTTGTCTAATCCTATAATTTCATCTTCAAAATACATAGAAGCTATTTTAGTACTTAAATCAAAAAAAGTATTATTTTGTTCTTGTTTAATATAATCATTTTTTAATTCATTTGTTTCAATTAATATATTACTACACCATGGTTCTAAGATGTTCAATATATCTATATTGCAATTGAATATAATAAAGCCAATATCATATTTATGTTTTACAACTGGACATAACCATTCATCTGTAGAAATGAATTGTTGCCATTCGCGAATAAACTCTCTCTCAGCTTTTTTATTTTGTTTTATCCACTCACTGGAGTCTTGCATAATACCAGTTAAATTTGGATTTCTTCTCGACCCCCTCATTGTTAGATGATACACAAAAGCATCTCTAGACTGGATAAGATTAAAATTATCTAAAATAAAGCGATTTCCTATTTGTGAATCTTCTCTACTTTGTGGAAAGTATAGCCTGGAATGTCCTCCAATTCTTAAAAATTCTTTTTTATTACAAAGCCATGGAGCAAAAAAAGATTTTGTAGTTTTATTTTTCCAAACTGTTTTTTGTTCTTTACAAAAATTGTTAAATTTTTCTTCATTAAATTCTTCTGGTTCTAATCCAAAATCAGCTTGTATTTTTTCGTTTCCTTGAATATGTATTGGAGGTTCTATTCTTGTAGCAGTTATAACGTCTTTTTCTGAATTAATATGTTTTAATAAATTATTTATACAATCTTTTTCTAAAAACATATCACTGTGATATATAAAGAACCAGTCTGTAGTAACTAATTGTTTTATGATTTCATCATAAAGTATACAGTGACCGTATCTATTACTGCTATTATTTATAAGCAATTTTATTTTATCATCGCGCTTTTTTAAATCAACTATATATTCTTTAGTTCCATCATTCGAAGCATCATCAGCAATGCATATATAATGCTCGTTTGGATGAACTTTCCTTATTGATTCAATAGCCCATTTTAAGTATTTTATATTTTTCCTTGCAGGAATTACAAAACTTATTTCTGAATTTTTCACACTAATATTTTTCAAAACCAAATTTATTGTACCTTGTTATTATATTCTTAATTTCATAAATTGATATGTTAAAAATATTTGCTATATCTTTTATAGTATATTTGTTTTCATTATTTATAAAAAAGTATCACAATTTTCCGTGTATTAAAGTAATAAAATGAAAATAATCACCATTATCTCCAATATTTGACATATCTATTTTATCAAGTCTTGCTTTCCATAATACATTGTAATTATTTTTTTCAAATGTATCCCAGTTGTAGTGAGAAATATGCTCTCCAAAACACGAATCTTTAGTCGTTGGAACTGAAATAATTAAATATTCACAGTGATCTAACATATTATCTAAAATTTTAAAATTTTGTCCTTCTTCTATATGTTCTAAAACTTCAAAAACACAAATTATTCCATAATCTTTTTGAATTGGATTTTCTAAAATATCTACACATTGAAAATTAACACAATCTAAACCAGCCCTATTGTTTGCAGCCTCTATTGCTGAATGTGAAAAATCTTCACCAATACATTCAAATTCTGGGGCAATTAACGTTTTTACATAAAATAGAAAATTTCCTCCTGCGCAGCCAATTTCCAATATTTTCTTAATTTTAATTTCATCTTTATTTTCTCTTATAATTTCTCCAGCAACAAAGTGATAACTATTCTTGCTATTTAAAATAGCATTATTATCATATGGTTTATCTAAATCATATTCTCTTTTATGTTTTTCGTTCCAATAACTTTGGATGTTTGTCCCTTTATTTATTACATTCACACTCCCTCCCACAGTTACAATGATTGTCTATAATTCTATTATTAACATCTAATTTTTCGTATTGATTTTCTTTAATAAGTGGATTATTAGAAAATCTCTCATAAACATTCCACTTTTCTTCTTGACTACTGTGATTTTCTTTAATAACTAAATTAACATCTCTTTTACATTGTTCCCAAAGATTTTTAGCCTTCAACCAAACAATTATTTCAGACAATAATCTTTCTTTTTTGTTTAAAAACAATAAAGTGTTCAATCTATTATCTTCGTTCATTCTTATTTATTCCTTTCATTTATTAAATATTTTTTAATAAACTCATTTTTTAACCTTTGTTCAAACATATACTGATTAATAAAAAATATATCATCCTTAAATGAAATTACTTTTTTTAATTTTTTAACTTCACCATAAAGAAAATATGTTAAAATTTTATAATTTATTTCTTTCATAATATTTCATCCACATGTCAATCATTTCTTGAATCATTTGATCAAATGATATTTTTGGTTCCCATCTTAAAATTTTTCTTATCTTAGAACTATCTCCCTTTAAATATTTTAATTCTTCTGGTCTGAAAAATTTTTCATTTTGAATAACATAATCTTTATAATTTAAATTTAATTTATTGAATATTATTTCACATAATTCTCTTATTGAATGATTAAAACCAGTAGCAATTACAAAATCATCTGGTTCTGAATGATTAATTATTTTATACATAGCATCACAATAGTCTCTACTGTCACCAAAGTCGCGGTATGAATCTAAATTTCCAAGTTCTAATTTATTTTGTAATCCTAATTTTATTCTTACTGCTGTTTTTACTATTTTATTTTCAACGAAATTAGAACCTCTTCTTGGTCCAGAATGATTGAAGCAAATAGAATTACAAGCAAATAATTTATATGCTCTTCTATAGTGTTGCACTAAATTAAATGCTGCTAATTTTGCAATTCCATAAGGAGAAACTGGATGCATTACTGTTGTTTCTCTTTCAAATCCATCTGGATCAATTGAGTTACCAAACTGTTCAGAGCTTGATGTTTGTAAAAATCTTGAATTTGGAACTATCATTTTAAAAGCATTTAACATATTTAATACACCAAGCAAATTAGTTTTTATAGTAAATTCAGGAATGTCAAATGATATTCGCACGTGAGATTGAGCTGCTGTATTAAAAATATAATCAGGCTTTACTAAAGAAAATATTTTTTGTATTGATGTCGAATCTAATAAGTCTCCATAAAATGTAGTTATTTTATCTTCTAAGTGAGATATTCTTGACTCCTGATGCTCCGGCACGCTATTCCTACGTATTATACCATAGACTTCATAATCTTTAAATAATAAAAGTTCTGCTAAATTTGAGCCATCCATTCCAGAAATTCCAGATAGAAGACAGCGTTTACCCATTTATTTCACTTTCATAATATATTCTTTTAATTCTTTTTTAGCAGTTAAATAATGTCTTTTTAATAAGTGAAATTTCTTATCTTTAATTTCATCCCAAGTAGAATAATGCTCAAAACAATAATCAAATCCCTCAGAATTTATCTTTGATAATAAAAATTCTATTTCTTTTTTATAATTCTTCATTTAAAATTAAAATTGACTTTTTCTTAATATTCTACTAAAATCAAATATACCATTATAATATACTATCAGAAATTCCTTGTTCTATTGCTTCTTCTGCACTAAACCATAAGTCGTGTTTTAATATTTCTTCTATTTTTTTCATTGGAATTTTAGTGTGTTTTTTATAAACTTCTTTTAGAGTTTTCATAAACTTATCAAAATTAGAAACGTCATCTTTAATTTGCATGTAATTTCCCCATGCCATTCCCGATAGTTGATGTATTAAAATAAAAGAATTTGGTTTTATGTACCTTTTAGTTCCGACTATCGACATCAGCGATGCTCCAGAGGCAACATAACCATCAACAACTGTGTATACTGGGATGTTTTCTTTTACTTTTATTATGGTGTCCATTGCTGAAAATGATGATAAAATATCACCACCAGGACTTTGAATATATAAATATATTGGTGTTACAGTATGGTTAGTAACTATTGACCTATAAAGTAAATCATTTCTTAAATTTAAAATATCTTTATTAAATTTTAATATATTTTCAGTATTAATTTCTGCATAGAAATATAAATTATTATTTATGACTTCTGTTACAGAAGTTGTTTCTTTTTCAATATTTTTATTTTGATTAATATCTTCAATGTTTCTCATTTTATAAAGCATTAGTACTTTCCGTATTTTTTATTATAGAACATATTCGTTTAACATCTTTCTTCCTCAATGTTAAAGAACTTGGTAAATATATTAAAGTATCATAAATTTTTTCAGCGACGGGAAAATTATTTTTTGTTTTATAAGGTATATTGTGATTAATTGGTCTATAATATCTTACAGTCTCTATATCATTTTCTTCTAAGGTTTTTATAATCTCATTAGCAATAGTTTTATTTTTAGCTCTATATGTAAACATCCAAGAATAAGCATCTCCAGATAAATTTAATCCATTATTTTTATAATATAAATAAATATAGATTTTATTTCTAATAATATTACCAATGTTGTTTAATTGAGCAAGACCTAAAGAAGCTAAAATATCATTAAACTTAAAATTAACTCCAAGATAGTTGTGAATCTTATCTTTTTTCCAATTATACCCATGATCTCTTATTTGTAATAGTCTAAAATATAAATTAGGATTTAAAAGATTATCAGCTTTTATTATTGAATCTTTTTCATGAATAACAACGGCTCCACCTTGACCAGTAGTAATCAATTTAGGAACAGAAAATGATAAAGTCATCAAATCTCCAAAAAATGGTGGCATGCATCCAATACACTGAGCAGCATCTTGTATTAATTTTATCTTATTTTCATTACAAATTTTTGCTATTTTACTGCAATTTTCTTCATCTTTTACATTATATCCATTGTGATGAACATAAATTATAGCACTAATATTCTTATGCAACTTTATTTTTTTATAGTTCATCGTTAAAGTATTTTCATTAATATCAATTAATTCTACTTTATATCCTAAAAATCTTGCAGCATTTGCGCCTGCTAAGAATGTATATGCAGGAAATAATATAGTAGAATCTTTTTGCAAATTTAAGGCTTTGATTGCCATCATTAAAGCAACTGTTCCACTTGTTGTAGAAATTACTTCTACATCTGTAAAAATTATGTTACTAAAAAGTGTTTTTAATTTAGATTCAAAATTAATAATAGCATTACCATTACCTATAAACCCAGATAACAATTGTTTTACAACAGAATATATATATTTTAATTTTATTTTGGGTTCAAATTGTTTTATCATTAAAATCCGGCTTTCTTTAAAGTTGTACTAAAATTAGCCTTTATTAAATCAACAGACTTTTTAAAGACGTCTTTAATATCCCTATTTTGTTTCAAAGATAAAATTGTAGCTGTTCTTTTTATTTCTTTAATGTGAGACCCTGTAAATTTATTATTATAACATATACTTGAAAATTCATTCTTTATATTTTTATCAAAATATAATTCCAATAAACCATCAATTTCTTCATTATTTGGATATTTAAATTCAAATTTTCTGTTAAACCTCATTGGTCGTTCTTTTATTGCATTATCTAAATGATCTAAAAAGTTTGTTGTGGCCACAAAAACTATTTGATCCTTACTTTCTGACAATCCATTGATAAACTGTAAAAATGAAGAAAGTCCTATATTAATAACATCCTGTCTATTCTGTCCAAGTGAATCAATGTCTTCAAAAATTATTATACAAGGAAGCAAGAATTCTTTTACAAAATTATCTAATTCTTCAAAATTTACTCTTTCACATAAGTAACAAGTATTAAAACCCTTATTTATAGCATCATTTATAATTGCCATTGAAATTAGACTCTTACCCGTTCCGGGTGGACCGAATAAAATAATTCCATTATTCTCTTTGATATTTTGAAGATGGAATATTGTATTATCTTTAATATCTTGTTTTAATTCATCATTTAAAATAACTTTATCAAATGTTATTTCAGGAAATTTCTTAATACTTCCATTAATAGATTCTCCGTGCGGAAATAAATGTAAGTGTTTTTTTCTTAAAGGATTTTTATTTTTTATGTGATCTTTAATATTAATAATAATTTTACTTACATCATTGTTGGAAATAATTCTATTAATGTATTCTCTATAATCAACATAGTATACAAATAACTGTTTATTAAAATAAAAAAATATAGATCCTTTAGTAATCAGTTGTTTGTATTTATTATAATCATAATTATACTCTGCACGCATTTCATCAGATAAAATCATATATTTACATCTATTAGAAAATATAAAATCTTGAATTATATATGATATAGTAGTAAAAGTAAAATAAGATTTTGAAGTAAACGAATATGAATTCTTATCATCTATGTCTATATTATTTTTTTCTTCTGAAGAATCTTTTATTGCATGATCTGGAGATAAATTTATACCGTGTATTTTTTTTAATTCTCTAACAATATCTTTATTATATTTACTTTTCATTTTTCCCTTGCACATTTAACGAAATTAAAGTTTTTCCCTCAAAATTTTGTGTCTTTATGCTTTCTTCAGAATGGGGAAAATAAGCCTTTGAATGATCGTCAAGTCTTCCATGCTCTACTTTATCAAAAGTCCATTTTTCCACATTCTATATTTAATGAAATTGATATTCTGATACTATTAAAGCGTCATTTTTATATTTTTAAATTCAATTTAATAATAATTTTGTCAACTTTCTTAAATATTTTATTTTTTAAAAAGTTCACCTAAATAATAGTCATTAATGATTTCATTTTTTGTTTTAGGTTTAATGCATTTTTCCAATTCTAATATTAAGCATTTATTATATCTTTTTTGTAAAATAGTATAAGGAATATTCAAATATTTTGACCATTGTTTTAAAGATTTTTTTATCCCATTATATTCTATTAAAATAGTATTTCTTCTATTATTTGATTGTTCTTCTATATTTTCCCAACGACAATTATTAGAGTTATATCCCAAATTATTATTAATTCTGCCCAAAGATCCCCATTGTGGACATTCACTCATATCATTATAAAATTTATAAAATTCTAGCCAATTTTCATTTACTTTTATTCCTCTCCCGCCCCAATCTTTATATCTAAAATAATTAGTATTATTACATCTTTGAATCATTTCCCACCAAGCCTTGTATGTTCGTCTATCAGCTAGATGTTTTATTAAACCAAATTTTTCTTTAGTACACTGAACGTTTAAACTAATTAATATGCCTTTATTTTTATTCATTTTTGGTAATAAATATGCTTGAGAACAATCATCAAATTGTGAATGTTCTGTTCTTCGCCAATTATATCTATGAATATCATAAAAATCACATGATTCTAATATTTTTTTTAAAGTATCAAAATCATAAGTTATTTTGTGATAGATATATTTGTTATTAACCAACATTCGTCCATATAATGGACCAACAATAGAGTTTAAATCAATTTTTTTATCTATAACTAATCTAGACATTATTTTAAAATCAGGAACTGCTAATCTTAAATATCCTTTTGGTTTTAAAACTCTTCTCCATTCTTGTAAAATTGGTATTATTTCATATTGGTCAAAATAAGAAATTCCATGACTACAATATATTAAATCAATAGAATTATTTTTAAATTGACTAAGATTTGTTACATCATTATAATTTACATGAGGATAATTTTGACCATCTATATTGATCCAATCATTACCAAAATTTCTATTACCACAACACATGTGAATTTTCATTATTTTCTCTTAAGAATTCTTATTAGTTTATTATTTAAGATAACATTAAATCCCAATTTTTCTATTTCATTTTTAGCTTTATACATAGAATCATCAAAAATATATTTTAAATTATTAAATTTTGAAAAATCAAGTTCATTCCATATTCCTGAAGAGCTAGTAGAAAACCATATATTCGATTTTTCATAAACTTCATCAATACTTACTAATTTATTTTCTAAATTATTATAATTTTTTAAAAAATTTATAGAATCATCTTTATTTAAGAAAAAACTCCAATTATCATATCCATAACAGTCAATTCCTAAACTATTTAAATAAACCATTAACATTCCCAATCCACAGCCAAAATCTAACCAAGTTTTGCTTCTAAATTTATCAATATTTTTTAATACATAATCTAAAATTATAACATTAGTTGGATATAAATCTAAAAAATTAACAAACTGTGCATCTTCAGTTCTACCTGCATAGTTCGATAAATTATAGTAAAATCTTTTATTTATTTCTTTATTTTCAGATAATTCTATAGCTTTAACTTTATTGTTGTGTACATTATCTAAAAATTCTTTAGAAAAATTTTGATAAAATATATTTTTGTCTATATCCAATACTATTTTCTATTAGCTTCGTTTTCTGTAAATATAATAGAATTGTTTTTATCAACACCAGAGAATGAAGAGGAAAATATCATACCATTGTTTATAATAAAATCTCTAAATTTATCAACGTAACGTTTTTTCCTGTTATAGAAATATTCTTTTATTGTATATGTTTTCAATATTTCTTCTATAAGTTCTATATTATCTTTTTTGCTTATTAAAAATTTATCTAAAACAAGATAGTCTATTTTTGAAAAAACAAAACACAAAAAAGATTCAATTTCACTGTTAACTATACTCTCACCAGCAATATTGAACGAAGTATTTAATAAAATAGGTAGTCCAGATAGTTTTTTATATTCTTTTAATAAATTGTACATATTAATATTTTGTTCTTTATTAACAGTTTGTATTCTTGAAGTACCGTCTATATGTGAAATAGCCTTGATTTTATCTATTTTATCTTTTAAAATATTGTATACCTTTAACATATATGGAGATTCATTTTCATTTAATTTAAAATATAATTTAGCATATTCTTCCATAACTATAGGAGCATATGGTCTGAACCACTCTCTATTCTTTATTTCTTTATTTAAATAATCAACTGTTTCTTTCTTTATAGGAGAAGCTAAAATACTTCTATTTCCTAATGCTCTTGGTCCAATTTCTGCTTTACCTTTTGACCAGCCAACTATAGCGCCATTATTTAATAATTTTGCAACTTCTTTGAATATATTTTCTGGAATTGTATAATTTATTTTGTATAGATCGAATATTTTATTTGAAATATTTACATTTATGTCGTAACCATGATAGGCATTTTTAAATATTGTTTTTTTAGATGATTTTAATATATTATGTTTTGTATATAATGCTGCTCCTAAAGCATTTCCACCATCGTGAGATGCTGGATTTATGTATATATTTTTAAATTTAGTATTCTCAATAATTTTATTATTCACCACACTATTTAAAAAAGATCCGCCTCCAACACAAATATTTTCTAATTTAGTCTCATTATATAAATCATTAGTTAATGAAATTATAACTTCCTCAAAGAAATATTGTAAACTTGCTGCTATATCATAATGTATTTCATTTATTTTTTCATCTTTATTTCTAAACTTAGTATTAAATAATTCAGAATATGTTTTTTCATTTTTAAAAGATGGTGGACCTCCGTTTACATTAAATATTAAATAATTTTCATTGAAGCTAAAACTAAACGGTGATGATTTTTTATATATCTTTTTAAAAGAATTTAAAAACTTAGGCTTGCCAAATGATGCTAATGCCATTACTTTACCCTCTGGGTTTGGACCGAAAAATCCCAAAGAATTACAGAATAAAGTATACATGAATCCTAAGCTATCAGGATATGTTATGAAATTAATTCTGGTTATTTTATTTGACGAACCCTTGCTAAAAGTCATAGATTCAAATTCACCCAATCCATCAGATGTAAATATCGCAGCTTCATTAAAATTAGAACAATAAAATGCTAATGCAGAATGAGTATCATGATGGTTTACATTAAAAACATACGCATTTGGAAATATTTGTTTTATAAGTTTTTTTATTATAGACAAATTATAAGAGACATTAAAACAAGATTCTTTTACTGATAAGAATGTATGTTTTCCTTGTTTTTCATAATAATTAAAAAAGTCCCAATATTCAGATAATACAAGACTGTCATCATTTCCTATAGAAACATATTCTATATCACTTAAGTTAACATTAAGATTATTTTTAATGTAATCAATAGATGCTATTGGAAAACAATCAGTGTGTTTCTCACCGTTGAATCTTTCTTCTTCTCCGACAAAAATTATTCCATCTTTGTTTGAATCAATTAGTGCAACAGAAGAATTGTGCAGACCTTTGCCACCCTTAATTCCTAAGATTAGTGCCACTTTATAGTTTTTCTCTATTATTATAATCTAGAAATTTTCTTTTATATATTGTTTTACCACCATCTGGTGATTCAAATATATTTTCTTTTCCAATTACTATAGGATTTTGCTTATTAAGAATTATTACACAAAGATTTTCTAATTTATATTGTTTCACAAATTCATTATAAACTTCAAAGAAATTTTCACTTCTTGTTATCAATGAAAATGGCATTGGTTCATCTGATTCTGTTAATTGTTTTATATCCCAAAGTTCATATATCATGCTAATCCCACCATCCTTTTAAATCACTTTTTAATATATCAAATAACTCGTTCCATTCTTTTTCTTCTAATTTATAAGAATTTTTAAATATTTTATTTTCATCATAATCTTTAAATCCAAGTTGTTTTTTTCTCACCATCTCATATAATTCTTTATTTGGTAACTTTACAAAATTTATTTTATAAGCCTTGCAGTTATAGCCGCATCTTTCGGAATAATCATCTTTTAAAAAATTATCTAATAATTCTATTACTTTCTCCATTCTTTCTACTTTTTGAAGTCTTGTTTTATCGATTTCTATCCCATATTTTTCTATATATTCTTTCAATAACTTTAATTGAAATTGAAACATTTCTAATAAATAATTAAAGTCCCAAGGTCGCATTCTTGAAACTATTCTAAAATATTTGAAAAAATTTTCTATTGACCATTTTAATTTATAGTATAAATCTGACATTGTATTAATTTATTTTTTCTAAAATTAAATCATTTTTATAGAATGCATTTATTCTTACAAATTCACAATTTAAATATTCTATAATTTCTTGTTCTCTTTCAATATCTCTTTCTTTTAATTCACCATTTAACTTATAATGCCTTCTTTCATAAAATTCTATCACTATGTTTTTCTTTTTATCATAACCGTCTACCCAATAACCAAGCTCTTTAATACGAAATTCTCCGCCATTCATTGCGTGTTGAAAATTATAATTATAAAACTTATTAATCCAATAAATTACGTCACACGCAATAATATTAAAACCTGGATGTATTTGTCCGCCATTAAATTTAATTTCTTCAATTCTTTTTATCATAGTTAATCTATGCTTTCTTTTAGTTTCTCTAGTTCTTTTAGTTCCAGAAGATGGGCTTCCATTTTTTAAATATAAATCAGATATGTGTTTTCTATATTTTAATGTGTGCTTGTGACCCTTAAATCTACCACGTCTATTTAATTCTTTAAATCTATCACCATATAATTTATCTTTATAAGATTTTAATTTTTTATCAGCCTCTTCTTTTCCGTATTTTTCTAACCATATATTGTAATGATTTTTTCCATACATACCATTATTTTCTTTTGAAGTATTACAAAATCTACACAATGTATTATTTTTTATACCTCTTTTCAAATTATATTCATTTTTATAAAAAATTTCTTTATTACATTTTGGACAATTTCTTTTAAACTGACTTTTTTTCATTCAATTATATTTTTTTCATTTAAAATTTTTGAATATATATTATCAGCTATAAAATCCTCATATCTTTTATATTTCTGACATCTATTAAAGTTCTCTTTTATAAATGGCATCATAATCTCATAATTATTTGGTTCAGATATAGTTTCAAATATTCCTGCTAAATCTTCCAATTTTTCAAATTGCAAGATTCCTTTTTCGTCAAAATAATTTCCAATATTTTTACACCCCCAATAAATCGGTACTGTTCCTGTCGCAAAACAATCTAGTAATTTTTCCGTATAATAGTATTTAGCTCTTGAATTTTCTATAGTTATAGAATACTGATAATCCTTAAGCCCTTCTTCTTTAAATTTAATGGGATTTACTGAACCATCACCATATAAATCTAAATTTTCTATGTTCATATCAGCAACCCGATGTCTTAGTATATGGCCTTCTGTCCAATTCTTAAAAGAATATATCATTGAGATTAATTTTGTCTTATCGTGTATTTTTATTTCATCATCACTAACCCATATACCATTATCTGGAGTAAAAATACATTTTTCTGGATAAGTGTCTAAAAGTTTTTCATCATACGTCATTATATAATCAAATTTACTTATATGCTTTTTTTCTAAATTATTTAATCTTTGATTTTGTAAATCACTTATAGCCCTTGGGTCATGAATCCAAGCTAATTTTATTTTACTGTGAACTTGATCTATGATTTCTTCTTGGTCTAGATCAAAGCAGCGATCTATGAATACTGAAATTCCGTAATATACAAAATGGCCTGTGGTATATTTTATTTTAGTAGGTATTTTATTTGGTTCAAAACTTAAAACTCTACTCATATTTTTATCTGTTATTATATTTATTTCTAACATAATTTTACTCTAATAAATTCATATCCTAAATTTTCTAAATTTTTTTGTCTCTTAATGTCATTTTGTTTTAAATTTCCGTTATTATCAAAATGATGTCTTTCATCTACTTCTATAATTAATTTTCTTTCTTCATCTATACCATCTGGAAAATATCTACCAACTCTAATTTCTCCACCATTTAATGCATGTCGAAAATTTAAATCATAATACATATTAAACCAATCTATTATTTCACAAGCAATTATACTATAAGATGGCCAAGAAAAATTATTGTTTTTTATTTTCTTTTCAATAATACTAATTCTTTGTTTTTCAATAGATTCTTCATTTCTAACCTTTCCTATTTGTTTAAATTTAATTTTATTTCTAGTTTCTATAGGAGTAACATACCCAAATTTTACACAACTTTGACATATTGAATCATTTTTTATTGCATTTACATAACTTCCTTTATTTTTATAATAAATTATGTGATGACATTTAGGATTATTTAATGGATTAGAACATATTCTTTCATATTTTTCTTTACGTATGATTTTTATTGAAGCACAACTTAAACATAAACGATTATTTTTTATAGAATTTTTATAAGCTTTATAACTCCTATATTTCATTACTTTTAAGCAATCAGAATTATTTAATGGATTTATACAAATTTTTTCATAAATTTTTTTAGAAGTTGTATATAAACCAGATTTATAATTTGAATTATTTTCACCAGATTTAGAACAACTTTTACATTTTCTATTATTCTTTAAAGCAGTCAAATATGAAAATTTAGATTTATATTTAATTTCTTTTTTACATTTAGGGCAAATTCTTTTATTAGATTCAATAAAATATTTTATATGATTGCACTTTAAACAAGTAGCATTATTCTTTATAGCTCTACAATAAGACTTTTTATTTTTATAATAAATAATCTTATTACATTTAGAATTATTTTTTGGATTTGGACATTTTCTTTGATACAATTTTTCTTTCAATGCTCTTTTTAATGTTTTGTCTAAGAAAATTTCTTTTACTATTTCAACATATTTAAATTTAAGTCATAGTCTGACAGCTTATCTTGAATAATCTCTAAAAATTTTTTTGATGTTAGATTATTTTCATATTTTAAATCTTGTCTTACTTCTTGTTCTATATCACACAAACAAAAATACAAATCAATTGCTTTAACATACACTTTATATTTTTCTTCTTCATCTGACTCATTTAAATCAAATTCTAATATTGCTTTCATATAAACACTCTTTTATTTTTATTAAAATTTTTTCAGAATTAATTTACAATATTCATATCACATTTCAATCCTTTCTCCATGCCCCCAAAATTTTGAATAACCAAATTTCATATTTTTATCTCTTGAAAACTTATGAAGAAAACAAATTCCATCATAAAAATGTATTGAAAATAAATCTTTTTCAAATTCGTCAAATATTGTCTTATTTTTATCAGTATAACAGTGTAGTTTATCTGCCATAGATTTCAAATATTCCATTGCTGAAAATGAATTATCACCATGAATTATATTTGTATTATTTCCATATGTATCTTTGTCTCTGTCAGAATCCCAATTTTTATCATAACAGCAAAATGTATCTTCTACAATGTATACTCCATTGTTTGAAAGAAGTGGAAACAAAGTTTTTAATGACGTAATTATTTGATGATTCTCATGTCCAGAATCATCTATACATATATCTATAGGTCCATATTTTTCATTTATCTTTATAAGAAAATTTATGTCACATTGGTCTCCAATTTCTACAAAAACATTTTTTGATTTATCTTCAAATTGTTTACAATATGGATCGATATCCACTGACACTATATTTTTTGCATTTTTAAAATATTCTCTTAAAGTATATGTAAAACCAGCATTGTAACAACCTAATTCCAATATATTTATATTTTCATTTTTTAAAAATGAAAGTTCACTATCATATATCTGCCAAAAGTGTGTTTCTTTTATTGCTGCACCCTGAATTCTATTATTAAATGCTTCTATAAAATTCATTTTAAATTCTAAAATTAACCATTTTTATATTCATAAAATTCTATAGAATGAAATATTATATAAAAAATGTTTTGATAAAAATTAAAGTCAAAATCGTTATCTCTATATTGTTTAAAAATTTCAATAATACAACCGTGTATCTTAATACTAGTATCCATTTTTGCTACAGATAAGTACATACTTTATTCAGGAAAAAATTGAGATGATACTACCCATCTAAGTGATGTAACTTCATCAATTTTAGTTTTATTTTCAATAATTCTTATTGTTTTATAAAAAAAATTATTTTTTATTTTATTTTTTACAGATTCCATTTCATGATTCATGCAAAACATTATTTGATTAATTATTTGGTTCATTATTTTCTTTTATACTTTTTTCTATTTTCAAATTTCTTTTTAATCTTCTTTTTTCTATTCTCCCAATATTGTGTCTCAAAAACAGGAGTTCTATTGATTATTTCAGTTTGAGTTCTCATTCTTCTTGCTAATCTTTGTTTTTGTCTATGATTCATAATCTTTCATTCTCAATTTATTACATTATTTTTTGTTTGAGACTTCTACTTTCTGTCTGTTAGATATTTGCTTAGCGGTAATATTAGATTTATGACCTTCTATTTTAGAAGATACTATTACAGTTCTTAATATTTTTTGAGAAGTAGATTTTGTTTTTTGCATAAATGGTATAGACTTTTCTTCTATTAACTCCTTATCTCTTAACTGTCCCAGATAAGGACCTTGTTTGCATTCATAAACTACACTATTATCTTCTTCTACAGTATAATTGTGTCCACCAAAATACGTAATTGAAACATCACCTTCGTTCAATATTATATCTTCTAAAAAAGATTTGTCTAAGTCGTAAAATGATACCTTAATTCTGCCTTTAATAACAGCCCAACATTCCTGCGTAGTAGTTATCTTCCTTATCTGTCTGTTATGTTGATGTGCTTTAAACTTATGTCCCTTCTTAGGCAAATAAAGATAAGCAACTTGTAAAAATTCTGATTCTGGACTAAGATCAAATCTCTTAATTTCTCCATTAAAATCAAACGGGTTAAAAAATACTGAATGAAGTAATTTATCTTTTTCTATTTTTGAATATACTTTATGTAAATTTTTCATTTTGAATCTTTTCTTTTATGTTTAATTGTTTCATAATTTAATCTTTTTCTAGTTTCTTAATAAGTTTCCTTAAGGCTTTATATTGTCCCCATGTTAATTGAAAATTAAAATTACCAAAAGAATTTATTGTAACATCAAACCCTTCTCCATTATACCATTCTGTTATTTCAATAAAATCATCTTCTTTAGATAAATAGTCAAATTCTTTTAATTCAGTAAAAATTGCATTTCTAGTATATTTTTTCATTTTAATTTCTATAATCTAATTTTACTATTTTTCCATTATATTTGTCATAGTTATCAAATTTATCGTCACCACCAAATTCTTCAAACAATTATAAATTAATTTTTTTATATTGCTCTTCAGTCAGCGCTTCTGCTTTTTTCATTATCAAAATTAAACCACTTCTAATACTAAATATTACTGGACATAAAAGTTCTTTTCTTTGATAAGTTTTCCAAATTTCTCTTTCATTTATATTTGCAATTAATTCTTGTAAAAAATATTTCCATTCATATTTAAAAGTTGGTATTTTTATTACGAAATTTTGGAATATAAAAACTCTTCTTAAAATGCCAGAATCAGTTTTCATTTATTTTTTAGAAATGAATTCAAAAAAGTAAAAAATCTCTTAATTTTAATTTGAAACTTTAATAATAAAATTAAAAAATTTATATATTGTTTTATAAACCAAAATATAGTACTATTTAAATATAGTAAGTCAAATAATAATATTTTTTCTTTAATTTTTTTCAATTGACATAGAATCATTTTTTAAAAAATATTTTATAGTAAATTCATTTTTATCAACATTTTGTCTAACAAAATTAAATACATTATTCATTATTTTATAAACGTTAATCACTTTGAAAAAATAGAAAAAATTCCAAATAAGACCAAACATTTCACCATTATCTATATAAATAATATTTCTTTTTTTACCAATTTTTTCTATTCTAACATAAAATAGAATAAATTCTACTTTTTTAAAAAATTTCATTTTTAATCTCATAATTTTCTTTTAATAATTTATTTACATCAATTTGTTTATAATCTTCATCAATTTCTGACATTATTCTATTCCACTGATGAAAGCACGTATTTTGATTCCATAACTTTCTTTTACCATTTTCTTTAATTTTGTTGTATTCCTTTTGATTATTGTCTAAATACTTCATTTTTTCTATTGCTTCATCTATTGAATTAAATACAACAATATCATTTTCTATGTCGTAATATTGTTCCATATCTGGAAATGGTTCTGTAACTAAAACACACCAGTTTGGAATTTCAACAACCCTTCCTTTTAATTCTTTCCCAGTATTTAATGAATTGTTTGTAAAACATAAAGAATATTTTGAGTTAGCCCAAATATTTTTAGTTTCATCATATGTATTAGTTCTCTTATTATATACATCAATTCCTTTGTTATTAAATTCACTTATTAACTGTTGTCTATTTCCATGCATTCCACCAGTGTGAGAAATATTGTAATAAAACTTTGTTGGATTTTCTATTTTCGACATCATTGTTGGATTAAATGCCCATCTCATTTTGTGAAAATTTTTGGCTTGCAATCCATCTGAAATGTAGTTACTTAATTCACCTTCAAATGTTATTACTCCATCAACGAAGCTAATCCAAAATTTTGAAAAATTAGCATATCGCCATCGATCATCCGACTGAAGAACGTAAATCTTTGAAAATTCTCTTAATCTAATTAATTCTGTGTGAAGTTTATCATATGCTAAGACGACAACATAATCTGGTTTATTATCTTTAACTAATAAATATAAATCTTCAATATTATATTCAGAATAATCGTAATAATAAGTTTCATATCCAAGTTGCTCTGTAATATTATAGAACCAAACTATACCTGGGCTTATATCTGTTTTAGTTGAATTATACTGATTCATTACCAATAAAATCTTTTTCAATTAATTTCTATTGTTTAATTTAACATAAAATTAGATTCATATAAATGCATTATTTCCCAATAAATAATATTTGTTAATCCCCATCCATTTAAAAGTCCACAAGATTTTTCTTTTTATGAATTTCAACATATAAACTTGTAGATATTTTATCACTTATATTATATTTTGTAGCCATGATGATTTATTAATATAGAAAATTTCACAGAATGACAACTCATCCATTTATAAAAATCTTTTAATTTAAGCTTCTTTTTACTTTTTATTTTTTCTTTTTTAATCAAAATATGTTGTTTTTTAACTTCTTCTTTTTTCATCCTATAAATCTTGAACTTTCTTTTTTGAAATTGATAAACTTAAATTTTTCATCTACACAGCTTTCACATACTTGTGCTGTCCAAGTCTCTAAATCATATTTACTACCAAAACCCCAACTGTTTGATAAAGTCATATATTCAAAATTATTCTTATTCCAGCAACTGTTGTCACAAGAATCACATATAACGTCTTCTACCTGTAATTCTATTTTTTGAATCTGCTTATATTTTATCATTTAATATTGTTTCATAAATAGAAAACCAAATATTATTAAAAATAGGTATGAAATCTTTTACCTTCCAATATATTGTTTTATTTTTAAAAATATTATCTTCACATATTACTTTTTTAAAAGATTCCTATCTCATGTATTTCAGAAAATAAATAAAAAATATTAAAGAATATTCGATTATTCATTTGGTTCATATTTCATGAATCTATATTTTATATTCCTGCAAAACCACTTATTAAATCTGTCATACTTATAATTTTTTACTACTTCATCATATTTTTCTACATAATCATTTATCAGTAATTCTTTAAAGAAACTTGCTTGTTCTGGATTAAAATTATAAATGACCTTTATATTTCCCCAAATTTTACTTTCTTTAAATTTTAATTGCATGAACCCATTGTTTATTAATAAATTATACAAAGAGCTTTCTGTAAAATAAGTTAGATGTTCTGGAGTAAATACTGACTTTATTCTATATTTTGCATTAAAAAATGATGGAACTTCTATATATAATATTCCATCTTTAGAAATTAACTTAGATATTTTATTTAATACTTTTACTGGATTTATAAAATGTTCTAATGTATGTGACATTATAATAAAATCAAATTTACTATCTGTTTTTAAATCTTCATTTTCAAAATCTAATTTTTGTATATCTATATTTTCTTTAATAACATTTGATATTTTATTTTCTAATGTTATACCAATACAACTATTAATTTCTTTTTTATATTTTAATTGAACATTTATTGCCATTAATACACCACCTTTACCTGCTCCAATATCTAAAATATTAATATTGTCAAACCATTCTAAATAAGAATTACAAAAATTTAGTATGTATTTAGCCCTTCTGACCGAATGTTCTTTATAGTCCTTTGGATAGCTACACGGTAAATTGCGATAATGACTTTCATTGTAAATTGGATTTGAGTATACCGTTCCGCAATTATAACAGATAACTACTTCGTACAATATGAAATTTTTTATGAACAAACTGAAACTTTTAAAATATAATTTATCACACACAGGACAGTTTCTGTACCTTGCCTGTTTTAAAAAATCAATATTAAATATCATTTATATAGTTGAATTAAAGACTTTTAAAATTTCTTCAAGTGAATCAATAACATAATCCTGTTCTTCTTTTGTTATTTCAGCGAAAAATGGCAACCATAAACCCGATGAACTAAATTTATCTGTATTAGGTAAATTTGAACCATTATATTTTCCACAAAATACAGGTTCGAGATGTGTGCTGCCAATATCCCATTTGCATCCGATACCTTCGTTTTTTAATAGTCTTAAAACATCATTCCTTAAATACTGCTGTCTATCTAAAAGTATGTGATAGTTTTGCCAATTATATCTCGTACAATAATCAGGGACTTGGTTTCCTATAAAAATACCACCATATCTCAAGTTTAAATCTTTTATTTTCTCATTATAATATTTAGCAGCTTTTGTTCTTAATTCTATCTCTTCATCAATATATTGTAAGTGAGCTAAACCTACTGCAGCATTAATATCTGACATCTTATAGTTCCCACCCAACTTATCGAATGATTCTATTAACACCTTATTAGAATTATCTCTAGCATATGGGAGATTATTTGTGCCAAATGCCCTATATGATCTTAACCATTCTTCAGTTTCTTTATCTCTAACAACAATCATACCACCCTCTCCAGTTGTCAGAACTTTTCTTGCTTGAAAAGAATATGTGACAATGTTATCTGAAATACCAATCTTTTTATTCTTATATTCCGAACCAATTGCACATGCACCATCTTCGATAATTGGAATATCGTATTTTTTACCCAATTCATTTATCTTATCGATATCACAGGGTATTCCCATTTGGTGAACTATTATTATTGCTTTTGTCTTATTAGTAATTCTTTCTTCGATATCTTTGGTATAAGGCACACCAAAAGAATTAATATCACACCAAACAAGGGTCGCTCCGACTCTTGGAACTGAGAATGATGATGCGACCCAGCTCCAACTTGGAGCTATTATTTCATCATCTTCATTAAAAAATTTTCCCCCATTTATATATAAAAGAGATACTTCAATAGCAACTGTCCCATTAGAAACGGCAATATAATACCCTCCTTTATCATTATTATATTCTTTAATGGCATTTTCAAAAATAGAAATGGTTGGTCCATTTGATATCCACTTAGAATCAAGCACTTTTTCAATTTCTTTTAATATTATTTCTTTTTTTAAAAATGGACGCCCTAAAGTAATTTTCATTTTTATTCTAACTTTTGTTTATTATTTTTAATATCATATTCATCCATACATTTTACACAAAGATTTTTTATCCATCCCTTTGTAGATTTAATATTTTCAAGTGAACCACACTTTTCACATATATCTTCTGATAAATGTTCTGCAAAACTTATAAACCCATCTATATATTCATTTCCACCATTGACATAAAATCTCAATCCACCAAACTTCTCTTTTACTTGAACTGCAACAACTTGTTGTATTTTAAGATGAGGGTTTGCATCAATGTATCCTTGTATGTAATTACACAATCTGTCTATTAACCAAAACCATCCATCTCCACATTCAAACCCCCAGCACATTGCTGTTGATTTCATATCAGAATATCTATCTTTAAAAATATTAGGATATTTTTTTACTAATTGTTCATCCAATTCATTATTCATAATATTTACTTTTTATTTATTAAATTCCAGAATAGGTATCTTATAAACCTATATTGTATATTCATTGGTTTTATTTAAAGTTTCTTCATATCTACTTCTATTAATAAATATACTATTATTTTCATATAATATTGTGCTTTAATTTATTTAGATAATTTACAATTTTCATTATGAAACCTAATTATATTAGTTTTACTATATTCTTTTCCGCAATAAATATATTTTTCTGTTGGTTGTTTCTTTGTAAATTATTTTTTAATTTTTTTTATCATATTCCAAATATCTTCTATAGAAATATTTATTTTTTTATTATTAATAAAATTGTCTAATTCTAATTCAAGATTAGTTTTTGATTTATCTATATATATATTATTATTTAAACATTCTATAAGCTCATATCCTATATTACCATACTTATCTATCTTATTATTATTTTCATTATAATGAGAGGCATTAAAAAATAATTTATCACCATCCCAAAAAAATGATCCTCTTGATCCAGTTATATTAATAATTCTTGTTTTTTGACAATATATCCATGATGAAAACATTTCAATTATAGCATTTTTATATTTACATAAAACAAAAATACTATCACTTTTTATTGGAAATTTAAAATTATTTAATATTTTACTGTATAAAATTTCAATATTGTTTCCAAAAATATATAAAAGTATAGAAATATCATGTATAAGATAATCTTCAATTATTGAAACATCATCTCTTATACGCGGACCCATGGATGTTCTTTGAATTTTTATAGTTAATATATCTCCTATAATATCAATATTATTTTTTATATATTTTACAGTAGGATCTATTAACCACACAAATCCATGAAAACAATCTTTCATTTCATAAGCTTCTTCATAACTAATTCCAACTGGCTTTTCTACTAATATATTTTGATCTTGAATTCCTTGTTCTTTTAATTCATTGTAAATTTGTAAATGAGTTGATGCTGGTGTACATATAATTGCATGAGTATATTCTTTTGGGACATCTTTTATTTTAGTCCAGAACGGAATATTTTCTTGTTTTTTATTAGGATCTAAATCAACTGTACCATACAAACCGTATTTAGAATCTTTTATAGTTTTAATCCAATTTTTTGACCAATATCCACAACCAATAATTATTATTTTAAACATTATAATATAAGACTTCGTTTCTAACATTATTATTTTTTCTATTAGGTGAAATGTTAATTATATCTTTTGTTTTTACATTTTTAAAATTATTTTCTAATAACCTGTTTGAAATTTCATTTTCTAAATCTGAATAAAATATTTTATTATGTTTGCTTAGCTTAATTATTTTATCTATGAGTATTTGTTGATCATTATTTTTAAATTCTTGTTTATAAGACACGTCAGTATTTGAATAAGGAGGATCTAAATACATTACGCAATCTTTAAAATTATCTATTATTTCTTTATAATCTACATTTTTTATTTGACTTTTACGTAATTTATTTTTTATGATATTATAATCTAATTCTTTAAGAAAATATAATCTATTACCAAACGATTGATTCATTCCCATTTCAGAAAATCTTAATAAAGAATTTATACAGGAGTTTGCTAAAAAATACAAGAATAGACCTTTTTCTTTTTTATTAGTAAAGTGTAAATTATCATTATAGCTATTTCTAAAATTGTAATATGATTCTTTATTAGTTTTTATATCACCAAACTTATCATAAATGTAATTCTTAACATCAACGAAGTCTTTATATGAAAAATCTAAAACTGATTTCCAAATATAAATAACATTTTCATCAATATCGTTTATTATATACAAATCAAAGTTATCAACAACATTTACAAATATCGCTCCTGAACCAATGAATGGTTCAACATAGATTTTTTTATCAGTGTCTTTTATTAATTCATTAAAAATATTAACAATATGTAACTTAGAACCCCTATACTTAAAAAATCTAACTTTCATTACTCTTATCGTAATAATCTACACAGTTATCAGTATTATCCGCATATATAACCTTAAGCTCGTTATTCACAGTTCTTAATATAGTAATCAGTGAACATCCCTCACACAATACGTGATGAGCCCAACCAGGTTCTAATTTATAAAATTCTTCAAATACATCAATTTCTGGTTTAGCGTTTCCACCAAAAATTCTTTCTGAACAGTAGTTACAAAAATCAGCCATACTTTCACCCTTTAATGGAATTTTAGTTTATTAAATTCATCACGAAAACTTTCTAAATAATTAGAAACTTGACCATAAATATTGATTCTAAAAAGCACATACATTATAGTATAGTTATTTGCTTGGTAATTTATGTTTTCTACATTCATATATTAGTTTATCAACAACAGGTATTAAAATAATTTTTAACATTTTTTATTTTTGCTGGTATCCCATAGGCAATACAATTATTTGGAATATTTTTATTTACAAGTGAAAGAGCACCAATTATTACGTTTGAACCAATTGTGACGCCTGGTAAAACAACTGAGTTTGCACCTATTTGTACATTGTTTCCTATAACTACTGGAGCTCTCTTTACATGAGTTCCGTTTATTGGATCTTTTTTTAAATTATATTTTCTATAGTCAGAAGAATCATGGGAATAAATATGACAACCAGAACTAATAGTAACATTATCTCCTATTTCAAGTCCAGATGATGCATCTAAAATACAAAAATAACCAAGCCAAAAATTTTTTCCTATCTTTAAATTTTGTTTTCCTCTGATAATATTAAATTGATTATACTCTATTCCAACTTCATTTTTTAATTCTCGCCACAGAGGATATTGTGATATTAATTCAATTTCTTTATCGATCATATTATTTTTTCCAGTATAAGATTATTTTTATCAAAAGCATTTATTCTTATAAATTCACATTTCAATAATTTAATAATTTCTTGTTCTCTTTCTAATTCTTTTTGTTTTAAATTTCCATTTTTGTCATAGTGTCTTTTTTCGTAAAATTCAATTATTATATTTCTTTTAATATCGTATGCATCTAAAAAATATCCAAGTTTATTTAAATAAACTTCACCGCCATTTAATGCATGCTGAAAATTTAAATCATAATACATATTAATCCAATCTATAATATCACAGACATTTTTATTATAATTGGGCCAGCCAAAATTTCCATTATTGATTTTTCTATTAATAGTAATTAATTTTTGTTTTTTACAATATTCTTTCCACATTTCTTTTGCTCTTTCTTTACCATATCTTTTTATCCAAATATCTTTAATAGATTTATTATACATTCCATTATATTTACCTTCTAACAAATATCCTCTCTTATACATTGGATTATTTTTGCCAGATGTTCTTTTAGACTGTTTTTGTCTTTCTTCTAAATTTTTCCATCTCTTTATTTGTGATATTTTCATTTTTTCTATAGTTTTTCTAAAAATTGTTTTACAACGTTGCGAACAACTTCTACATTTTTTATTTTTTCTTAAAGAATTTCTATAACTTTTAATATTATTGTAAATAATTTCTTTACCACAAGATGGACAAGTTCTTTTAAATATTCTAATTTTTATATATTTATGATTCTTTTCATGATACTCACAACAACTTTTACACAATGTATTTTTCTTTATAGCATCATCTAATATTTTTTTATTTTTATAAAAAATTTCTTTTTTACACTTAGGATTATTATTTGAATTTTGACAAATTCTCATCCAATTTTTTTGTTCTTCTTTTTTCAATACTTTTCTCCCAATATTCTTTTAATATTTTATCAATGAAAACATTGAGTTTTAATCCATTTGTTTTACAGTATTCTCTATACTTTGAATGAATTCCTTCTGTTATTTTAAGACTTTTTGTTTTCATAGTTTTATATAATTAGAAAAAATAAAAAAATATAATTTTTTATAAAATTTTAATTTTATTTTTCATTTTCATCACCAAACTCGTTTTTCATCTCTTTTAAGTCTATGTCCATTTTCAACAAATTATACCAATACCAAAAATGGTTCCACATATTATCATCTTTAATCAAGTCTTTTAACTCACAGCATATTTCATAAATTTCTGATAGCAATTCTTTTTCTCTAGATTTCATTTGATAACCTATAATTTAACCAAGATTTATTATTAAAAACTTGCTTACAAGATAAATTTCTTAATATAGACTTATATAATTTTTCACTTGCTTTTTGCTTGTGTAATTTAGGAGCATTTTTAATTATATCAACATCATATCCAAGAAATGAATCTGAATATTTAACATAAATTAAACCAACATATTCTGGAATATCTTTTAATAAAATTAAATTTTCCATCGTTACATAATAAAAATAATTTGGTTTATCTTTTTTTAAAATCACAGATTTATTTGATAAACTTCTATGTTTATATCTTTTTTTAAAATCATTTTTAAAATCTCTTTTTGATGTTTTTATTTCATATTCATACATATATTCAGATTTAGTAATACCAAAAACATCTGCTGCTTGTATACCTCTGCCTGAAAATTCATAACATACAACATTATAATTTTTTTTAAGTAAATAACGACCTAAAATTTCTCTTATTTCTTTAGAACTACTTATTTCTTTTATCATCATTAGTTTCTTTTTCAATTTCAAAAAGCAATCTTAATTTTTCACTTTGAGAATATTCTAATCTTTTCTTTTCAGAATCTAACTTTATATAGTCTTAGAAATTTTAATTTTTCTTTGATTTAACATTTTTTCTTTCAGTTTGACTATTTTATAAATTTTTGATCCACTGCCAGGTCTTTTCCAATCCCTCTTTTAACGAAATTTTATACTCCCATCCAAGTTTCCTTAATTTAGAAACATCACCGATTCTTTTTAGTTCAATATCTTTTCTCTCTTCATTCAAAATAATTCTATTTAATTTAGTATCAGTTATTTCTTCCATTAGATCTACTAAATTAGTAAGAGTAATTCCAGTTTGAGTTGAAACATTAAAAATATCATTTTTAGAATTTTTCATCGTTAACAATACTGCATCGACAACATCATCTACGTAAACTAAGTCTAATACCTTTTCATCTGGATTACCGTATAAAAATATATCTTTTTTACCCTTTTTTATTTGATTGAAAAAATTCCACAAGATTTCCGTATATGGTCCCGATGAATCCATTCTAATACCATAAATTGAGAAAAATCTATTTATAACATATTCTAAACCAAATAGTTCATGATAGCTTCTCAGAATATTTTCGCAATACAGTTTTCCCGACCCATAAATTGTGTGAGGTAAACAATTTATCGACTCCTTAATAGGAAGCTCTTTAGGCTTTTGATAGACACTTGCACTGCTTGCAAAGAAAAATTTAATATTATACTTACTAACCCAGTCAATCAGTTTTACACCACCATCAGCAATATATTTGTGTCCCTCAAGAGGCTTGTCATTGCATCTATTAATACGAGTAGCAGCAAGGTGGAAAACCCACAATACTGTAAATGGATCTACAAAATCTTCAAAATTACATGTTGAAATATCAGTGTGGTGGAATTTCAATTTTGGATTAGACAATAAATGTTCTATATTTTTAAGTGAATTAGTTCTAACTAAATTGTCTAATATTATTACATTATAATTTTTATATTCTTCATTATTTATAATTCTTTCAGCAAGATGAGAGCCTAGAAAGCCTGCGCCACCTGTTATCAAAACACTATTCATTTAAAAAAACTCCATTTTAAAATAAAATTATTTTTAATTGGAACATAAATTGTTCTTTGTAATTCATAAAAATCATAATATAAATCTTCATTATATTGTAAAAAATCTTTAGTATTTTTCCAATCAATAAATTGATAAATTTTAGAAATTATTTGTACACTTATTGCATTCATTTTAACTCAAATGGAGTATAATTATGAATCTCAACACAAGCATTTATAATATTTCCAATAAAATTGAAAGCATTCCAATATTTATTATGAGTGTGCCCATGGAGAATCTTTGTAGATCTATAATATAGATGTTTATACTTTGTTAGAAATTCTTTTGGATTATGAACACACAACATTCCATTTTCAGACCAATAATCAACTACTTCAGCAAACTTCATTTTTTTCATTCGCGATTTTGACATATCGTTGTCCCCTTTGACCAAGATAACCTGTCCATTTAACCTTTCAGCAAAAGAAGGAATAAGTTTTTTTGGCCCCATTGCAAAATCACCAAGATGAATCACTATATCATTTTTATCAACTACACTGTTCCAATTATTTATCATAGTTTCATTCATTTCTTCAACAGATTGAAAGGGACGATTGCAATATTTAATAATATTTTCGTGATTAAAATGAGTATCAGATATAAAAAAAGTTTTTACCATTGTTTTAATTTGAAACTTTATTTTCATTCAAAATTTATTTTTAAACTAGTAAAGTCATTTGTTTCAACATCACAAATAAAATGTAACATTTTATATTTTTACCAATTTAAATGCACTGAATTCTTTAAAATCTTCTATTCTTGTCATTATACAGCTTCCACACAATAAATTCTGACTTTGTCTTATTTTATCCCAAATATCATCTGTAACTGTGATATCTACTTTATATTTTAAACCACAGGACTGACAAGTCCAGCCATAATTTTCGTTTTTAAAAAAAGTACCACACTCATTGCATAGAATTACTTTTGCTTCTAAAACTTTTTTACTCCAATCATAGTTATAATGAAAGTTATCTATATTATTACAACTTGGACATTTCATTTATTTAAACCTTTCATCATTTTTTACTAGTTGTGTATATTTATCTTTAATGCGTTGAATTGCGAATTGTTGGTAACCTGGATTTTGTTTGGTTCCTCTATTTATTAAACCATTAATTATTTCACTCCCAGCAGAATATTTAGATTGGCGATAGTACCAACAGGGATTTTGTATATATGTTCCCTTATATTCATTAAAAAGTATTCTTGACCAAAATTCCATATCTGCAGCGCCTTCATATTCTAAATCAGGTTCTCCTATTAAACTGTGTAATTCTCTTTTATACACGGTTCCACTTGCCAACATGTTATTGTTTGCTCTTGTAACCTTATTATTAGTTACTCCAAACCATTGTTTAAACTGTTTTAACGATTCTCTATATTCAATATAATATTCTGGATGTATTAATATAGATTGCAGGGATAAATCTTCTGAAACTTTAAAACCATTTGCTGTAACAAAATATAAATCTTTTTCTTTTTCAAACCAATATTTAACTTGTTCATAAAACATAGAAGTCATTACATCATCTTGACCAGAAATTTGAACATATTCTCCTTCTAAATATGGAATTACACCGACATATGAACCAGCACACATTTTATTACCATAATTAATTTTTGAATAAATATATTTAACATCATTTGAAACTTCTTTAATATCATCTTTTATTATCTCATCACCACAATCATTAAAAATAATGTACGTAAAATCTATTCCAGATTTTATTAAAGACATTAAATTTAATTTAATGGTTTCTAAAATAAATTCATTTCTTTTATATACACTTTGTACTATACTTATCATGTATTATTGTTGTCATAATTCTTTTTTATTAATTCTATGAGCTTTGGATTTCTATACTCAAAATTATCTGGAATATTTAAACAAATTATTTTTTTATTAGTCATTTCAAAAAGAATATTTTTTTGATTTTTATCCATGCATACAACTTCATCTGCCCATTCTAAAACAACATCGTCTATTGGTATTAAAGCAAACTCTTTAGAAAGTCCAACTGATCTTGTATTATAATTGTATGGTTCTTGTGATAATACAAGTGCTGTTGTTGGTGATCTAAGTAAACCGGCAGAACAAACACATAATACTTTTTTATATTTTCCTTGATTTATTATTAATATTTGCCATTCTATTCATTTTGAATTCTGTCATAATTCTATAACTCTTTTACCAATTTGTGCAAAATTACTTTCTGCTTTTTTATTATCTTTTTCTTTTAAAAATTCAATTATTTCAATATTTTTTAACTCCTTCAATTCAGCCTTATCAAATTCATGTTGTATTTCATTTAATATTTTATTAATATAAAGTGATTGTGAATATAAAAGTTCTTCAGTAATAAAAAAAAGTAAAGATTTTATCATTTTTTTTAATATAAAATCTATGAACACCATTATCATAGTAACTTTTGACTTTACATTCAAATTTTGTTTCTATTAAATTCTTTAATTCATATAAAATCTGCATTTTTAATATATTCATCAAAATCTTCTTGACTGTAAGTTTCTTTAATATCTTTTTTATATATAATTTTAGCAGGATTACCATAAGCAATTGCATTATTAGGGACATCTTTAGTAACAACTGAACCGGCGCCTATTATTGCACTATTACCAATGTTTACAGGCAATAAAGTTACTCCACTTCCAATTCTTACATTATTACCAACTTTTGTTTTTCTCAATATCCAATTTTCTTTATTTTCTTTAAATAAATCATTAGTAAATGCACACAAATGTGAAATAAAACAGTCATCACCAATTTCTACACCCTCACAAATGAAAGTATGAGAACTTATTCTTGTTCTGTTTCCTATTTTTACATTTTTCTGAATTTCAACAAAGGGACCTATTAAGCAATTTTCTCCTATTTCACAGTCATATAAATTAACTTGATCTAAATTTATTATTTTAGTATTTTTGCCTATTTTACAATTAGTTATCATTTTTTATTTTCTCTTTAGAGTTAAACTTTCTGAATCGTATTCAAATTCTTGTGACAATGAAATTGTAGATGATTCTTTTTTCTCTATTTTTTCTATTTGTTTTATATTTTCTTTTCTAATCATTTGAAAGTTAGCTTCATAACGTCTTTCGCTTGCAAAATCGAATGTTGATTTAAGATATCTATATGCATCTCTACTTATTTTTCCTTTTAATGGAATGCAATAGCCTACACAAGTCTGATAGTGTAATTCACCATCTATGTCTCTTGTCAAATAATACAAATCGTCATCACCAATATTAAATCCCTCTAATATTTCAAGCTTATCATACAGTGTGTAAACAATAGTATTAAGATATTTCTTAACGAATCTTCTACAAAGCTTAGTGTTTGTTTGACGAAAAACTTTATAGATTAAAAAGTGTCTTACTATATAATATAGTTTCATTTCAATATTTTTTTCACTAATTTAACTATTTTAGGATCTTCAAAGTTTTTAATACCATACAATTTTATATTAGATAACTTAAGCTTAATATTAGTTTTATCTTTTATTTTTTTTGCTAAATCTATAATATTTTTATTATCTTTTTCCTTCCAGTCAGTTGTAATATCAACACAACTAGAAAATATTAAAGATTCTAAAATATACTGTAGATCTTCTTCATTTATGTCTATCTTATATGTTTTCATATTCTAATATCTCATTAAATTTTTCAATAAATTTTTCTTCTGTATATAATTTTTCATAATTATAACGAGTCAATACAGAACACTCGTCATAAAAATCTTTATCATTTACTAATTCATAAGCAACACATCTAGCTGAATCTAAATCACCCTCTTTTAATGATAAAGAACTGTGGTGTAGTTTTCTTTGAGTATCACAATTTTCATAACCAATACAAGGTAATGATAGAAATGAACAGTTAAGAGCAAATGTGCCTGCTGCATATACTCTCATCAAATGAATTCCATAAGACATTTTTCTTAAACTCATCATCCAATCATACCAAGGCACGTATTGAAGATATTTGATGTCCATAATATTATCTTCACCTAATTTCTTCCTTCCCATTGATGGAGCAAAAATTTGAATGTTCATTTCTTTAGCAATTACATAACTGTCTATTCCTGAATACCACTGACAAATCGTACCACCGAGCATCACAGCTTCTTGTCTTGTAAAAATATCATCTGAATTTATTAAATCAGTTATCATTAAGCTTTGTAGAACATAAACATTTTTTCCAGTTAAACCATAAAAATATGAAACATCACAATCATTATGACAAAATAAGAAATCAGCATCCATTAAAATTTTTATATATTCAAATTGATGTTGTATTGATGAATCTTGAAAATATTCTTGATTAGCTTCTTGCATAATAGCTATTTTTTTACAGTATTTTCTAATATTTTCATTTATGTGTTTTCTTAATATAGGTATTGCATTAAAATTTAATACAAACCATTTTTTTGGAATTATAATTATTCCTAAATCAAAGTTTTCTTGTATTTTTTCTTCATATAATGGAATGTGTACAGCATTTAAAGCACATATCCATGCACAGTCCGTCCTCATATTGGAAAAATTTCTTGGTATTTTACTATAATAATTACCTTCGGTAAAAAATGCTATTTTTTTATTTTGTAACAAAATTTATAATCCTATTTGTGATGAATATTTTTTTAACATCGTACAAATCTATTTTTATTTTTTCTAAAGAAGATTTGATTAAGTCAAAATTCCATTCGTGACTATAATTATTTTTTATTATAACTTCTATTATTTCTTCTTTATTTTTCATTCAATTTTTTTTCTAAATATTCAAAGGATTTCATAAAAGCTTCTTGTTCTGCCTCGAATCTAGACTTAATATTTTCTCTTTCTATTCCCAAATAACCGCTTTCATTTTGTAATTTATAATTCCAAGTATTTAAATATTTTCTTTCTTCGACATCACGAATTAATTCGTAATCTTTATCAATTATTATAAAAATATTATTATCATCAAAGAAACTGTAGTTAAAAGCCGAATAAGAAAATTCACACATAGTTTCTTTAGATATATTTACTCCTGTTCTTTTCCACCAATTTAAACAACGTTCAAATGATTTTGGATATTTTTGTTTTATTATATCAAAATTTAACTTAATTGTTTTATTTTTCTTTATCTCATTTAATTTTTCTAATGTTGACATTTCAACGTCACTAAGTTCACAATCATAATTTTCAAGCAAATCGGCTTTTAACTTATAAAAATCAATGTAATATTGTTTTTCTTTCATATCATTTTAATATTTAAAATTAAAGAACTAACTTTTACATAATTGTTTATTTCTGGTAAAAATATTTCTATACTAGCACCATCAAGAGGCTTTTTAGAAATATAGCAAATATTTTTTTCCTTACAATATTTAGCTCTTTCAATTATTTCTTTAGCTGTTAATGCTTTTTTCAAGTTATCTCACTATTTTTGAATACATTTCATTCTGTTTTATCTGTTTCTCAAGACTTTTTTCATGATATAAAGCAAATTCTAATTTGAATGGTAAATTAGTTTCAGTTTCATGACCTAATATTATTTCATGTACTGAGCCGTACCAACATATTCTTTTAGTATTTTTAAAAATTCTGCCTTGTTTGTCTGGCCAATTATTTACTAAATCATTATAACCATCTAATTTTGTCATTCTCCACCCCCATTTTTTAATCCATTCACTTGTAATTCCCTTGACAATATTTGTTCTTGGAATCCAGAATAGTTCTATATCTTTATTTGCTTCTAATATTGTCTTTAAATTTTCTAATAAGTAAGATGATGGAATTTCGTCACAATCTATTTGAAAAATCCAATCTTTTGTACATTTATTCTTGCCAAAATTTTTAAATGAAGCAAAATCATTATTAAGAGAATAGTTATAATATAACAATTTTTTTGTATTAAGTAAACCATATTTATATACTTCATCATCTTTTATTTTATCAGACTCTATATCTTGAAGCACAATTATTTCATCTTCTTCATCTTTTTTAGACAATAGATAAGAAATTAATTTCTTAATTTCTTGTAGTTCATCATGCACTGTAACTAAAAAACTAACTGTCACCATCTATATCTATTAAATTCGTCATTTATTAAATAATTTTTTATTGATATGTTAAAAGTAAAATTAAAATTTCTAAGTGAACCATCACTAAATCCATCAATTTTATTATTTAAATCGTAAAATATTTTAACCCAAATCTTACTACAGATATTAAAAAAAGTTAAATCAATGTTGTTTTTTTTCATTTCACAAAGAAATTATAAGCAACCAATCTCAAGCTATGGATGTCTTCATATTTATATGTTCTGTAATGTATGTTTTTATGAGTATCTAAATAATGACGCATTCTTATTCTGTAAAACGACTCTGGCGTCTGGGATTCAGTAGACAGCTTTCTTAACGCAGGAACAAATTTATCTGGTTCGTCTGTTTCCACTTCTTTTACTTCTTGTATGACAAATTTCCTGAAAGTATTTACATCTTCTAACGTCATATAGTCTAATACTATTGAATGTAGTAGATTATTAAATCTTGGATTTAATACTATTAATGTTGGATGTTTATTGTTCTCTGATTTTGGATAGTAAAAAGTTATAATCTGGCCTATTTTTATTGATGCCCTTCTAATAGGAATGTAGCCCGTTATTCTTTTTTCTATGTGTGTTAAAATATAATTACGAGGCATAAATAATTTTTCAAAAGTTATATTTTTTTAATAAATTTAGACTCAATTAATTTTTTAAATAATTTTTTAGCATCTTTAAGTGCTAATTTTACATTCCTATGTGGTTGTTTACAAGATATATTTCCTTGAATAATTCCTATCCACTTTTGTTGTTTTGAATAGTCAAAAGTATTTAAGTTAATTGCTGCATAACCCTTTATAATATTTATCATATCTTCACTTTAAGACTTTTAAATTTGATTTCAAATAATTGTATTGCTCTCCACATTACTATTTCCAAATTTGTAATTTTTATAGAAGAAAAATCTGTTATTTCTATGTTGAGTAGTTTTTGATAAAGAGTCCACTTAATTTCTTTCATAATGTAAGTTATTAATCAGTCTTTCATAATCTTTCTGTCTATATAAATAATTAAATCATCTAACTCTTCTTTTCTTTTTACAATCTTATTCTTATAAATTTTTAGTTGTTTTTTATTCATTCTATCTATAAACATAAAATTTAATGAATTTTTCTTAAATCTTTTTTGTTTTTTTAATTCTGATTGTTCAAATTCATTCCAAGTATTTTTTAAATTAGAAAAATCAAAAATTTTATTTTCAATATTTATATTAGGATCAATAATGCCTTTTTTCATGTAATTACTCTATTTCCAAATCTTGAGATACATTTCCCATTTTTTTACATGCATCTATAAACCTATACTTATCAAATTTTTCACTTAAGTCAACTGCAAACCTTTGAGTGTATTCATCTCCATAATTGTTTTTTTCACTTTCATTTATTTCAATAATAGGGGTGTATACCCATTTCCAGTCTTCCTTTATCCCTTCTGGATAGATAGATCCCCTTGTGCTTATTAACACAATTGGAAACCAGTGCAACCCCCTGTCTTCATCATATAAACTCAAATCTAAAATCAACTGTGAAACGTTGTTCATTGATTTAATCAACTCACCAGTCTTAAAATTACTGTTTGTAGTAAAGCCACATTTTAAGCACAAATATGAATATATGTTATCACCAAGATCTTTTGAAAGTTCTGTTTTAATTACGTTTTTAGTATTACAATTTATACAAATTTCTTTTTGTTCCACTATTCATTCCTATTATAAAATCTTTTTGCTTCATTATAGCCTTCTAAAAGAAAGACAGAAAATGCAGCTATAGATAAACTTGGATAAAATAAAAATAAAATGATTATTGATCTATATATTATCAACAAATATTTTTTTATTTTTAAATATATTTTTAATCTTTTATCCATGGAGTATCTCTTTATATCGTTCAAATTGAGATTTAAACAACTCATCTGTATATAATAATTGTTCTCCGTCTTCATCTATTACTATCCAATCGTTTTTATTTGCTTTTACTTCAGTCAGAGTTTTACCGCCTTCTGTAAGTAAGATAACCTTTCTATCAGAAATAACTTGATTGGCTATTACTAGATTATTACTTAATTTTTTTTTATATTTTTCGTTCATTTATCTTCTCCAATCTTTTTCAATTTAGGCAAAACTGGTAAGGCAATATTTTCATTAGTACGTTTTAATTTTGGTAATGGAGGAAGTACTATATCTTTAGTTTCTGGAAACTTAGGGACGTTTTCTTCCATTATTTTATCTAATTCTTCTATCATTTTATCGAATGAAAACTTTTCTTTGTTTTGTTGAGCTAACAACCTTGCGTTTGGTAAAAATGTTTGATATCTTTTCCAAACGTCTACCATAACTTGAGAGGCAAATGAATAGTTTATATTGAACCAACTAGAGTTTGGTTCAATTACTCCATTCCAAACAGCAGAAGGATGAACCTGCTTAATTTCACCAGGTAACAATAATACTAATTCTTTCGGCAAAAAATCAACATGTCCAGACCATCCACTGACCATAATAGGCTTTTCGCTTAAACTTGCTTCAAGCAGAGGCCTACCAAAGCCCTCTCCTTTTGTAAAGCTAACGTGTATTTTTATCTTAGAATGATTATATAGTCCATTCATATCTTCAGAAGACAGATCGCCAAATAATAAATAAATATTTGGCAAATCACCCTTTATATCCTTTTTTATTGCTTCAATTTTTCTAATAGTATCAAGTCTGTCAATATAAGAAAATGTATTTCCAGTTTTTAATAATAAAGCAGGTTTATTAGGCTTATTTTTAAACGTTTCTAAAAATGTCTTAATCAACATTCCCACATCTTTTCTATCAGCTCCAAGTCCTCCTTGTAGCCAATGGCCTACAAATAAGAAAACAAAATCTTCTTTTATTTTATTTAATTCGTGCCTAATTTTAGTCTGAATATTTTCAGTTTTATAAAAAATAGAAGTATCAACACCCTCAAATAAAACATGAATTGGTTTAGTACAACTCAAATTACCAATAACCTGCTTTGTAACATTATCTTGCTGAGTATATTTTGTATTAACAAAAACGTTCTTAGCAAAAATAGAAGGAACAATATTGAAGTTCATTCTGTTCAGTCCTTCAATCCAAGCTGGGGAACATATTGTCGTCTCAATACCGGCTGTAATGCCTATATTAAACATTGCTATTTGTTGAAACTCATTTGGAACTGATAGTTGTATAGAAATTTCTGGTTTTTTTGGTAAATTAGGAGTTGGAATTATTTTAGATATAATTTCATCATCAATGCCCTTTTTTAAAGCAGACCTGGGGAGTGTTCCCCAACGAATAGATAAAATTTTAATATCATATTTATCTATTTTTAAAAGAGAATTAACTATTGATTTAGAATGTTCGCCATAACCTGAACGGGAATCAACAGGACCAATAAACAATAAAGTTGGTTTACTCATTATTAATTCCAGTCAAGAAAAATTTTTGTCTAATTCGCAAAAAATCACATTTTAAAAATTTTTTTATTTCATTTTGTCGCCTAACATCTAATATTTTCATTTTAATCTCTAACTAAAATTGACTGTTTTTCATACAATTTTAATAATGTATTGTCAAAAATATTTCTATTCATTAGACTCCATTATTTATCATATACTGCATTATAAATGAATATATTCTATTCTTAAAAATAATACTTTTATATTCTTCAAGAAATAATTTAGCAATAAAATTTAATTTAAAAGAAATGTTTTCATTTATACTATTTAATAATTGTTTTCTTAGTAACATCATATATGTATCAACTCATATCTTTCTCTCGGTTTAAATTCTTCAAAGCACCTTTCCATATCCTGAATAAATCTTCTGCACATTTCAGATGCCTCCATACCTACTTCTTTTTTGAGCATAAATTCCCTTCCCAATAAACCGTATTCCTTTCTCTTTTCATATCCTAAATTATACAGATATAATAGTCCTTCAGCTGCATCTTCCCATTTTGCCCTATCGTCAAAAATATATGGAGTTGGTGGTGAACCAACTAAACCCCTTGCTGCTGGGAATAATGGAAAAGCCCACTTACCACATTTTTTGAATCTACCATCATGATTACTACCCCATTTCTTGTCAAACTTAATTGGATTCCCTTCATCATCTACAAATCCCATCTGATCTTGAAGTCCACCAGTAACTGTTGCTAAAATAGGAGTTCCACTCATTAATGATTCCGCTGTTGCTAGACCAAACCCTTCAGCACTTGCTAAGTTTATCGTAACATCAGAAATGTTATATAAATAGTTCAATTGAAACGATGGTAATCTTGCATCATAATAAATAATATCATAATCCTTACACAATTCATTACCGACCTCTGGTAAATCTGTTCCGTTAGGATCAACTAATTGAGTATGCATTATCAACACGCATTTTTTTGCATTTTCTTTTGATAATTGATCACAAAACAATTTAAATGCCAAAATTACATCACCTGGAGATTTTCTTTTAATATTTCTATTATTATATAAAATTATAAAATTATAATCTTTATCACCAAAAATATCTTTCCTATATTTAATCATCCCTTCGTAATCATTCTTTAATTCCTTAACTCCATTGTTATCAAATTCACGAACAATTCCTTGCTCTAATTCTGTAATTGGAAAATGGTTTTTTGAATTAATACCGTGTGGGATATAAGTAATTATTCTTTTGTCTGAACCTAAAACATTATTAACAATATTTTCAGTCTGTTTACTGATACACATTAATAGATCACATCCCTGATAATAGGAACGATTATAAGTTGGATTGGGAACGTTATCCCAAACTGTATAAAAAAACAATGGTATTTTTTGTCTTATTTCGTGTTCCATATTAAACATCCAAATAAACTGTCGCGGATCTGTATACATCATTACTGCATCAATATTTAATTCTTCAATTAACGAACGAATTAAATCTGGATCTCCATAACCATCATTTGGTTGAATGACAACCTTTGCATCTGTTATTCCTAATGTAGCATTTACATCTTGAGAAACATCTATACGTTTACCTTTATCTGGATGATTTATGGCAGCGCCAATTTGAAAAAAATTAAACCTATGAGCTGTACCCATTACAATTTCTTTTGATACTACACCTACACCTGATGATAATCTTAGCTATAGGTCATCTGATAATAGAAGAATATTTTTACGATCTTTTTGTTGAACGTATTCATATTCATTTATTATCAAACGACCTATAGTACCTCCATTCTCTATCATTTTTTACTCCAATATAAATTGTTATAAACACTTTTTTGATTATCAAAAATCATCGAATAGTTATAACCATTATTTATTACACCTTATTTTTTAAGTAATAAATTTTTTTCATTTTTATTAAAAGTCCACATTGATTTGACTTCTACAATTAAATCATATTATTTAATGCATCATCTATCAGTTTTTCCAACATATCATCATAAGTAAAAAAAATATCATGTGGTCCAGTTCCATGTAAGTTAGATATTAATTGACAAAGTCTGATATCATATTGTTTTTCATATAATTTTAAAAGTTTTTCAATTAAACGTTTTTTATCTTCTGGATCTCTATAATTTATATATTTCATAATAAACTTCCGCTTATTTGTAAATAATTTATTTTATTAACAATTTTATCCCTAAATTGAGATTCACTTAGAAAAAATTTTATACAAGTATCAACAAAATTTGTCAAATTAATCTTATTATTAAAACAATCAACTTTAAATTCTTTGTATTGACTTTCTTCTAAATTTATAGATGTAAGCAAAATAGACCCATTATTTCTTTAATGAATTAAGAAGTTCTTTTTTAACATATATGACTATAGAAGAATAAATATTTCCCCCAAGCCCAAGCGCATAATCAAAACCTTCAATTTCAGAACAAAGATTGAAAATTTTCTTGTAAATGTACCAGGTAATTTGTTTTTTATTCACTTATGATATAAATATAATGAAAATTTCATTTAATTTTTTGTTACTCAATTTTTCAACTTTGACACTTTTTAACATATAATAATTTCTTTATTCAACTTATTAGCCATTTCTATTAAAATATGTTTCTTGTCTTCATTGTTTTCTATAAAGAATACTATCTTCTCACAGTACTTTATATAGTTGTTATAAGTAGCGAATATATGTTTTTTACTGAATTTTTTACCAAATTTATATCTTTCTTCGGCACAATAACTGTTCCAGTGTTTATAATATGGAATAAATTCTTTATAATTTAATTCAAAATTCAAAGAAAATTTTTTGACAAACTTATCTGTTCCGTTTTCATTATCTAAACCTACTATTTCAGTTTCTGGATGTTCCTTTTTTATCTTCCACAATAGATCCTGTATCTTTAGCTTTTGAGTGAAAAATTTGCTTCCTGTAATTCCTATTTTCATCCTTTTCCAAGCTTGATTTAATTAAATTGTAAAATTGAAATACTGAATTAATAAATGAATTTGAGTCATCATAATATATTTTAAACCTGCACGGATTATTATAATTCTTTATCGATATGTCAGCAAAAAAATGGATGTTTAATAATGGCTTATCGTGTAAGGTTATATTTCTTTTTTTACACATGTTTAAAATTTCTTCAATTTTAACCTTATCTTTTATATCATGCCATAAAAAGAATTCTAATACAATATTCTTATGCAAATTTGAAAAATACTCTATGGAATTAAAAAAAGTGTCTAAATCAGGCAGTGTATATTCTGACAACTGTATTCTAACATTAAAATGGTTTTTTTTCAAAATTATTTAAAAAATCTTTTAATTATTAATTCAACTAATTCTAATTTTTGTTTTGTTATTAACATAATTGTACTATTTTTAGCACTTTCTTTCACATCAAAGAATTTTTTGTTTAAATGTTCAAGCGCTTTGTTTAATATTATTCTATCTTTTTTAATCATATTTCATTCATACCAACACTACACAAATCTTTTTTATTTTTAAATGGACAATAAAAACAATTACGTTTTGATGGATTAGCTTTATAATCAAAATTTAAGTTATAGTTTCCATTACTATCAAACACGTTATCAACAAAATCAATTAATTCTTTACCAACTTTATTTATTATTCTATCTCCAGATGGTGGCACAAATCTTTGAACCCTTTTAACTTCATAATCTTGACTTTTGAAAATTTTCTGCTTGAATATCAAAAATTCAACTTTTATTTTGTCTAAATCAATATTATTTTGCTCAGCATAGAATTTCTTATATAGTTGCAATTGGGCTCTTTTCATCAAGTCTTTCTTGGCATTTTCTTTCCAGCCTCTATAAGATTTCTTAAAATCGTATAAAACATAAGTATTAGAATCAATATGCTTTACAGCACAATCTATTCTTCCTATAAAATTTATATTTGATTTTATTGGTATAGATATTTCTATTTCACAACCCAAGAACTCATAGCCCTTTTTTAAGAAATAATCACTTCTTTTTTTCTTAAACCATTCTAAAATTTTAATTCCATCTTTATAGAATTCCATCATCTGATCTTTTGATGTAAAATCACCGTACTCAGAATATTGATTAAATATCTCTGACATTTTGTTTAATAAAATTTCGTTAAGATTTAGCTCGTTAGCAGTCTTTTCACTTTTTTCATAAAAATCAATTAAATATGTTTGTAGTGTATCATTTAATGCTGAGCCAAACAGTGAATGAATATTTACATCTTTTACTTTATGTCTATCTATATATAATAACTTCCACTGTAATTGACAGTTTGTAAATACACTAAACTGTGAAAATGAAACGTGCTTCATTGTATTAATGCCCCATTAAAAAATATTCATTTCTAGTTATATATCTGATTTATATATTGTCATAATTTACTGTTAACATATAAAATTAAATCTTCTAAATCTTCTTTTCTTTCAACTATCTTTTTTCTATATGATTTTAATTCTTTTTTACTCATATTGTCTATAAAATTAAAGTTTGTCTAATAGATTTGTTCCATAACAATTCCAATTTTCTTTAGAACAGTCTTCTTTTAATTTTTCTATTCTTTTTAAACTTATTAGTTTTTTTCCATTAAAACTTCAACTTAAATATCTTCTTCTTTATAAATTACAAGTTCGTTCCCATATAAAATTGTAGGAATAGAAGATAATATTTTTTCATTAAGTGTCGGATGTAATTTATCAATATAATCTTTTAATCCTTCCATAGAATTTATAGCCTCTAATTCTTTTATAAGTTGCATTTTATTTAATACTTTATTTTTAATAATTAAATCTAAATCTTTCATTTTGCCCACTTTCCTTTTAATACAATCAAAGCTATTTTACCGTAAACAGAAATATCAGTAAAAGAATCTTCTACAGATTCGTTTTTTGGAGCCTCTTTTTTCAATATTAAATTAATCAACCTGCTCATTTTATCGTTCATCCTTGTAATCAATCCTGTCATTGCTAATTTCAAGTCCTGTTCTGATTCTAAAGCTGTATTCATTGCAATGTTAGTTGGGCCATAATCATACTGTTTCTTTAAAAAAGTTATATATTGCTGTGCGCACAATTCCTTAAATTTTTCTGTCATTTCTGGATATTTTTCTTCCATTTCTTTTATCAATTCAAAAGCTGAGTGATCTATATTCTGTAATTCTATAGAAGGCTCTTGTTTTTTATCTGAATTCATCTATTTCCTTATTTTTAAGTTTTTAAAAGTTTCATTAATTCTTAAATTATTTTCTATAGTTTGTTTTAAAGTATTTAATTCATTTGGTATGCATCTAAATCTAAACTCCCATAATACTTCTTTATTTGTTTCTTTATTGTAGTTAAAACTTGTGAATGTCATATTAAAATATTTGAATCTTTCATTTCTTATAATAGAAACTTCATCTAAAATATCAATAGAGACTTTGTTAATCAAAAAATTATTAATTTCGTTAATAATTGCACGATTAAAAAAACCTAAAAGAAATATTTGGTTCATTTAATTTAATATTGTCCCATCAATAACTATTTGCTTGCATGATGAGCTATATTTAAATAATTCATAATACTTTATTAGATCTTCCTTTTTGGTAATTCCCCATAAAATAAAAGACTTTCTCTCTAAATCAACTTTAATGTGGTATACAAAATCACATTCAATATTATTAAATATAAATTTTTTAAATTCATCAAAATCTTCTTCTGAAATTTTAGATTTTTCTTTTAAATATTTTTCCCATTTATTATAATCTTTAGAATATTTATCAAATCCCGGATATATAAAAAATGAGTACATCTCATAAGATTTTACTTGTAATTTTTCTCCATTTGGAGTAATTGAATCAATTTTTCCATAATAATCTTGATAAGCTGATGCCCTTTTTGAATTAGTGTAATTCCTAACTAATAGTTCAGCAATTCTAGATTTTAACAATATATTATAATCAACTTTATTATTTTTAATCAAACTAGATTTCGTATCATTTTCAATTTCTAATATTGCATCATCAATTAGTTTTTTATCAAATTCACCAGTTTTTGGCATAGTTCTTATTTTTTTACCTACAATTTTATCCATTGTATTTAATACTTCAAGCATATCTTTATCTAAATTTTTATTTAAATCTTCATGTAACTTTTCAAACTTAATATTATTATTTTTAATAAAAGTCTCTATTGTTTCGCCCATAATAAATTTATCATAATCATCTTTATAAATTATTCTTATTATACCCGCTTGTAAAATATTTTTAAGACAATTTTGACAGGGTTTCATTGTTGAATATAAAGTTGCACCATTTACATTAATATAATTTTTTGCAGCAAAATCAATCACGTTTAGTTCACCGTGTATTTCATTAACTGAACTCCATTTATGATGTTCTTCTCTATTTAAATTACGACTATCAAATTTTTCATTACAATGTAACGTATTCGATAACGTCCCATTAAATCCTGTAGATATTATTCTTCCACTGTCAACTATTACACAACCAACGTTGTATAAAGCACAAGTAGACAATTTAGAAAATTCTTCTGCTATATTCATAAATAATTTATCATATGTTTGCTGTGTTGGCATTTTTATTTTCTATACATTTAATTCTTCGTCTATCAGTTTTTCCAGCATATCATCATAAGTGAAAAAAATATCATGAGGTCCGGCCCCGTGTAAATTAAATATTAATTGACAAAGCCTAATATCACATTGTTTTTCATATAATTTTAAAAGTTTTTCAATTAAACGTTTTTTTATCTTCTGGTTTTCTATTTATGTATTTCATCTTATGTTATTGTCTATTTCATATTTAGATTTTGGAATTTTTATTTTTAACTGTTTTTCCAATTCTGTTACATTAGTACAGCTTTCGTTAAAAGTAGAATAATTCGTACCAGATTTTTGTCTATTACAAGAAGAAAACAGACACCCGAAAAGATTAGACAAATAATCTGCAGAACTATAATCACAATACTCTAATTTATCACATCCAGGTAAAAATTCTTCAGCTTCTTTTATTCCTTCTTTTATCATCATATCTCTAAGTAACCAGTGCACCCCAGTGATAAATTCTTCTTCACAGAATTTTAGTCTTCTTGACATTTGACCTCTTAGTGAAGTCAAATCTTGCTTCACCCAATATGAACAATTTCTTGACATTAAATTATATGTTGTTTGAATTTTAATTTCATCATTTCTAATTTTTTCTAATTTTTCTAATGTTTGAAATGTTTTATCTCTAAATTCTTCATTGTCATTCAATAAATTATAAACGTGTGTATAAACAATATACTCAGGGCTTTTTGAAACTTTATAATTAGAAAATTTTACACCAATTCTAGCTCTTGAATGTTGATCCCAAGAGCATATAGGAATATTAGAAACTGAATATAGTATTGTTGGTGCATTCCATTCGTGGATATCAACAATTAAATTTTCAACGCCCTTCATTATTTTAATATTATTTTTTACTATCATTTAGTTTTCCTTAAAATAATTTTTGTCAATATTTTCTAATTCATCGTATTTTAATTTTGAAATTCTAAAAAGTATGTCTTTTTTATTCATATAAACAGAATAAGAAGCATATAAAGCTATTAAAGGAAATTTATTATGTATATGTGCTACAATATATTTATATAATTCTCTCAAACTATTTGAGTGATCATTGTCTTCAAACTTCATATTAGATAATGACAATAAATTTTGTCCAAAAAAATAAGAATGTGAATAATTTTGTGGTAAAAATGATCTTGCACTTTGCCAACTTCCCTTACCTTTGTTGAGTATAAATTCATATAAATCTTTTAACTCATTAAATGTATTTTTTTCATATTCTGAAATTTCTTTGTGATTTTGAAATACAAAATCAGCATCTCTTTTATCATTATCTCTACAGCCTATTGACATAAAGGATGCAAATGGAGCATTTAGTGTATGAAAATCAAATAACCATCGAGGAACACCTTTTACTCTAAAAATAAAATTGACCATTTCTCTTGCCTGTGGCAAGGTGTTGTTTGTCAAAACTGCTTTTACCACTTCCAGTTTTGATTCAGGATTTGTTGATACCCATTTGTTTTTATATTCATTATTTCCCCAAGTTGCAGTACTTGTTAAAAACATTGCCTTATAAGGATTTTTATTATGATCGACCAATTCAATTTCTAAAGAATCTTGTAGACTTAAAAATTTATTTTGTCTATTTGGATTTTCAGAAGGATGAGTTCCTGTTGATTTTCTTAAATCTTCTATTTTATTTATTTTTTCTTTTTCTGGCATGGTAAATCTTTATGTTGTTTTCTTTTAAAAATTTAGATATTAAATAATAAGACAATAATGTTTTATATTGTATTTCTTTTATTGTAAATTTTTCTATTAAATATAAATTTATTATAATTTTTCCTATTTCTATTGGCATCAAAAATTTTAAGGCTTCACTAATTTTTTTAGCTTTTTCTTTTGATCTTGACTCATTTTTATTTTAGATTCAATTTTATGTTTTTTACCAAGCATTCCCTTGCCTTTGGCTATTTTCTTTATAATATTTTCTCTGTCAGGATGGTTACTAATAACATCACCACCAAATGCTGTTTTAGAAATATTATACCAATATTTCTATCATAAGCTTTTAATTCTTTAATCCAATAAGTTTCTCTCTCATTAGCATTTTCTTTAGAGCATTCTTCAATAACTTCTTTTTTAAAATTTTCAATACCATATTTTTTAATAGCTCTTTTTATAAGCTTTCCAGAACCTAAATAATAATTACGGTTTTTAGAATCTTGACCAATGTAAATTTTATTATTAATCAAATTAATTGTTTTATAAATAATACCCATTTTCTTTCTTAATTAATAACCAAAATAACCGCGTCATAACTTTTTTCAACATTTTTAAACGGAAGAGTTCCCATTGCTTCTCTTAAGTTATCTATTTCATTTTTATTCATTATATTCCTAATTTATTTTTTGAATTTCATAATTTTTCATTTTTGTAAAACCATACTCGTTTTTATATACTACTATTACAATAAAATCTCCTGCTTCTATTTGAATTATATCTTTAGAATCAAATGTAGTTATATAAATTTGTTCATATTCATCTTCAATAATAATTCTATAATACTCTCTTCCTGTTTTTTTAGATTTTTTACTCTCAATTTCTGTAATTATTCCACAAGTAATAAATGAACCATTTACAGAATTCTTTAAATCAGTGGGACTTTTAAAATCAGCTATTTCAAGTCCCTCAAAAAATGAATTTTTTAATATATTAAATTTTTTATTAAAAGGATGAACTGAAAAATAAAATTCAAAATATTTTTTTTCAAATTGTAATTTTTCTTTTTCATTCCAGTCTTGAATATCTTTATTTTCTTCTAATAATGCATCAATTTTAGTTTTAATATTACTAGATTTTATTTTTTTTACTTCATTTATAATAAATTCTAGTAACTTTGAATTACTATATATATTTTCAAAAAATTGTAATCTACAAAGAGGTTCATAACTTCTTTTAGAAATTTTATTTTCATTAATTAATTTACAAATTTCATATATATTGTTTGGATTAAAACTATTTATACTTTCTATATCTTTGGATGAAATTCCTTTTACTATATTAAGACCAAAAGTTATAATTTTATTGTCATAATCAACAGCAAAGTTATTAGAAGTATATCCACACTTAAAATTACTTATAGTAACACCTTGTTCTTTTGCTTGTTTCATAAACCAACTTAACTCTTTTTTCTCACATTTATTAAATAGTGAAGAAAAATATTCTAAGGGGTAATGAACCTTTAAATACATAGCAATATAAGCATTTATAGAATATGCTAGCGAATGAGACTTAACAAAAGAATATTGCGAATATTTAATTAATGTATTAAAAAGTTCATTAGCGTTTTTTTCACTTATTCCATTTAATATAGCAGATTTTTTAAATTTAGAAATTTTTTCATTAAATTCAGTTGTATAATCTTTTTTAGAATCTTGTTTTGCCAAAGTTTTTAATAATTTTCTTATACTATCAGATTCTGTTAAAGTAAAGTTACCTAATTTTTGTAAAATAAGCATTATCTGTTCTTGAAAAATTATTAATCCATAAGTACTGATAAGATTTTCCCAAATAATGGGATGTATTTTATTATATTTTTCTTTTGCCTTTTCAGTATTATTTTTATTATAAAAGTATTCATCAACAATACCTGCACTTATAGGTCCTGGTCTCCATAAAGCATTTAAACTTGTTAAATCTTCTATATTTTCCGGTTGCATTTTTATCATCAAATTTATCATTGAATCAGATCCAAATTGAAATATATCTCTAGTATTTCCTTTTTTAAATTCATCATATACTTTTGCATCATTAAAGTCAGAAGTTAATATTTCAGTTTCCATATGTTTCGTATTATGCTTTTTTTCAATAAGATTAAAAGTATTATTTATAACAGAAGCAGTTGTAAGTCCCAAAATATCAAGTTTCATATATCCTAATTCAGCAATTCCACGTTCATCAACAGAATCTTGAATACCTGTTATAATTTCACCCCCTATTATCTGTAAGGGTAAATCAGAATCAACTAATTTTTTATCTGAAATAATAATACCGCTTGCATGTTTTCCAAGCTGTCTTGCTAAACCTTCAAATTTACTACCTATTTTAACAAATAATTCATAATTATCATCTATAAATTTTACCGTTTTATAATCTTTTAACTTCTCAAGAATTTTTCTTGCATTTTTTATTTCTTTTTCAATAGTAGAATTAATTATATTATCATTAAAAATTTTTGTTAGTTTATTAGTAGCATCAAAATTTAATTCAAAAATTCTACTTAAATCTTTTACTATTGTTTTAGAAGCAAATCTACTAAAATTACCCACGTGACAAACTTTGTTAACACCGTATTTATCTTTTAAATAACCTTCAATTTGTTTTTGATGTTCAGAATCAAAATCAATGTCTATATCAGGAGGATCTTTTCTGGCACTATTAGCAAATCTTTCAAAAATTAAATTATATTTTAAAGGATCTATTTTTGTTAAATCTGTTAACCATAAACATACACTACTGGGCGCTGAACCCCTACCAGCACCAGTAAATCCTTCAGTTTTTTCAACAAAGTTTTTAATAATATCTTCAATAATTAAAAAATAGTCATTAAAACCTTTTTCTTTAAATAAAGAAAACTCATATTTTGCTTGATTTAAATATTTTTCATGTAAATCATATTTTATTAAACCATTTTTAATTTTATTAATATAACCTTGTTTTATTTTTTCTAAAAAAAGTTCATCAGCTTCATTTTTAGTAGAACAAAATTTAGGATAATTGTTTTTATACAATTCAATATCAAAATTTTCAACTTTATCAGCTATTTCATTAGTATTTTTTAATGATTCAAACAAAATATCTTGTAATTTAACAGGTTCTTTAATTATTAAATTATTAATTTCTTCTTCAGTTTTAAAATATAGTTCTCTAGCTTCATAAAACCAATCGTCTAAGGTCATCGATTTAATTGTTTTCTTTTGCTTAATACAATATAGTAAATATTGAATATAATAATCACTTTTGTCTAAATAATGAACGTCTAAACCAAAAACTGGTTTTATATTTAATTCTTTACAAAATTCAAGATTAACTAAATTAACTTTTCTTTGTATTTCTATACTGTTTAGTTGAAATTCTATATAAAAATTATCTTTAAATTTATTTTTATATTTCTTATATAATTCTCTTACTTCATTTATTTTACCTAAAACTATTTTTTTATTAAAAATACTTCCTAAACAAGCTGTAGTAATAATATTATTGTCATCTAAAAATTCAAAAACCATGTCTTGACTTAATAATGGCTTTCTGTAAAAATTAAAAAACCCTCTATTAGAAAGATGAATACAATTTTGTAGTCCTTTATAATTTTTTGCTAAAATAATTAAATGAGAGTTTTTTTCATTTTTTTCATCTCCAATATCTTCAGCAGATTTTTTATTAAGTTCAAGAAATCTTTCTTTGTCTTGATAATACAAATCATTAATATAAATCTCACAGCCCATTATAGGTTTTATTTTATTTTCTTTACATGATTTATAAAACTTTAAAAAAGACATCATATTACCATGCTCAGTTAAAGAAATAGCTTCACATCCAATTTTTTTAGCTTTTTCAACTATATCATCTATTCTAGCTACTGCATCACCTAAAGAAAATGTACTATGAACGTGAATTGGTGTGTACATTTATAATCTCATGTAATAAATTCATAATTTCTTTTTTATAATCTTTTATCTTACTTTTATTATATGAATAATAATAACTAGGATGCTTTAATTTAAAAATTTTATTAAAATAATTTGTATTTTCTAATATTATTTTTAAATTATTATATACTGAATTTCCAAGAGCTACTATATACTCTGGTTTTACAATTTCTAACTCATTATAAAAAATATAACTACAATCAATAACATTTTTTTTACTAATTTTATTATTAATAGTAGAACATTTAACTAAATTAGTTATATAAAAGTATTCTAAAACTTTAAATTCTCTAAAAATATCCAAAAAGTTTTGACTTGAACTTTTTTGTTTTTCGTGTCCTAAAAATATAAAATAGTTTTCTATAATTCTTTTTGAAGAAGGATTTTGTCCTACAAGCATTATTTTACTATTTTTTCCAAAAGATGGTAAAAGTTTTCCTGGATCAAAAGCTTTTACAGAATTTACTTTAAGTTCATGTAGTTCACACTTTTGGCAACAAATAATTTTTTTAGCTAAATCTTTATCTATCCTATCTAAATTTAAATTCACAGCAATTTATGATAACTTACAGTATTTATAAAAATAGTACCTAATTTTAAAATCTCAGTATTTCTACTTAATTTATTATAAACATATATGTAAATTTTAATTAAATTACATATATCATTTTTAAATTTACTATCTATTTCGCTTCTTATAATAATATGCATATCAAGTAAATTTTTATTAACTATAAAACTAACCATAGAAATACAGGCAGCCATATTTTCATCAAAATAATCTTTTGGTCTAATAACTACTTTTCGAGTAAATATATCGTCTTTAGCGTATCTATTGTATAATTTATTAAATATATCACATATTTCATCAAATTCAAGCGCATCATAAGAATGCGGTGATATTATTTTATTTTCTATTATATAATTAAAAATATTATTTTCTAATTCTTCAATAGTACATTTTAAATATATTTTATAATTTAAATTATAAATTTCTTTATACTTCTTATTATCTCTAATAACAAAATTATTATTACTTTTTAATTTTTTATTCAATTCTAAATATTTTGTTTCTATTTGATAATCTACTTTCATTTTGAGTATTTTTTATAATTTTTTTTGCTATTATTTTTTGATTTAAATTTGAAGTATCTATTTCGATATAATTATTAAAATTAAGTATTTTTTTATTAAAAGCTTTATTTATAAAATTATTATATTCTCTTAAATGAACTTTAATATTCATATATTTTTCATTAGTATTAACGTGTCTTTGTTTTAATATAGATTCATCAGCATAAAAATAAATAAAATATGAATTATAATAATTTAAAAAAACTTTTAATAAATTCCAAAAATATTTATTATTAACATTCCTTTTAAATATTTTAGCATAAACAAGAACAGAAAGAGGTGTTCTATCTGTCATATAATATGAACCACTACTTTGTTTAACTATTTCTTTAAAAGTTGAAGTTTTACCTGAACGATCAACTCCCTCTAATAATAAAAATACATTATTCATTTACAAAAATTGTTTAATTTTTTCAAAAGAAATGATATTTTTATAAAATTAATACACTTACTTATCATAGATTTTTTACTCAATAATTTGATTTTTCATAATTAAAAATATCTTTGAATTTCTCTTTATAAAAATTAAGATCTGTAGCCATTTTAATATAATCTTTATTTTCTTTAATTTCTTTAAGTGCTACTTCATAATTAATTGATTTAATTTTATCAGGAACTTCATTCAATTTTACAACATATTTTCTAAATACTTTTAATAATTCTGGATAATGTTGTAATCCTCTTTCTAAATTAGCTTCATTGTGAATTAATGAAATTGTATCAGATGCTAATGCTTCAAAGAATCGTATATTAGAAAAATGATTAGAATCATAAGATGGAATAATCATTGTAAACCTTGATTTTCCAACTTCTGTATTATACTTATAAATGTTTACAAGTGTATTAATATCTGCAAATTTATCCTTTAAGTAAATATTATTTGAAAGTCTTAAATCTTCTAAATTTTGCTTGAGTTTAATAATCTGTGATGTAATATATGTTCTTTTTTTTGTTAGTATTGTACAGCCAAAAGTAAAATCAATATTTTTAAAAGATGGATTAATATTATTATAAAAAAATCCGTATTCTACAAATGGCACCCATCTCATATTTTCTGGTGGGGGACAATCAAAAAAGTACCATCTATTTTTAATAAAATCAGGCTCTTGTGGATCTGTAATCATTTGAAATGATTCAATACCTTTTACTTCTTGAATATAATATGCAAATAATGCTCTATTAAGATAACTAAAATTTATATTAAAATTTGTTTTATAAAAATCACTATGTAATGAATTTTCATAATCTTGTTTAATAGGATCATTAATGCCCCTTCTATAATTTTTCATAACTCCTAAATAAACTATTAGATGCTTATCAATTTTATATTTACTTAAAATTTTATCTATAAATGCATATGATTTTTTCCAAGATTTTTCTGTAAAATAATCATCTTGCGCATCAATAATAGTAATATTAGGAATATCATATAATGCAAAAAATTTCTTATCTATAGTTTTTCTTTCCTTGTATGGATTAATAAAATAATAATGATTTTTAGTATCTAAAAAAAGAAATTTAAAATAGTTATTATATTTAGCACTTTCATATCTAGATATCATTTTTAAAAAACTCAATAAAATATTCATATTTGTTTAATTTACTTTATTGATTAACTTTTTCATAAACTTTTATAAATATTTATTATTGAATTATAAGTTTTTAAAATACCAAGTCTGTCGTTATAAGCTTCATTTGGAAGTTTATAATCAAAAAATTTATAAAAATTTTCAGATATACCATTGTGATTTTTTAAATAATCTAAATCTTTATTTATTTTTATATGTTTATTTATAAGTTCGTCAAACGTAATACCTGTTAATTCACAAATAATATTTAAATAATGCTTAAAAGGCATCGGTTTATTTCTACTAATTATAAAATCTTTTCCAGATAAGTTATCAAAATTATTTAATATAAAATAAAACATTTTGGCAAAATATTCACTTCTCATATAGTCTTTAAAAATTTCAGGATCTAAAAATACTGAGAGTTGTTTATTAGTTTTGTTTATTTTATTTAAATAAATTCTTTCTAATATTTTTCTTATCATAGATGAATTATCATATGGAGCATCACCATAAATAAATACAGGCTTTATTGTTAAAAATTTTTGTTTTTTAAGCGATTGTTTTATAGCAAGTTCAGCACTATATTTTGTTAAACCATATATAGTTTTTGGATTTATTGTAGCAGTTTCATTAAATTTTCCATTATTTTTCATATATTCATCTGGATCAAATATAGCTGTTGTTGAAAAATTTATAATTTTACATTTTTTTTTAAGAGCTATATCTATTAAATACTGTGTTCCTAAAACGTTAGACTTAACAGCATCATAAAAATATTTTTCACACTTATCAGTATTTACATAAGCAGCTGTATGAATTATTATAGAATTTTCATCTAAACTGTTTTGTATATAATTTAAATTTTTTTTACTGGTAATATCAATTTCAGAATCTTTAATTTGCTTGTTTTTTAAATAATGAAAAACATTAGTATAAGTCGCATACAACTTATTATATATAATTTCATATTTATTGTAATCTAAAATATCTATAATAGATTTAGCTAACATACCTGTATGACCAGTTATAAACAATTTAGTTTTCATTTAATAATTTTATAAAGTTTTTATGTTCCTTAAATGAAATTATCCTATTATCTAACTTTTTTATTATTTCTTCATAAGACAGATCACATATAAATTTATTATATTTAAAAAATACAGTAAATCCATTTTTAGCTAAAATATTACAATTATCTATATCATCATCAAACACAAATTTTTTGTCATTATTATTAAAATTTTTAATAATATATTTTTCTTTTTGTTCCTCCCAAATTATTGCATCATATTTAAATTTATTATTTTTAAGCCATTCTAGTGTATCTGAATAAATTCTAGATATTTTTTTATATGGTCTTGCTGTTATCAAAATAATAAAATAATTTCTTTTACTTAATTCATCTAACAACTCTTTAGAATCATCTATAATAGCCATTTTTCTTTTAATGCCAGATAAGCGATACAATGTTTTTAATTCATATAATTGTAATTTAGGAATTATTTTTTCTAATTCTTCTAAATTTTTAATATTTTTATTTAATTTTTCATTAACAAAATCTATAAAACATTTTGGCCAATTTGCAATAACCCCATCAATATCAATAAATGCAATATTTTTATCTTTTTTATTTTTTATATTATTTAACATAATATTTTGATCAAACTTATCGTTTACAACATTAGATTTATCTATAAATTTATTATAAATTTGTTCATAAGTAAAACCATTTATTATAAGAGTTTCTAATAAATATTTTAATGTATCTATTCCTTCTTCTAATAAATTATCTTTAACGTCATCACCGTCTTTGTCGACGTGTGATTTCCAATCAACCTCATCTAATAATTCACTTGCTTCTTTTATCGTGGCTAAAATAAATTCTTTATTCCACTTTATTGTTAATTCTTTATCTTCAATTATTTTACTATAATCAATATTATATTTTACTTTAAAAAATTTTTCAGTAAATTTTTTTTGAATATTATAAATTTCTTCTAATCTATCCATTTATTTTTCAAATCTTTCAATTATTTGTTCCATTTTTATTTTGTGTGACCATTGTGCATAACGACCAATATGAATTATATTATTTCCAGTTTTATTTATGTTATCATAAGAAAATTTAATTTGAGCAAATGGAAGTGTAATTTTATCTAAAACCTTATATTCATCCATTAAAATATCTGTTTTTCCTTTCACTTCAAAAACCACATAATCTTCAAATAAATTACAACGATGCCATTGAGTAGAAGCTATTGAATAGAAATATTCTAATTGTAAACTATTTTTTATGTTTTTTAAATAATTGTTATATTCACATTTAAAAAATGTTGTATTGAATGCTGTAAAATCATGATTATTTATATTAATTTTGGATAATTTTTGAAACATATTTATAGGAAGAGTATTGATTAAAAAATCATATTTTTTTTCTTGTGATGATACTAAATATAAAATATTTTTCTCAATATCAATTTTTTTTACTTTATCTATAATAATTCTTTCAAAAACTAATTCTTCTAATCTTTTAAGAATTAAATTATAGTCAATATCAAAAACAGTAAGTTTATTTTTACCAGAAGATAGTACTGATGGGTGTATTTCATTCTTATTTAATTCTCTAGTTTTTAAAGCATATTTTTTCTTAAAATTACCATCAATATAATCTTTTATTGAACTATCTTCGTACATATAACCAATTTTAACTTCTCTAATTTTTATGTCTTCTAATATAATTTTATTAAAAAAAGATTTTGTATGTTTATTTACTTCAAGTAAACGAGGTCCTAGTTGAAATTTATTAAGATTTTGCCATCCACCAATACGATCAGTAATGAGTTCATATTTTTTATTATAAAATGCTGAAACTAATCCAGCAACACCCCCTCCAATAACAAATAATTTAATATTTATCTCCCATTCGAGAATTGCTTGTTAGCTTTATGAATATTAAAATCAAAAATAATTAATTTATTCCAATATTTCAAATCATTTATCATCTTAATTCTTATAGGCTGCCAAATAAATCTCCAAAAATCATCAGTGATATAAGAAATTTTCTCCTGTCTTCCCAATTCCAAGAATCCAATACATGGTTGACACGTATATATTATATTAAAAATCTCTTTTGATATTTCAATCATTTTTTTAAAATTTCACTAAAATATTAAAATCTTTTGCGAACAAACATTATCAACCAATCTATAAATTGTATTCCATAAGCTCCTTTAATTTTTATTTTTTCATTGTATAACACTTATAATTAAATAACATTCCTATTATTTTGAAACTACTATGATTCTTTCATCTATTAAAATATTTTCTATAACTAATCTAACATCATTCCAGCTTAGTTTTCCGTTGCCGCATCCTGGTCTTGGAAAATATACCTTTGAAATATTTTTTGTATAATATGAATTATTTAAATACACTATTAACTGCCTTGCTGACCTTTCAATTAATTTTATATCTGAATTTTCTGTCCATATATGCTTTGTTGGAAAAGTAAACATTCTGTATCTATCTAACATATATACATTGTTGCCAAAGTTTTTTAATAAGTGTCCTAATTCTTTTGGCAATAAAAAGAATTTTTCTTTGGCTTGAAGTGCGATTCCCCTACCCATTACTGCTTCTTTATTCTTCTTAACAAATCCATTAGTAGTAATACAGATATAAGATTCTTTGTCTGAATTATAGAGATCCCAGATATTAGCTTTTATTTCTTTCATTTTCTTTTTTGACTGATGAATAACCGTCTTTCGACCACGAATCCCCTCTAAACTCTATAGTTGGCAGAAATATAACTGTTTCCATTTTATCATTACACTGAGGACAGATTCTTCTTGAACTGTTAAATTCTTCTAATGTTAGTCTTATATCTTTTTCAATTAACTTGCAATTTTTGCACTTGAAGTCGTATAACATTTATTTATCTTAAATATAATTTAAAATTCAATTAATTAAACAAAAATTAATGCTTGCTGGTACCATAGTGGAAATAATTTTCTATTATTTTTATAGAAAAAAATAAAACTACTATCTAATATATATGTTTTGCACCAGTCATTTTCATTTCTTATAGATCTACCACTGCTTTGAATTATTGTTTTTGCTGTCTCTAAAAGATACCAATCTTTAACTCTTTTCTTTTTTTCTACAATAAAATTATCACCAAGATTTGGAAATGGTGTTTTAACTATAATTTGAAATCTTGACAGATCGTCGTATAAGTCAATACCTTCTGTCATTGATGGAGAAATTAAAATTGTTGGTTTATCACTTTTTAAATGTAACTCATACATTTCCATTCTATTGCTAGAATCGTGAGAAATAAATCTATTTGTCTTTACATTTTTTACAATATAATCAGCTATTTTATATGATGTACAATGTATCAATCCTTTGTCTAATCTGTGTTCTGCAATTAATTTAGTTATTGCATTAGCTATTTTTGGTAAATTATTATCAATATCCCTATAATTTAAAGATCCAACATTTACTGAAAATACAGTTCTGTTTTCTTTTTTAAATGGTGAATCTAATGATAAGAATTCAGTTTCTTCTACTGATATTCCTATATTTCTACAATATATTTCTTTATCTAATATAGTTCCACTCATTAATAATATTTTTTCACCTACACAAAATAGTTGTTTATGAGAATATTTAGAAGAAAATAACGGTTTTAATGAAAGTTCATCTTCTTCTTTATTTACACTCAATATCCATTCATCTTTATTAAATCTTGATACACATCTGTCTAATTGTTTAATATACCTTTCAATATTATTTAATTGTTTTAATAAATTTTTATTTTTTATTAACTGATCTTGACTTAAGTTTTTAATTTTTTGGTCTAAATAATCTTTTATTTTAACAAGATTTATTATTAAATATTCTTTTATCCAAGAAAAAATTTCATCAATAGAGTGAATTTTATTTTTTGGCCATTCTAAATTGTAATTTTCTATATTATATTTATTTATGTTTATGGAGATAAAATCTGAAATTGCAGCATCAATTGTGTGTGCCTCATCCACAACTAATAATTTTCTTTGCTTAATTTCATCTGAATATTCTATATGATTTAAGAAAAAAGCAACATTAGTTAAAGATATTTTATTACTTAAAAAATTTCTTTTATCTTGTTGATAAATACATTGACAATATTTATTTTTAAAAACTTTATTTATTAATGATCCAAGTTGACATGAAACATATTTTCCAGGACATTCATAATGTTCTTTAGACCATATTGAAGATATAAAAGAAAAATCATTTTGATATTGTTTTTGTAAAATTCTTTGAGGAGTTATAACCCATGCTTCATTTAAATATCTTGCAACTGTAATTGCAATAGCAGATTTGCCAGATCCGGGACTACCCTCAAGCAAAGCAAATCTTTTGTTTTTATTTATAAAAATATTTAAAATAAAATTAATAGCTTCTTCTTGTTGTGACCGTACCTTTTCAAAAGGAAAAAATTGCAACCAGTTTTTCTTAGTTATCATCATTTAATTTTAATCTATTTTTAGCAATGTTTATCCATGTTTTGTCATTATCACATAATAAAAAACGACGATTTAAATTTTGACAAGCTACACCAGTAGTACCACTACCACAAAAATAATCTAATATTAAATCATTTTCATCTGTTCTATTTTGAATAATATATTCTAATAATTTAATTGGCTTTTGTGTTGGATGACCAACATACTCTTTTGTAGAAAGTTTACCCTTAAAGTATGCTTTTACTCTTTTTTTAATTTTTATATTCTCATTTAATTGTAATCTTGATTTTTCTGGATTTTCTTTGCTAAAATGTAAAATGAGTTCATGGATATTTCCCATTATATTTAAATTTCCAGAATTCATATCACCCTTATCCCACACAAAATCTTGGTTATATTTAAATTTATTTTTTATAATATTGAATATCTTAACTAGCGAATCAAATCTTCCATGTATATAAAAACTCTTGTTTTCTTTTAATATTCTATAAGATGAATCTATTATTTTTACCCAATCTAAATTTTCAATAGAAGAATCATTATTTATTTTTGATTTTATGGCTTTTTTATTAAATCCATAATTATAATTTATACCATAGGGCGGATCTATTATTATTAAATCAATAGAATTATCATCTATTAATTTCATTATTTCTAAACAATCTCCAAGATATATTTTATTTATTTCTATCATTTATTCTAAAAACAAATAAATTCCTAAAGCTAATAATGGTAATTTTAAATATTCAACTTTGTTTAAAATGCTTGATGAGTTGCTACCATTAAAACCTCTTAAATCTAGGGTTAAATCATATAAAATCCAATAAACAATAGCAGACAAGAATGTTCTTTTAGAAATATCTAATAAACTTTTATCACTTGAAATTGCTATTGATATACCAAGATTTACTGCAGAAATATTTTCTATAAATTTAAATGTGTGCCACTGCTTATTTATTTGATAGGCTTTATCAAAATCTAAATTATATAAATTTCTTTCTTCTAGTTTTAATGATTCTGTATAACCACTTGAAATTGGATAAAATAACATTGATAACAAATACCATATTAAAGTAATCAAAATAATCCTCAATAATCAAAAATAATTTTTTCAACTAAAGATTTTTTATTTTTAAATTTAATGATTTTCATCTATTATCTCCACTTCCCTTTAAAACATCTCTATCTTTTCTATCAAATAATTTTTCTATATTTTCGATTGCCACTTCATTTAAATTAAATTCTAAATCAGAACATAAATTTGCAATATACCATAAAACATCTCCACATTCTCTTTTTAATTGAATTAATTGTTCTTTCGTTAATTTTCCAGCATCATTATCTCTAATCCATTTGCCTATTTTTCCAGCAACTTCTCCTGTTTCTCCAGCTAATCCAAGAGCTGAATATATTATTTTAAATCTTTCGGGATATATTGCAGTTAATCGAGCACTTTTTTGATATTCATTAAATGTCATAAATTAAAACTCATTTTTATTAAAAATCATATTTAAAAAATTCTGCCATAACTGCCAATATCGCTTATATTTAATTGTATAAAAAAATCTTTTATAATTTAAATACAATCTATACTTCCAATTATATTTTATTTTTTCTAATTCTTCTGGAGTTCTAACCCAGCCAGTAAAATCAACTTCATACATTTAATTTTCTACTATATTTATTCCAAATTGTTAAATCATATTCTGCATACGACATATTTTCTTTTTCAGCTAAAGAAATTATAATTTTTTCTAATTCTAAATATTTACTTTTTGATGGTGTATTTTTTGGTACATCATGACCAAGAAATTTTAAGTGTTGTAATATATGAACATCAAGTCCACTTAATTTTTGATTTTTTCTACTATGTAATAAAAAGCACCTTGAAGTTTTTAATCCAATTCCTTTAACTGATTCTAATTCTTTTATTGAACATTTTTTTAAATCTACATTTTTATTTATTAAATCAATAATATATTTTGATTTATAATTATAACATCCAATACCCGATTCTTTTAATAAAACTTTTATTTGTTCAAGAGAATATTTTTTTAAAGAATTAAATGGTCCATTTTTATAACCATCAATTTTATTTAATAATTTATCTAAAGATTTTGCTGTATTTTTAGCATTCTTACCAGCTACCAAAATCCAAAATATAATTGTTTCTTCTAATTGAAATTTAGTCTGATTATAATTTGTAATTTCTTGTGGATTAATCATTATTTTGGTCTATTATTAATTTTTTAATTATACCACCATGACATTCATTTTCTGAACTGCAAAAACAAACCAAATTAACTCCATTTTCTCTCTCAGCCCAAACTTTAATTCTATTTAATTCATTCACAATATTAGTATATTTTATTAAATTTTGTTTATTCTCTAAAATATCATATAACCATTCTTTGTATTTTGAAATAGCCTCTTCTCTTGTTTTTACTTGAATTAAGACTTTAGTCTTATTTAATTTTAAATGAGTGTATATATTTCCCAATACTGAACCTCTTCCAATATAAATATCATTTATTTGAGGTACATGTTTATGTTTATTTACTATATTTATTTTCATTCAGTTATTCAAAAATAATCATTTATATATCTAGAAATTCATTATATGATGTCTGTTTAAATAATTAAATATTATATTATTATTTAATAGGACACGCACCAGTTTCACATTCTAAGTCATCCTTTAATTCTGATAAATCAACAGTTTTTTTATAAAGTTTATTAAAATCAATTTTGCTAATTAATTCTTCATATTTTTCTTTTGTAATTTCTTCATAAGGTGCTTGTTTAAATCCGTGTTCACTGTGAAGTAAAAAAGAAACTGATTTTATTGAATTTTTATAATTTTCTTTTAACCACAGTTGTATATTAGTTAGTTCTTCTTTTTTATAATAAACAGTACAACTAACAGCATTATCAGACCAAATTGTCTGCATTTTTTTTAATAATTCTAACTGTTTAATGGCATCAAAATCTTTTGTTAAAATTGCATTTTTATTAGATTTCATTGGAAATTCTACAATAACAGTATTTCTATCTAAACTTCCATCTAATTGAGTCACATATTCAGTATTAAGTCCAGCATCTTTACATAAATTTACCAAACTATCGTTTGACGACATTCTTATTCTTCTAATATAATACTCAGAATATGCTGAGTGTAATCCTGGTGTGGTATTAGGAAGAAGACTTAAAGTACCAGAAGGCTTCAAACATGTTAATCTTATTGATTCATTCCAATTATTTTCTTTTGAATATTTTTTATCAAATTCTTCTATATAATCTGATATTTCATTAAGCCAATTAAGTTGCTCTTCAGTAGATTCACATATTCCAGTTATACCTATTCCAAGACGATTATTTTTATGAACTATTTTATTTGTTTCTTCATGTAAATAATTCATGTTTGCAACATTTTTAGAAAATTTATATAATAAAATAACTATTTCTTTTAATTCTTCTTTTAATTTAATTCGAGGGAGAAATATTTCTGTTAAATTGCAACATTCTTTATTGGCAAGAAAAATTTCAACACAATTATGCACAAGTATATTATTAGCAAAAAAATTATGATTATTTTCAACACTAATATCATAAACATCTTCATTGGAAATAATTTCTATTTTTTTTATTTTAGTTTTAACAATCGTTCTTTTTTCCATTTTTTTAATTCACTTCCATAAGTTGTATTTTCTTCTAAATAATTGTTTATATTTTCTATTAATATAACATTTATATTTTTTAATTTTTCTTTTAATAAAATTGTTTTCCAAATCATAATATTCTTTTAAAGATTTTTCAAAAATATTAAATTTAAACTTATTTTCTTCAATTAAACATTTAAGTATATAATCATTTTTATATTTTAATCTCCTTTTACTTCCAAGTTTATTTTTATTAAAATATTTTATAAAATTTTCATTATTTTCTAAATCATCATATATTTTTGGCAATAAATTATTTTTAATATTATTCATACCAATAACAGGTTTATAAAAAATATTATAGAGGGATATAATATTTTTTTGCAATTCTAATATATTCAAAGTATTCTCCAGATTAAAAACTAATACGGATTTATACCTATAAAATATTAGAAATTAAATTTTTAATTATTTTTTATTTGTATAATAATATCATTTTCACTCAAATTATTAGCCGCTATCCAGCCTCTGTTTTCTGTATAAACTTTATGATTTGGTGTTAGTTTTAATTCTGTATTATCTTCTAATATTAATTTTATAATATTTACATCTTTTCTTGTCAACTCAATCTGTCTTATATTATTATATTCTAATTTTTTATTATTTTCATTAAAAGTTAATATTTTGGGTTTATTTTTACATTTAATTAATTTATTTATTTTAATGTCACCAATTTCAGTAGTTATAAAAGTATCACCGGTTACGCAAGGATTTGCCCCATCAATTGAATTATCACGCTTTTTTCTTCCAAGCTTACCAACTGCTCTTGCTAATTTTAAATTTACTAAACCATAAGGTTCACCATTACCATTATAACTATTCCAAAACTCTGGCATTAATTCGTCGTAATCATCTGCTGCAATACTATTATTTGACATTGCTCTCCAAGATGGTACATTTTCCATATCCCATCTTTTAGCTCTAAGATATAAAATATCATCTGGATCACCTATGGCCAACTCAGCGCTTCTCCTGACATTTCCACTTACAACTATCTGTCCAATAATATTAAAAACATCTAACACATCAATACTTCTTAATCTTTTGCCTTCTCTATTTTTCAATATCGAACAAATATTTTGAATTCCAATATGTAATTCTTCAGGACCTGAAGAAACTCCACCAAAACCTTTTATTAATGCTCCTTTGCTTCTAATTAAATCCAATGAATATGAAAATGATTTTCCGTTATTCATAAAAGCTTCTAAAACTTTTTTTAATAATTCAACCCAGCCCTCTCTTTTATCTGGAACTATAAAGTCTGCATCTTTAGTATCTTCTCTATATATATTAATATTTTCTTTTATTTTTGGCAATTGATAAACATCTTCTTTTCTTACAGAAACTCCAACACCACCTCCAAGCATTAATTCTTCCATACCAAAACAAAAATCTTCTATAGTTGATAATTTTGTAAACCAACAGTTTAATAAACTATCTCCCATGAATTTATCTACTATTTTAGTTCCAAGTTGCCATAAAGCTCTACCAGATAAGCAACATTTTAAATTAAATATATAATCATATAATTTTACTAATTCATCGTCTGAAATTTTAAAATTATATTTTTTAATTGCACTTACGCATCTTTGAATTGTTTCATGCCATTCTTCAGTTATATCTTCATTTTCTTTTAATCTTGCATAAGTTCTTTTATAAACTATATAACCAAGAATAGATCCTGGCCAGTTTTTATTTTCATATTTTTTATATAGATTATCTATCAAATATTTTTTTCAATTAATAAATCAATAAGATTGATTTTTGTGTGAGACACAAGTTTAAAATTTATTTTATTTTATTTCTTGATTTTTAAAATTAAGAAATTAGTTTAAACTAAATCAAAGCCAGTACAGACAGTTTTTATAAACTGTTAAACAATATTAAATGTTAAAGGATAGAATTTCCCATTCAATACTTTTAATCAAGCCTTGATATATCTATTTATGTTCTCTTTTGAACTAACTAATACTTGATTAAATATTTAGTGTAATATTAAAATTATTTAAAAATTGATATTCTCTATTTTTAATACTATATATATAATTATTTATTTCTTTAATTACTTTATTAATATTATTTTCTATTTCTTCATTAGTAAATCTTATTAAAAAATTTTTATAATATTGTTTTAGTTTTATTTCTCTTAAAGTATCTTTAATTTTTTGTTTATCATTTTCATGATATTTTCCATCAACTTCTATAAATAAATAATTTTTATATTTATCATTTTTTATAGGAATTGAAAAATCAGGTATATAAAACTTATTTTTATAAGATCCTCTAGGGATAGCTCTTTGAAAGTAAAAAAATATATTTTCTTTTTCTAACTTACTTTTTAACAACATTTCAGCATTTGTTGCATTTTTTTTTAATTTTTTAGAAAATTGTAAAGCTCTTTTTTTATTATTATTAAATTTCATTTAAATTTTTTATTTCTTTTAATTTGATTATTTAAGTGAAACTGTTCGTTTTCTAATTTATGTATTTTCCCTTTAGAAGGTCTACCAAATTTTTTTGATCTTTTTTTGGTTAATTTATATCTTTTAAAACTATCATATCCTTTATAATTTTCTGTTTTTTCTTTTGAATCTATTAACAATCTTTTATAATTATTTAAACAATTATTTATCGTTTCTATAAAGTATTTTTGTTTACTAAATATATCATTATTTGTAAATCTTAATATATTTTTTATTTTATTACTATATTCAATCATTAATGTTTCTTCTCTTAATTTATCTTTTTCTTTTTGTTCATTATGATATTCTCCATCTATTTCAATAACAGTCTTAATTTTAGGTATATAAAAATCTACTCTATATAGAATAAATATTTTTTGGAAAATAAATTTTATTTTATTATCTTCTAATAATTTTTTTGCTATTAATTCAGCTTTAGTTGGATTTTTAATAGCCTCATTTTTCTATAAAATGATAATTTATTTATATTTTTCTTTTATTAATAAATATTATTTAAAATTCAATTTTTATCTTTAAAATATTTTTCTTTTAATAATTTTTTTGTTAAGCTATTTCCATTCATTTTTTCATTCAGAATTTTACCTTGTAAACTATTACTTTCAAAAATTGATAACTTTCCGTTATTTACGTTAAACTGTGCTGGAAATCTAATTTTATCTACTCCGAATCTATTCTTAATAATAAAAATTCTTGCTGTTTTTGATTCACTGTCTATTTCTTTTCTTGATACTGAAAAAATAAAATCACCAATCATTATTTTAGAATAATCTTCAGATATTTGTTCTCCAACTATTACATCAGATTCAGCACCTGAACGATTAACTTGAGAAACTGTCCAAACTCCAGTATTAAAATCACCAGACATTCCTCTTAATTCTTCATAAATATTTCCTATTTCTAATCTTTTATCTTTATAAAATCTTGGTGCCTTTAATAAATCACCATAATCAACTATAATTAAATCTGGTTTTAATCCAAGTTGAATAGATCTTTCAATATGTGATGTTAAAGTATTTATTGTTGCTCTTTTTGGAGGATATTCTTTTACTAATAGTTTTCCTTTTTTTTCATTTAAATTATTTAGAGATTTTTCTATTTCAATTTCATTAAACTTTAATTCAGAAACATAAATATCTGTAAATCTAGAATAGTATCTTTTAGTTATCATTTCTTTACTTAATTCTAAAGTATAATGAAATACTATTTTTCCTTGTTTTAAAGCTTCAGTTCCTATATTGGCAAGTTGCCATGAATTATGAGATAGTATTTCATTACTATAATAACAATTAACGTCATCTACTTCTAAATCAAATAATATTTGTTTTTTATGAATTATATATTGTTTTTTTAATGTAGTTATACCATTTTTAGTTTCAATAATATCATTATTATTTATATTTTTTACATATTTCCACTCATTATTTGCCATTATTCTATGTTTGGTTGATGTCTTTAGTGTTTTTCCATTACTAAAATAATTAATGACAACAAATTTATTTTTTATTGTGAATAATTTATTTATTTTTTTATATCCAAAGGGTGTTAAAACATTAATTTTAAATGGTAATATATAATTTATTTCTTCATTGTAATTTAAATTACAATTTTTAAATAAATCTACAATCTTAACAGTTTCAGTTTTTTTTCTAAAATATATCATTTTAAAAATTTCTTTATTTTTTTTATTATTTCACTTTTATTGTTATACCAATCATCTTCCCAAACAATCATTATTTTATAATTATTATTTTCTAATTTTTTTATTCTTTTTTTATCATGTTCCCATATATCTTTTATTTTTTGTTTTGTCATCTTGTGTTTTTCTTCTCCATTTAAAAAATATTTAGGATTACAATGCCAAAAATCTCCAAAAAATTCTATTATCTTATTTTTATAAAGTATATCTACAGAATAAGCTCTTTCTTTATAAATTTTTATATCAACATTTGCCTTTGCTTTTATATTGAAATTTTCACATATATAATTATATAATTCAGCTTCACCCTTGCTTCTTGATACAATAAAATGTTTTGCCCATTTAGTAGCTCCAATATCTAATATTGTTTTACTAAGTGTAGAACTTATTTTTAATTTTGATATATCTGAATGGTTGTGATTTAAAAATTTAGATGATTTTTTACTATTTTTTGATTGAAGTTCACAAATAATGTTTTTTGCTTCTTTTTCAGAATAACCCTTTTTAAGCCAGTGTAGTATACTAAGTATACTTTTTTCTTTTTGAATAATTTCAATTTGTTTATTTGCTTCTTTTTCAGAATAACCCTTTTTAAGCCAATATTCTATATACCAGTTGCTATTTTGTTTTTGTGTTAAACTAACCATATTAGTGGCTTCTTTTTCAGAATAACCCTTTTTAAGCCAATATTGTGGTTTTCTATTTGTAATAACTTTTGTTTTAAACCACTTTTTAAATTCAGGATCTTTATACTTATCTCTTATTTTTTGTTTTGTTTCTTCTGTTAATTTTACTATTATTAATTTTAATTCTTTACCGTATTTTTCTTTATATTCATTTCCCCTCATGTTGTGTTTAAATTTTAAATGTGGGACTAAATTTTTCATTTTTCTATTACATATTTTACAAATTAATAGTTTTTCTATTTGTTTTCTCCATTTTTTATTAAAAATATAAAGAAAACAAATTTTTTTAATGTTTTTCCTGTACCGGGTGTTTCAATTCATAAGCAAACATTGTTTTTTCATCAATTTTTACTATTTCCCATGGTTTATACCATTTTATTTCATTATCAATTTCTATTCCTATTTCATTATATTGTATATCTATTTTTGTGTTTTTACCAACACATTTTCCCATTCCGGGTGACCCAGCAATTATAAATAATTCACCGGTTTTCGAATCCCCAATACCACCTTCTGTTATTTCATTAATAATATCCCACGGAGTTGCTATAGTATTTCTTTTAGCTTTTTCAAGCATTTCATTTGGAGATTTTTCTAACAACATTAATCCTATATCTCTATCTTGACCTGCTCTTTCGGCCTCCCTAAATCTTATTTTAACAGCTTCATAATCTCCTTTTTTAATATCGTCAACAGAATTATAAACAGTTAATTTCCAGTTTTGATTAATACAAAATTCAATAAAGTTATCTTTAATATAAGATAAATCTTCAGCAGTTTTAAAGTCGTACGATTCTCTTAATTTTTGTACAATGCTTTCTTTAAAGACATCATTCTTTTCACTTTCAATTTCTGCCTTGAATACTTCTAACGTAGGATTTAATTTGTATTTTTTGTAATATTCTTTGATTTTATTCACAATCCACTGACAAGCTTCAGAATCAAAAAATTCTGGTTTTAATATGTCTTCAGTTTTAATTAAAAATTTCAAATCATATATAAGGCAGGTAACAACCTTAGATTGATAAACTTGTCCGAAGCGTGTTAAGTTATCTAATTGCATGATTTGACAAAAAGTTTTGACTTTTCAAGTAATGAGAATTTTCTTGAAGGCTGTTTTTTATCTACAATCTTACAACCAAATGGATATTGCGGAAAACAAATAGAATTAAATCTATTTTTTCCTTTAAATCTTGGAAACCCTGGTATCTGATGTTGTTTGATTCTTCTAAAGAAATTTTTATAGGCATTATCAACAGTTTTAAGTACATATTGTAAATTTTGAGCAAATATTTCTTTATATTCAGGATAAAATTCTTTAAACTCTGTAAGTTCTTTAGATTGATCATAATAATTAATAGATTTACTGTTTATAGATGATTTATATGAATTTATTCTTTGTTCAAGACAAACGTTATAGAGATTTCTACAAAGTTCAAATTGATTGTTTAAAGTTTTTTGAATTGTTTTATTTGGGTAGATTCTATATTTGAAAGATTTTCTCATTGCTTAATTATAAAATTTTGAATTTTAATAAACTTTCTATTCGAAAAATTTAACTCTCTTTTGCAAATTTATTTAAAATAGAAAAATTTGTTGTAATCCATTCATTAATATTCTTAAAAGAATTCCAAATTTTATCGTGTTTGATCAGTTCATAAATATGTATAAGATTTATTTCTGTAATTTTTTTATTAAATAGTTCAGTAATCTTTAATACGGAAGACTTAGGAATATTGTCATTAGAAAGCTTCATAAGCTTATAATTCAAAATATATTGGTTTATATTGTCTGATAGTAATCTGAATGCTCTGGCGTCATCTGTGTGATCGTGGGAGTAATCTAGAACGTTATCTACGGTGTATTGTTTGTCTTCATTTAAGAAACTAAAATGCTTGTTTATATTCTTAATTCCTAATCCCTTTATTCCCGGTACATTATCACTTTTGTCACCAACCATAGATTTATATAAGGCAAAGTTATTTGGACTAACGTTAAATCTTGTTAATACATTTTCTTTTGTGACAACTTCTTTTTTAATAGGATTCCAAACTTTTACTCTATCATCAATTAGCTGATAAAAATCTTTATCTGAAGAGATGATAAATAATTCCTGTAGTTCTTTTTTATTTTTACATATATCTATTAAACAGCTTATTGAATCATCAGCTTCAATGCTATCTATACATATAAAAGTTATAGGAAGATTTTTTAAATATTGAACAATACGCAATAATTGATATTGCATTTGTTTTCTTTCTTCTTCTTCATTTTCCCACTTATAAGCTCTGTTTAATCTTGTACCAGATCCACGGTTTTCTTTATAATCAGGAAATATTTTTTTTCTTCTTTTAGAAGAGTCTTTACCATCTAAAACAATAAAAATACGAGTGGGTCGTAATGCTCTAATAGAAACCCCCAAAGTATGAAGAAAACCGACTATTCCACCAACATGGCGTCCATCTTCATTTGTTGTAGGCATTACAACCCAAATTCGTATGAAATTATTTAAACAGTCAACAATTAAAATTCTAGAATTTAAAGTTAAATCTTTTTCTTCTTTATGTTCTTTTTCTATTATTTTAAGAAGTTCTTCAAATTTTTCATTCATCAATCTTCTACTGTTTCGTCAATTTCTATTTTAGATTTATCTATATTTTCAGAATTTCTGTCTACGTATTTCATAATGATTTTATCTGCAAGATTATCATACAACAGCTGTTTCTTTTGTGGATTATTAATTATTAATTCTTCGAAATTTGGGTTTTGAAATCTTGTCATTTCTAAATCGTTTTCTATCATATACCACCCTTTTACTTCTTTAAATTTATTATCTTTATTTTCTGACTTAGTTTCATCTTCTAATTTTTTGGCTTTAATAATAGAACCATATTTTTTTCCTGTTTCAAACCAAGTTGTAGAATTATCTAACCCTCTATCAAAATAAACATCATAATCACAAGATCTAAAAGATGGACCTAATTTACTTTTTATAACTTTACAGTTACCTCTAATACCAATTATATCAGTGCCACTTTTTAGTTTGCTTATATTTTTTAATCTCAATCTTAATGATGCATGAAATTGTATTGCCTTTCCGCCTGATGTTGTATACGGATCTCCAAATGTTACTCCAATATTTGATCTTAATTGATTTGTAAAAATTAAAGCTATTTTATGATTAGCTATTACTTTACCAATTTTCCTCATAGCTTGTGATAATATTGTTGCCTTTTGAGTAGCAAACCCTTGTTTATCATATGTTCCCTCATCTTCAACTTTATTTGTTGCACCCATAATAGAGTCAAGAGCAATGGTAACTAATCTATCACTGTTTGCTTTTCTAACACTCTCAATAATGTTTTCTATAGTCTGGAATGCGTCTTCTATAACTGGTATTGGAGCATAAATCATTTTACCTAAATCTAATCCTATTGCTTTCATAAATTCTCTATCAGCAGAATGTTCAGTATCTATTAATACAGGAACTCCATTCTTTTTTTGAGTTTCTAATAATATATGATGAACTAATAAAGACTTGGCTGTGTTATGATTCAACATTCCATTTCCAAAATAACATTGATCATCATAATTTTTTTCATCTATTACTATATCTACAATTTTATATTTTCCAATATAATTTACTGCTTTTACTAAATGATAATTATCGTCATCACATAATATTTTAGTTTCATTTGGTATCAATTCGAGTGTTTTTACCCACCCAGAATTAGTAAAAAATTGATGTTTTTTTGCTACATTTTGTTTATAGTTATTTTTTAATATAACTTGCCAAGTATCTAATAATCCTTTTTCAATGTATTTTTTTATATATACGTATTCTCCATTTTTTGATTTAACTTTTATTTTTTTATTTTCTTCAAGTAATTTTTTTATTTCTTTAATTTCTACTTGCATAATTTTAATAATCTTTCTTTCTGTTTTGAATTTAATATAATTAAATTATTTTTTATTAAATTTAGAATTTTATTTTTATTTAAAATATTTTTTATATCATAAGTTTCTTCTGTTATATAATTACATTTTAAATTAAATTTGTTACAATATTCTTTTAATGCATAAAATTTAAGTTTATTTAAAGATAAATTGATTAATACTTTGGGTTTGATTTCATATATATTGTTTTCTATAATAATGTCTGGATTATATGTTTTTTTTGTGTTTTTATATTTAAAGCTTATTCTATGTTTAGATAATGAAAAATTTATATTATTTTCTATTAGATAAATAAAAATTGATAATTCTAAAGAACTTCTAAATAAAATTTTTTTACCATTATTAATTAAATGACCAAATATTCCTCTACCTGATAAATATGATGGAGATCTTCCATACATTGAAGTTCTTTTTGTTTTTCCATATAATTTTTTAAGATGTATATAGTTATGAAATTGATTTATATTTTTTAATTTTAATTTAATGTCTTTAGCAAAATCATTATTCTTTAATCCATCTATATATATCCCTTTAGCATCATTACTTAATTCTGGTAAAGCATTTTTTCTATCTAAAGCATTTTGATGTAATCTTTGTGCATTTTTTTTAAATTGATTTTTAGCTTTTATAGCATTTAATATTTTACCATTATTTTTTGCATTTTCAAAAAAATTATAAAATTTTAAATAATTAGTTATAGGAATTGGACCAATTTTTGTTATTTTGCATATATCAGTTATAGACTTTCCGTTTTTTATTTCTTCTCTAATCAGTTCTCCAAAATTTTTATTAATATTGTTGAATCTTTTTATTCTTTTTAATTTTTGATATTTTTTTAATTTTATAGATTTATTTCTTTTGTTTGTACCATTTAATTTGTTCTCTAATTTAAGTTTTGTTTCATCTTTGGATATTTTAAATCTTTTTTTTAGTGTTTTTTCATATATATTATAAAAATTATATTCTTTGACTGTTTGTAAAATTATTCTTTCATTTTTTATATTAAAAATTTTTGCTATTTCAAATCTATTTTTTCCTTCTATCAGTAAGTTTTTAATTTTATTCCAATTATCAAATTTAAATTTACAAATATGATAATGCGAATTATAATTATTTTTACTAATTATTTTATTACACAATTCACATTTTATATAATTTACTATCAAAAAATTTCTCCATATACTTATTTTTATTATTATATAAATATATGGATTTTGAAATTTTATTCAATTATTATATCAATAATTGTATCTTCAGAAACACAACTTTCTAGTCCGTTTATTTCTGTAATTCTTCCAACAGGAATTCCACCGTTTCTTCTATTTGATATTACCATATCCATGATTGGGTCTCCAATCGAGACCCAATCTGTAATGTCTGATGGATTCCATTCTGGATTATCAAGAAAATATGCACTAAAAGGACTTTCAGAAGAATTTATAACATTATATACTGAAGAAATTAATTCATCATGAATTTCACTTTTTTTCTTCATTTTTATTTCTTAGGAAATAATTTATCAAAAGCTGCAGATGCTTTATCGACATCTTCATTTTTTACTTCTTCTTCATCATTACTATTATTTGAAATTTCTTTTTCTTCCTTACTATTTTTGTTCTTTAACCAATTTTCTAGAATATCTTTCAGTTCGTCATATTCCAATTCTTTATAGATATCATTGATATTTTTTTGTTCATCAAGATATTTTTTAATTAATTCTTCAGAGTCTGAAAGTGGACTGGTATTTCTTTTTGTTCTAATTGAAGTTTTACCAAAATTGTTTCCTGCCTCTTCTGGAGTTTGATAAGTTATTACTAAATCAGTTCCATTATTTATATCAGAAATATCACCGTAATCTGGATCTGACATAATTTTTAGAATTTCTTCATAAGTAGTTTTACCAAATTGCCAAAATCTTATTCCCTCATCTTCCTCACTTCTTACTAAAACTGGAACAAATATTCTCATTTTGGCTCTTAATGTTCTGCTTAGTGCATAATCATTTTTATCTCCAGTTGCAGCTAGTTTATCAGCAAACTTTTCAAAGGGGTCTGGATTTCCAAAGGACTTTGGGGAAATATAATTTTTATTGTCTATACCATAGTGGAAAAATAATTCTATAAAAGGATACTCGGCGTGTTTATATGGAACTATTCTTACTGTGTGTTCTCCTGTAGGCTTCCACATCCCAGAAGTTCTCTGAGATGAATCTTGTAACCCTTTGAGTGTTTTTCGAACTTTATCTAAAAGTTCTTTGTGAGATCTTGTCTTCATTTTTTATTACTCCCATTATTTAATGTTTAATAATTTATTAGTTATCAGTTAATATTTTAATGCATAACCAAATAACCAATTTTTAATAAATATAAAAAAAAATTCTACAATTCAACTATTTTAAGTAATTTAGTATTAATTTTTTTGAATTCATTGTTGTCTATAACTAATATTGAATTTGAATAATTATTCCAGTCAACTAAAAATTTTTTATCTAATATTCCATCGTTAAGTAGAGTAATAAGATGATTCAAAGCATTTATAGTATAGAGAGTATTGGAAATCTTTTTCCTGTGAACTGAAATTGTATTTATAGGAATAGTTTCAACTTTGATTTCTTTTGAGCTGTCTATATTATAGCTACAGATTAGTTTATTATTCTCATTAACACTCTGTAAAATAAATATTTTATCAAATAGAATTGTATAAGAACTTTTAATAGATTCAACTATTTTATCTAAATTCTTACTGTCTGTAAATGTTATTAGTAATTGAGAAGTAAACATTTAGTTTTATAATGTCAACATTTATTAATAATTTTTACGCGATATTTCTTATTATCATATTCAAATTCTTCTATACCTCTATTATTCTTAGCAGAAGCAATTGCTTTACTAAGAATTTTGGCTCCGCTGTAAGAATTAACTAATTTTTTAGCTACACCTTTTATAGGAGCTGCCATACAATTTCCTTTTTATCATTTTATAATAAATATATAAATTATACAATTTTTATTAAGTTTTCATAATCTTTTCCATATAATATAGAAACAGGAAATTTATGATCTTGTTCAATTATGTCCTTGATTTTTAAAATAAAATCTTTTCCATCATTTAAATTAAAGTCAATAAGTACTGAATCATAAATATATAATACAGTTTTTGATTCATAGTTTTCCATAAATTCGTATAATTTATCGAGCATTATCATATTGTTCTCAGTTTCATATGCCTGTAAGTAATAATTAAAGAGTTTATTTGGAGTAATATTTTTAATGTTACTAATTTTCTTTTTGAATAATCTAGTTTCTGTGTAACTATTTTCTTTATAAAATCTATATAGTTCGGTGATAAATTTTTGTGTCTTATAAAAAAATGGAATACTTAAAAATTCTTCCGGAATATTACCATAAATAATTTCAAATAAAAGTTGTTTAGATTGTTTATATTCTTCTTCTGTTAAATCATCTTTATTGAAAAATATTTTGCCTAAAACTTTATAAGGATGTTCTTTAAATTTTTCACCAATAATATCAGCAATTAAATAGAAATGATATGCGTTATAATCTATTAACAATAAATAACCACTGTCGCTAAATCGACTTATAAAATGCTTTCTTGTTCCGTCATTTTTATTCATTGCTACAAAGTTAAATCCGTTATATGTACATGATGGTCTTTCTGTAGACGTATAGGGATTGTATTTGTAAAAAATTAACTCATCAGCATTATCAGTCTTTATTCCATTTCTTTCAATTCTATAGAGATTATTTAATAATAAAGAATTCATTTTATTGTAAGTATCTGATTCTAATATATTTTTGTTTTCTAATAATTTTAATATTTTATCTTTAATGTTATGCAAATATTCTATATGTTTTTGTAATGGAATGATTAAATTATTCTCACTGTTATTATAAAATTTTCTATAAATAAACTTGTGAGCTTGTGTATATTCATAAAAATTATTTTTTAATTTGTTGCTAATAATATAATCTAATAATTCCATATCTTTCCAAGTTTCATCTAATTCTTCTTTAAAATTATGCTGAATATTTCTCTTGTCTATTATAAATTTTTTATTTTTAGACAATTTAATTAATGACAATAATTTATTTACTTCTTCATTTGATATATTTAAACAATCTGGATGGTTGATTGGAACAACAAATTCTTCATTTTTTGTTGATATGTAAATAATAGAAATATTGTTTAGAATAGGATGGACTTTGTCATTATAAAAAATAGGAATTAAGATAAAATCATTAATTTCTGTTTCTTTTATTAATTTTAGATATGATTCTTTAGATTCTGTTATTAACAAATGTAACCTTTTTTAAATAAATATAAAAAAAATTACAAAAAATTTTAATTTTTATATATTTATTTTTGTCCCTCTAGTATTAAAAAATTAAGTTAACTATAAACTAAAAGTTCATTAATTTACTTCTTAAATTCTGTTAATTTATTTTCTAATAGTTTTTTTATTCCCATTAACTGTATTTCAGCATCATTCAATATATTTAAATTAGTATTAATAATATTATCTGTATTTCCAGTAATTTTCCATTTAATGCTTAAATTTGAGTAAAATGGATCTGATTGAAATTTGTTAAACTGAGCTGTATCTACTTCTAATATTTTAGATTTAGGATTGTTTACCTGTCTTAGAAAATATCTTGTAAAATATCCATTATTATAGTCAGCTTCTTTTGGTAAAGTCTTCTTTTCTTTAGCATAATCGTTTGCGGGAGCATTAGTCAATTTTTTATAAATTTGAATAGTTATTACATTTTCTTTGCTTAATTTATTGATTATAATTTTACTTGGTAATAATTCTATTATTCCGCTTGGCAGTGAAACGATAATTTCTTCTATAAATTCTTCTAATGTGAAGTCTGATATAAATAAAGTTTCTATACTAATGTCACTATCAATATTCACGTTTCTTATTAATCTATCAATTATATTTGTTGTAGCATTTAAATTTGCTAATATTTGTATTGAATCTGTTGTACGACATAAAACATAAGTATTTATTGAGGAACTTTCAACTAATTGAATAGTTTTTATTAATCTATCTATTTCTAAGTTTGTATTGACATTTAAATCAGCTGATATATTTACAAAATTTCCTTTTGTAATATTACAGGTTATCAATGTTGTGCCAGTAATATCACTGTTTAAATTTGTCTCTTTTATAAGAGTGTCAATTATTTTAGTGGTTGAATTTAAACTAGCTAATAATTCTATTGAATTTAATGTTTTACACGATATATAAGTGTTTGTTAATGAACTCTCAGTTAATTGAATTGTTTTTACTAACTTATCTATTTCTAGACTTGTAGAAATATTTAAATTAGCAGATATGTCTATAGGATTTGCTGGATTTCCAGTCGTGATATTACATGTTATTAATGTAGTACCGTTAATACTACTCACTGGAAGCGAATCAACAGTTAATTCTAAATTTAATAAAGTGTTTATAGAACTTGTTTCATATGTTATTATGTTTCGTATTAATCTATTGTTTATAAGTGTGTTTATTGATGAAGTAGAAACTAAATTAATTACTGAAGATGTTTCATATACTGCATAAATAGCATTTAAAAATTGTTGATTAGTTGATGTTGAAGTGCCCCATGGATTGACTAAAGAAGTATTATTTGTTGAATTATAATGATGTTCTTGTGTTGCATCAGCAGTAGTATCTATAGAAGATGCTGTAGTTGTATTATCAATTTGTAATGCCAGCCAATAAGTAGTTCCAGAAACTATTGCAATATTTAACCCAGATGCTGTTTTCCATCCAGAAATTGTTCCTTTAGCAACATCACCGCTGGAACCAAGTAAGACATCTGGCTGATCACTTCCAGAATGGCTGTAGATTCCTATCTGAAAATTTGCTGCATCACTATTGTTCGACGCCCAATATCCCATTTGTGTAACTGAGCCATTAATAGAAGAAATTACACGAAATGCTCGTGAAGTATTATCTGTTACAATACCTGCACCAGCAGGATCAGCTGTTGGTGCTACAGATACAAATCCACAATTTGTTCCTAATACTAATGCCATATTTTATAAGACTGTTGTAATTGGAATGTTTCTAATTATTTTACTATTAATAAGTGTCAATATAGAACCCGTGGTATATAAAATAAAAGAATTACTTTGACTTTGAAATTCATATGCACCAAGATCAAACGTTCCTAATCTATTAAAATGCAAAATATCACTATCAAATAATGAAAATGAAGTATTAAGTGATATTGAAGTGGCATAATTAATAGCTGGAGAGCCTGATTGTAGGCCAAAATTTATAATATTAAAATTAGAATCAGAAGGCTGTAAATAAAAATTAGATGATGATATGTCATAAAATAATGGATCTAAGTGAATATCATTTGCTCCTGATGTCCAACTTAAAGCATCATATATTGAATTACTATAGGATAAATTATAGTCAAAAATACTTCCATGATTGGTACCACCAACTTGCAAACCTCTTGCACCAAAAACAGTAATATTATTTTTAACTGTCACATTTAATTGAGATGATCCCTTAATTCCACTATCATATGAACCATGACATGTATTAAAAACAATAATATTTGCATCATTTCTAAATGAATGAGATGTTGCTGATATTCCCACTCCACAGTTATACATTAAATTATTATATACATCACAACGTTTTGCAGCATAAACAGCAACACCAGCCGCTGATGCTGTTGGGGGTTTCCATCCGCTTGTGCTCCAAATTACATTCTTCATTATATTATTTCTTACTATACAATATTCACATTCCCATTCATAAGCATCACTGGGAGCATCAGTTATGCCAGTCCAAGAAATTGGAATATCAAAAACAACACCACTCCCATCACCACTTCCACACCAGTCAATTATATTATCTTCTATTATAACATGTTCCCAACCATGCGTCTGAATGCAGTTAAATCCTTGTGCTACTTGAAGTCCACCATCACTATATCTATATCCACTTGATATTATTATATTTCTAGAAACATTTGATTCAGTAACTGATCCAGATCTTGAACTTAATAAAGATAATCCTACTATTTCTCCTTCTATATATTCAAAATAATTATCAGTTATTTGCCAATTATATGAACTACTTCTCGGATAAATAAAATCAGGATCGCGATAATAATTAATTGCTTGATTATTTATATTTTTAAAAGAATTATGTGTTATAAATATATCTCTTGCCAAGCCCTCTGATCCAAACAAACCTCCAGGAACAAATCCATCATTAAATCTCTGCAATCCCTCATCAGGTGGTACTGCATGATCATATTGAAAAGTCATTCCAAGCCCACGGCCACCGCTTTGTGAATAATTCGTATTATTATTTAATGGAATTCTGCTATCTAAATCATGAAAATTATTGTGACTTATATATATATGATGAGTATCAACATGCGAATTATTTCTATTTAATAAAAACTTTATTCCTTCTCTAGTTCCTGTAAATTCTGATCGAGTTACTATTAAATTTGCCACATCTTGAAAAAAAACCATGCCACCCCTCTCATCATAAACACCCCATCTTGTAGAATCTACTCCCCAATTATCAAATTTACAATGATCTATTTCTATATATTGACAACCTTGACCAAATCTTATTAAAGCTGTTGTCCAATTACCTGATTGTGAAAATTGAACATCTGTTATATTTAAATTTTCAAATTTTAAGTATTTTCTTGAGCTATTAATATCTATTACTCTTTGTAATTCGCCACCACCACTTAAATCAGGCTTGCTTCCACTTCCATAAGCACCAAACGTTATATATCTACTTTGAGAGCCCTCAGCTGAGATTGTAAATGATTGAGTTGGCCATAGAACACCTCTTTTGAATAAAACATTATCACCATTAATTAAAGTCGTTGAATTTAATTTAGATAAATTTTGCCACGGAACTAACGATGATGTTCCTATATTTGCATCACTCCCGCTATCAAAATCTAAATAATATGTTGTCCCACTGATAGCTGTAAAATTATTATTTAAAGAATCAGTCGACTGAGTTATTTCTATTTGAGTCGGAGTAAAAGTTATACTTTTTTTAGTAGGAGTTATAAAGCCATTAAACTCATTTATAAAAGACTGACTATACTGACCATTAGCATCTGTATATACTATATAGTTACTGGAAGAATCTTCAATAGATACTGTTACTAATGTAATTGGAATACTTGCACTATTTATAGATCCCGATACAATTATTGCCATTTATATCCTTTCATATTCTTGTGAAACTTTAAAGACTTGATCAACGTATTCTCTGTTCCAAGAATCAACTGGTTTACCAAATTTGTATAAGTCTATGATTCTGCCTTGCCCTATATTGTATGCTGCAACTGTCCCCATTAATAATTCATTACCAGATATTCCAACTTTAATAAGAGAATTTCTTTTTTCATTTAAAATATCTATTGCTAGTTTAGTTGCAGGTACAGGAGATTTCCATTCGCCAGCTATTATTCTATCATAAATCCAACCGGGCTTGTTAGCAACATCGTTTATTTGCCAAAATGAATGTGCTGTTCCATTTCCATCAGGATTTCTTACTTCACAATTAGTTTTTGCATCTTTATCTAAATCTATAAACACACCGTATTCTGCATATAAAATTCCTGCAAGTATAGATTCTGGATATGAATCAAAACTCCTTGTTAATAATAATTGAGACACGATAATATCGCCCATGTTGTCTTTTATCCATTTTAGAATATTTTTTTGTGGCTGGCCATTCCACCTACTATTATTTAAGTTAGCTAAATCTTTGGCGGTTTGACTGCTTTGTTGTTTATACTTTATTTGTCCTACTGATTTATCAAATACTCTTAATATAGCTCTTATTTTAGTGGTCCAATAATTACTTTGAACTGAATGATCTATTCCAGAAATTTGAAAGACAGAATTTTTATTATAAAAATCAGGAACCATATCTAAATTAAACACATCTCCAATTTTTAATCCACTTATTCCCTTAATGTCAAAATCTAAATCTGCAGGAATAACAAATTCATATTTACTATTATTTTTTTCAGGACTAGAATATATTTTCTTTTTCATAGCATTTATCAGATCATTTTCATTTACTTCTTTTTTCCATTCTAATCTTGGCAACATCGTTATTTTAAAATCATCGTTGAATCCACTATTGTCTTCAGATGTAAACAGTTGATCTTTATCATTTTCATTTTGTGTCTGATTTGTGTTAGAATCCTCATTTGATGATGCTTTAGCCAATCCTGGAGTGTTAGGCAATTCGTATTTAGTAGTCTTTATAAAAAAATCGACATAGGATTCTTCATTCCATATATTTATTATGCTATCGTTGTCTGTATTTAATTGTACAGGGTCATCAGACTCTTTATTCAGTCCATATAGAGATGTCATAGTAACAGACTCTGGAAGCTTAGTAATAAAATTAATATTTTTTATAATTCCCTCACCACCATACATCTTAAATGTATATAATTTATCAGATTCACCGTCTATAATTTCTAAGAGTTTTGGATCGAAATAATTATCGTCTATGACACACATTTCTTGTGTAGGTTCTTTAATCTTTAACTTAAAATTCCAAAAATTTATACATGCTGAATTTATTTGATTTAATATAGACATCAGTGCATCTACAAGCTTGTCATTATCTTTGAATGCCCTTTTTACAACTTCTAAATCAACATAAATGTGTCTAATATATCCTGCTGATTTATCTGAATTGTCTGGATTGTTGGTTGACTCATTAAATCTTATTCCATATTTCTCATTAGCTTTTTGTCCGTTATTTATATAACAGACACTTAAATTTGTAGACCTTAAAAATTCGTTATTACTTATTTTGTAAGAATTTCTTTCTTTATCTAAAAAACTGCTAAATCTTTTATTATTTATTTCTCTACTGAATCCTTTAGATAATATTTCATTGTTTTTTGATGATATTTTTGGAGCCGACTCTTTACTGCTAAGTCTAAATATCTGCCCGTCTTCATTAGAGAACTTAGCTCCAAGATGTGAATTTACTATTATATCTTCTATGAATCCCCAAGTAACAAACTTTTTGATATTACCAATAGTACTTGTTATATTTGTTACGCCTGTAGGACCTGGGGTTCTTGTTGTTATATTATTTTTTGATTCTCCAGAATCAATATAAACGTGTATATCTCTGCTTAATGAATTATTACTGTTGCTATACTGTCCACTGGTTACAATTTCTTCTAAATCATTTTCTACAAATTGCTTTATTGTCCTTTTATACTTTTGTTCTATTCCACCACTAGAGATTTTTGGTTTTAATTCTACTTGTTGAACTAACTGTAATCCGTACATCAATGCTCCTTCATTAATAACGTCAGTTGTACAATTAAATCCACCATCACTTCTTAGTGTTATATCAAAATTAGATACTATTCCAAAACAACCATCATAATTACCATTGCTTTTTAACGATCTTTCATAAAACAAAAGCCACTGGTTATGCTTATATACATCCAAATCATACAAATCAGAATCGTTAAGAGTAAATAAATCTCCATCTTGTAACCATCCCCATTCAATTAACACAGACCTACCAGGGTTCAAAAAATATGGAGCATATTGATTCAATTGCTGTTTAGAATTTATTTGCCATTGAATCTGGGCTATTCTGGTTCCTCCCCTCGAGCCCTTATATTTAATATCTATCCCGGTAATTCCTGGACGGAACCTGTAAGAATCTGATTCATCATAGACATTGTTAAAAACAAAGCTGGATTGGTTCTCATTTTTATTTTTTATAATGCCAACCATAGAAATAAATTCGGGATTATTTAAAGATTTCACACCACTCGTGACTTTCACCCAAGCAGTAATTTGATTTATTCTTGATTCTGGAAGCTGTTTTTTACTTAGTTCATCTCGAATATTTTGTTGTAAAAAAGAAACATAGGGAAAACCTTCATATCTGCGAACATCTTCAAAGATTTGTGTCATTATAAATTAATTCTTCTTGATTTAATAAAATTTTTATTATCATCTATTTAGGTTCTCTAGTTTAGAAATTATTTCACCTATTCTCGTTCTATTTGGAATGCAAATCTGGGTACCTGGTTCTATGAATAAAGTTCCTTGGATATTATTTGTTATGGCTATGATCCAGTATAGCTCTGGATCATTATAATATTGATATGCCAGTAAATCTAACCTTGTTTCTCTATTTGCAGTTATATAGGTATCAATATCTAATTTAGATATTTCTGGATATAATGTTGAACTATAATATCTCTTACCAGTTTTTGTTTTAAATTGTTTTGTGTGAATATATCGATTCATTTATTTAATAATACTAAATTTCGTTGATTTTTGATTAAAATGTGGCATAATTGTTTTTGGTGTAGAAAATCCAAACATTAACGTAAATCCAATTGTTAATTCAACAATCATAGGTAGTTGGAATCCTTCTTCTATATCCCACAACGTATTTTCATTTGGTCTAAAATTTATACTATCAAAATATCCGTAAATATCATGGTATAAATCTCCAAGAGTTAGTTTAACAATTGGACCACGCATCACATTGTCATTTTTATATTCTGTTGGATAACAAAGACCAACTAATCTATTTATCTTCCTCCACTGTGATATGACTTCTCTCTTGCTTTGTGAATATACGTTTAATGTAAAAGATATTTTTCTAGTTGTTCTATCGTAAGTATAAGAAGTGTCAGCACGTCCCAAATAATTAGTCTCAGTCCAAGTTGGAGAAACATCATCTGCAATATCAGTTAGTATTGCTCTAAATATTATTGTTTCCTTATTAAAAATATCATATACTTTAAACTTTATAGTATCTTTTAGATTATCAGTATAATCTTCACCAATATCTAACATATTTATTTTATCTAAAGAATCATTTTCATTTCCAAATTCTTTAGATTTATCAAAATTCATTTGAGGGAATCCAAGTCTATTTACTATTTCTCTTATATCTGGTCGATTTTCATATCTATTATCTGGATCTGCTTGAACTCCTAAAGACTGTTGATATAATTTTGCTTTATCAATGTTAGATTGATTAATCTTATTTGATATTGCAGATGTTGCTTTGATGAATCGTGCAAACGATGCTGGTAAAGCATTATTTTTAGCACCTCCTGGTTGTGCAAAATTATTAATTATAGAATCTGGATTTAAATAACTATTTTTTTTCCAATTTAAAAATCTATTTTCTAAAGTGTCACCATACAACTCTCTAGCATCCTTATAATTTAATATTTCACTAGCATAACCAATATATTTATCATAGGTAAAATAATTCCCTAAATTATTAGACCATTTTGGCTTTGTCATATCTATCCAAGCAACAGGTTTTGTATATTTAATTCCTTGTTGAGATAAAATCATAATCTCTGCTGCATCTATTCCTTTTCCAAATGCTCTTTCAAAATCATAATTAGATAAAGTTCCTGTATTTGCTAATCCAGAAATAACTGGCAATAAAGCAGATATTCCAACACTTTTTATCGTGTTAAAAATTAAATCTGTAGAATTTGATAAATCTATCTTATCGATATTTGGAGGGTTTGTCGCCATAAATACTTGGGGTGGTATTGTCTGAAATATCATTCTGCTCTTGGGAATTCCTAAAATATTTGGACTTGGTAAGAAATTATTTATTGTATTTTCTATGAATGGATTTCTTAAAGCAATACCAGCTAATCTTAATGCAATTGAAGTAATCCCACCCCTTGTAGCACCAGGAACTAATAAACTTAATCCATTTTGAACTAAATCAGTAACACTATTTGTCCCAAGTAAAAAACCACCTGCTGTAGATATTAATGAGGTGTAACCATATTTTTTATAATATATGTCAAGTAAATTTTGACCATTAATACTATTACTAGAAAAATTAAATTTTTTGTAAGTATCTAATAATGTTGTTTTAGAAAATTCAGTGTCATATAATGGTATATTTTTTTTATAATGTTCTAACAATTTCGACATGTAATTATTTAACTTAATTTATTCAACTGTGTACTTCTTGCAATGCTCTCATTTATTTTTCTACCATCAATGTAAATATTTTTATTTTCATTAATAGCTTTAATGACATCATCTAATTTTTTATTTACTTTATCAATTCCTTCATTAATAGACTCAGATTCATTATATATCTTTATCCCCTCTGCTATATTTTCTAATCCTTTAACGTCAGCAATTCCTTTTATAGAAACTTCTATTGATTTTAATGCGTTTGCTGATTGCATCAATTGAGCACTTGAATTTGCTAATCTTTCTATGTTATCAATAGCAGATGAACCTCCAAATATTCCAGCAAACCTGTCTAACACGTTACTTCCAGTCATAGATAAACTAAATACAGAAATTGCTCCGCTAAGTGCTAATATTCCAACACTTGCAGCAATCAATTTAGTTCCTGAATTTGCTAATCTTTCTATTTTATCAATAAAAGAATTTGATAAAGATTCACCAGCAATTTTAGTTCCAGCTCCAAATATAGCCATTGCCCCACCTAAAGCAATAATTGATAAAATACCCGCTCCAAATAATAATGCTCCAACTCCAGTAAACATAAGTGTTCCTAATCCAAATGCTGCTAAACTAAAAGCAATTAAAGAAGTGGCAGCAACACCTAATGTTGTCCAACTTACATTTTCCATTAATTTCATTGAATAAGCAAAGGGAATTAAAGATGTTCCTAATAATGCTATCGCTAATGAACCGATTAATATTTTATCTGTTGGCATCTTACTCATTATTCCTGCAACTATAGTTAATCCACCAAGTGCAGCACCAGCCATTCCAACATTTTCCCAATCAACTCCTTCAAACTGTTTAAACGCAAAAGCTAATCCAATTAAAGCTCCTATTAAAATTGCTGATATTGCTGCAAATTTTAATATTGATTTCATATCAATTTTTTTAAAGATGTCTACAAACGAACTCATCCCTCTATTAAATTTTCCAGGCCCTTCAGTTTTAAGTTTATCTGGTATTCCAAATCCAAGATCTTTTGATGATGTCTTACCAAATCCACCGAATAATCCACCAATTCTCCTTTTCAATAAATTAAATAAAGGTTTTCTTGCAACTATTCCCGCTAATAATCCAAATGATGCTAATTGTTTTGTAGCATTTGAAAGAAAAGTATCTTCACCTTTTTTACCTTTAAACGAATTTATAATAGAATTAATACCATCAGATATGCTACCAATAAATGTAGCAATTGATTTTACAGCAGGCATTAATGCTTCGAATATAGGTAATATTACTCTTCCTAAACTTGTCGCAACAGCCATTAAATTATTTTTTATGTTTGTTGTTTCTGCTTGAATTCTTTGTTGATTTAACCATTCTTGGTCAGTTAATTCACCCGCTTCTAATTTTAACATCAATTTATCAGATTCTGTTAATAGACCTGCTCTATCTAATTCTGCAACTCTTTGTCGCATTTTTAAAGATTCTTGTATTTTGCTGACAGACAGTCCTGTTACATCTGCTAATGCTTGTTTTTGAATATAATTTAATTTATTAAATTCTTCTAATGAACCTATTTGTTTAAATATTTCCTGAGTTGCTTCACCAATTTTATTGTTAAAAACTAACTGTCTTACCCTATTAAAGTTTACAGATTTTCCCAATAATATGGAAGCTTCTAATTCTTTTTCTATAGATGATTCAAAGTCCATAACTGAATCTAAAATTCCACCAACATCTTTAAGAGATATACCTAATTTTCTTACATTAATAGCAGTCATTATAACTTCTTTTGTATTACCTCTAAAATATTTTCCTATTAATTCAGAACTTTCAGCAATATCATTAAACACGTCAACTGGAGCAATATAAGATGCTATTGCTAGTTGCGCAGTAGTCGCAATCCAATTTTTTAGATTCTTTTCAGTAACTCCATCCATTTCTAATAATTGTTTAGCAAATCCAACTGATGTTTCTTTTGACATTCCTAAATTCTTTTCTAATGTAGATATAATTTGAGCTAAATCTGCTGTTACAAAACTTATATTTTGAAATTGTTTATATATTTCAGCAGCCGATCCATAAATATCTTCTATAGTTATTCCATATTTCCTTGCAGATAATGCAGCATCTTCAAGTTCTGGAGTTAGCTTTTTAGTCTGATCAATTGTCAAACCAGTTACTTTTCTAAAATCTTCAGCCAAACTCTGTAATCTTACAAACTCTTTTATCAATAAAACTATTCCTGTAATAGCAATAGTCCATGGATTTATTAACAACATTCTGGCAAACTTAAGATAAGTTTGAGCTATCCCTCCAATAGCTACTTTAAATGCACCAGCAGTATCAATTCCTTTTCCTAAATTAGAAACAAGTGCTTTACCTATATTTTTGTTGATCTGTTCTTTAATTTTATCTAATTCAAGTGCTTTTGAAAAATACTTTCCACCAGGTATTTTTTCAATAAATGAAAATGCAGTATTTATCATATCTGAAAAAGCTTCTTTAGCAGCAATTAATTGATTGTTTATTAATAGATATGATTGCAATTCTTGTTTTTTGATATCAATCATCTGTTTAGAATCATTCAATATGTCTTTTGCATTTTTTAACGATTTACCCTTTAATATTCCCTCTTGTTTTGCTTTTTCAACAGCTTCTTGCATTTTATTACTAATAAGAGTCATTTTATCAAATGTACTTTTTAATAATTTTTCATCAAATAAAGAAGTACCAACTTTAATTCTTGTAGCATCTAATGTATCTAATAACTGTTTTTTTAATTCAGGCAACATTTTTTGCGTAGACTCTTTTTGAATTTCTATAATTTGTTTTTGAGTAGTATCTCTAATTATTTTTGCAAGTTGTTGAGCAATTTTTTGTTGTTTTGTGCCGAATTTTCTTGCTTGATCATCAGCCATATCATTCATCTTATCAAGCATAGTTTTTATTACTTTGGTATCCATTATTCCAGTACTTACATTTTTTTTCATATCATTTACTGTTCTAAGAATTTGAACTCTTAAATTATTAAATTCTCTACTAAATGATGTAATTTCTTTTTGAGGATCAAAGTGTCGTCTATCTTTATCGTCTTTTTCTTTAGCCATCTATGTTTTTTTAATATATTATGTTTATTTTTCTCTATAATCTTTTAATTTTATCATTTTTAATCAAAATCGATCTATATAAAAGTCTTCTTTTTTTGCATTTAAATCTTTTAAAAATTGTTTTCCTTCTGGAGTATCTAATCTTTGGTTATAATGATCTATAACATCTTTTAATCTTTTTGAAATGTCTGCAATCTCTTTTCTTTTTTCTGGTTCTATTAAACTATCTATTTGTCTCATCTTTGGAGACATTATTTTTACAATAATACTAGTAATTAAATCTGATATAAATCCTTCTTTGATTATTTTATTATCTTTTACAAGACTTTTTAGCTGTAGTTGTTTTTTCATTAAAATTCCTAAAATGTGGTTAGTACTTACTGCATATTAAAGCATTTTTTCATTATTTGTTGGCCATTTTTATTTTTTAATTAAATCTTTAAGATTTATTTTTTCTTTATTCTTATTATTTATATATTTTTTTAATATAAACATTGAATCAGAATCTTTCGATAAATCAAATACACCATGAAATGAAAATCCATAATTTTTCCAATATTCTCGCCCTTTTTCAAATGTCATCAATTCTGATAATGATTTTACAGATTTTATATCAGAATCTTTTGATTTTTCGATTAATTTATTAAACATCTTATCATCTAAATTATATCCTAATCTAGCCCATGTATAATATCCATTAAAGGGAAAAGGACTCCATTTTTTATTTCCTGAATAACTTTCTAATTTACCAATTCCAGCTGCATTGGTTTCTAATTTTTTTATATTCATTTTTTTAAAATTATTGACTTGATTAAAAAACATATTAGATCCTGTGCCTTTGGGAGCTTCCGGTGAAATTCTAAAATAATCCATATGCACTAATTTTTTATTAGGATAAATAGTCCTTGTACAATATCCATCATTAGTTATTGCCTCTAATTGAATTTCATCTGTTTTTTGTTTTTCTTTTTTTACTGTTGAACGTTTTGTCGTATGATTCCATATGTACACTTCTATGGGATCTCCCTTTTTAATAAGCTTAGTGTTTATATTTAATATTTGTCCATCTCCCAATAAATTCTGTAATTCATTTTCAGATTTAAAATTAAAAATACCTATGGATTTTTTTTTGTTTGATTCTATATCACTTCCAAATTTCTTATCAGCTTCTTCAATTAAATGTAAATATGCAGAATACGCTTCATAATTTTCGTCACCTTTTTCATATAAATCTATATATTTTTCTCTTAATTTATTAATTACAACATCTGCAGGTTTTTTAAATTCTGGAAATGTTCCATGTTTTATTGTTTTATTTTTTTTTAATAATGCTTTTGCTAATTGATATACTTGTGTTGATTGATTATAAGTTAAGGCACTAGCAACTTTAATTTTTCTATTAGTTGCTTTATTTAATATTTTAGTATTTAAAATATCCTTTGTTGATGCCTCATGTACAAGTTCTCTCAATTTAATTCTAGACTTTTTTCTTGAATTAAATTCTTTTCTTATATCTTGTTTATCATTTAGAAATTCATCAATATAAATTTCTTCATTATGTTTTTTATTTTTTTTTATGGGTTTCATTAAATAAAATGAACAAAAATTAAATTTTTGTTTATATATAAATATTAAAATTTGTTAAATTTATCTTTTTCTTAATGGAATTTTGGGAATTTTAGATAAGTTTTTAGGAATAGATTTAGTTTTTTTGTTTTCGTCTTCTTTAATTTTAGCTAGATAATTAAGATAGAATCTTCTTCTGACAGAAGGCATGCTATATGCTTCGTCGTGTGTTATCGCACCATTAGAATAGTATATTAAATCGAAGATTTCAGCCCAAAGTTTAGGTTTATAATCTTCCGGTAGGCCAAAAAAAGTTAATGTCCATCGGGAGAGATATCAATTGCTCATGTCCGCAAGAGTCACACAAAAAACCAACATCAGTGTTTATGCCCGGTGTTATATCTATCAGATGATCCCTAAAAGCCTTAGAGTCTCTCGTTGACATCTCATCAGAAACTAACCTAAATATCTTTTGCTGACTTGTTTCGTTGTTGTAACTAGTAATAACATAAGATAAACGTGTAGTTATTTCTTGATCTATATCAGTCTTTAATCCCTTTTTAATTCTTTTTAATTGAAAATTTATATTAGTTTCGTCTTTATGAGTTAGAAATCTAAATTTAATATTAATTTTGTTGAACGGTAATGTAAAGTCAAATTCATTAATGCCCTTTGGATATTTTTCAAAGTCTAATTCCTTTGATTCTAAGTCAGATAAATCATAAGTTTTCTCACTTGATTCTCCACAATTTGGACATTTTACTTGAACCTTATATTCTTGTCCGTACAATAAAATTCTAGAAGCAATGAATAGACCATTTTTGTCACCCAATAACAAGTCGTCATAATTTATTTTATCTACGATAATTGATTTTAAAAATTCATCAATAACTATGCCTTTGTTAATAAGATTCTTTGAAGTAAGAATGTCTTCAGATTTGCCCGTCGGATATTTCATTCTAATTTGTCCTGAAGATAAGATACTATCTTCGGGATAAAAATGTCCATTTGATGGTAAAGTTATAACTTCCGAGTTATATTTTTCTTGTTGTATTTCTCTTTGTTCCATAGTGACCTTTCTAATTTTTTGGTATGTTTTTAAATAACTAATCTCATCTTTGATAATGTTTCTTAATTTTGATTTTTAATTCTTGAACTACATTGCTGATTAGGTTGCATTTTTATCTTGTACCAGGTTCATCACTAGATTCGAAGTTGTCAGCATATGACCAACTATTTGTAAACCCAAGAAAGTGAATACCAGTCTTAGTATAATTAAATACACTACTAGAATCTATAAACGTTTGTTTTAACATGCCATTTAAATGTCCGCCTATTTTAACTACACTTCCAGTATTTACTGCACTTATTCTTATAGTATCTGGTGGTGTTAATGTAAAGTATACTGGTGCTGTTAAATTAATTATAGAACCATTTATTACTTTAATTAAATTATATGAAGAGCTTGCAAATTGATTTTTAATCATGAAGCCATAACATGAAAAATTAGAACCAGAAATTGCTCTTATACATGTAGATATCGAAGAACTAGTTGAAGAACTAATTATAACAAACTGCGAATGATGGCTAGAAGAAAAATCAACTTCTGCTCTAATAAAACTATTTATATTATTACTATTTGATCTAACAGAATTACTTTCAATCAAACAGTCACCATTTACCTCAGTCCACATCCATGAACCAGACTGTCCATTAAATGTTTTACCATCATTACTAGCATTTAAATTAGTATTATTATTTCTATTAAAGTTATCAGTTATTGTTGTCATTTTTACTCCTGTTTGTTTTGTTAATTGTTATTTTATTAAAAATTTATTTTTATTTTAACCAATAGATAATTTTTTCATGTATTACTTTCAAATAGTTGAAGTATTTTCTTTTATATTTTTCCAATCTTTTGTATATCTTTTTATAAGTTTATTTTTATCCTTATCAGAATCAACAGTTATCCCAGCATCCATAATTTTATATTCACCATTTATATCTTTTTCTATCCAGTGTCCTTTTGGCAATCTATATTTTTTAACTTGTACCATTTTTTTAGATGCACTGTGTTTAACAGGTCCACTACCTGGGCCACCTTCTTTTAATTCATTTAAAACTTTTTTTATTTCTTTTCTTATTACTTGTCTCAATAATTTATCTTGTTGTTCATACATCGACAATCCTGCTCCTTTTAAATATAGATTTGATATGTATCTAGCTGCTGCCTGAAAATTTTTTCCCTTTGACTTTATTGTATTAATAACTTCTTTTTCCTTTTCTGGGCTTATTGAAACATGATCTTGCTTGATGCCGTTTTGAATAAAATCAATAATTTTATTTGGGTCATAATCTTTAAATAACGGTGCATGACCAAAATTTTGCCATAATTTATCTTTTTGTTTTTGCAACCATGCTGAAAATGAATTATATTTAGTTAAATCTTGTGGCATGAACTATACTCGAATGTTAAAAATTAAGTGTAGCGTAGTCATACGTCAGTTCAACTGTGAGGTCTACTGGATCCCCTGAGCTCCAATCTAAATCACCACCTGTCACGTTGCTTATAAATGCACCCTTTAACGTCCATTCCTCAACGATGTCTCCGACTGGACCAAGCATGTTTAATATAACTTCTTTCTTATAGAAATCAGCATATCCTGCTCTACCAGTCAATGATTCGTAAGACAATCTTATCCATTCCATTACAGCTTGAGCTCCGCTTGGATTGATCGGCTG